AGACAACGTGCTAGGTTATGGTGTCATTCCAGATACAAACGTTGCATTCTCAGAAGCAACGGTTAGCCGTTATGCACTAGGTATCTACACAACAGATACGAACGTAACAGCAGGTATTAATGGTTGGAGTACCCAAGCAGACGGATACAATGGTACAACTTATACAGATGCCGACGGAAATTCTGTAAATTATGGTAATGGTGACGACACTATTGGTATCAGTTGGACTTGGACAGGTGTTAGCGCAGGCGACATAATGGAAGCAAGTTATGCATACATCTTTGGACCAAGTGCGTTTGATGCAGCAGAAGATGCTATTACAGGTGGTGCTGGCGGTGGTGCTGACGTTAGTAGTTGGGGTACATTAGAGGATGTTGGTTCAGCAACAGATGCGGCAAGCGGCGGAGGTTCAACTCCAGAACCAGTTATCACAACTGAAACCGTAGTTGACACAAGTCGTCCAGTACTAACAGCAAGTATTACACACCATGAGTCAAGTGTAGCAGCAGGCGTTCAAACTATTGATCGTGAAACTACTACAACTACAACTACTCCAATGGTAACCAACACTTACACAGATGGTACACTTACTTCAAGTGCAGTAGCAGATAGTGCTATAACTTCAGCAGTCACAGATCCAGGTGCATTTGTTGGACGCATGGATCAAGTTGATCAAATGATGGCACTAAATCCACACAAAAGCCTAGGCATTGCTGATGGTGTATCAGGCGGCAGAATATCACATGATATGGGCAACGGCTACAGCGCAGAAACAACAGCATACGGACTAGGACATAGTGTTGGCACAGACAACGGAATGTTAGTAAGTGGCGGCATCAACTTTGCTGATACAACGCTAACAGGTGAAGGCAGTAGTGGTGAAATGAGCACAATGATTATTCAAGGTAGAGTTGGTAAAACATTGGACAATAGAGATGCAACCGTTAGTGTTGGTGCTCACATGGCCAACAGCGATATATCATACAACAGAACCATTGGAGACTTTGGTGCAGCAGGTGAAACCACAAGCAGAGATATGGGTGCAACCATTATGGTAGAAAAGTCAACAGGCACCGTTCGTCCGTTTGCTGGTTATACACTTGGATCACAATCTACAGATGCTTGGACAGAAACTGGCGATGTACAAGCGGTTATTGATCATGCAGCAGCAGATGAATCATATCGTTATGCTACCATTGGTATGAATATTGATACTGGTGTATTCACAGCAAGTTTCGCTAAAGACTTTGACGATGCAGAAACAATGCGCATAGGCTTAGGTATCAACAAAGATATCAATCAGCGTGTGAGTTTTGGAGCAAATGCAAACAGAGTCACAGCAGGTGACAACACGAGCACATATATTAGTGCTGGTATTAAAATTCGATTCTAATAATCGAACAACCTAAAGCAGTGGCAGCCGCATCTTGTATATCAAAGCGGCTGTCGCCTAGTTCTTTAGCAACACCTACAGCAAGTGCAGCGGCACAGCCTTTCCATCTGCTACCTGTGTAGTATGATACCGTTTCACCCACAGCAGCACCAACTAAAATATGTCCTATTTTATCGTCGTCTCCTGTCAAACTATAGTTACCATATGCAGCATGAGCATGAATAATGCTCATTGGAATTGCTAAAATATCCAATCCTTGATCGTGCATCCAATAGTTTAATCCAATACGAGCAGCAAAATATAATGCTACTTCTCCTTGACTAGGATATGGACCCATGATTATGTTTTTTTCTCTGTATCCGTCCCAACCCCTACTAGCAATCATATCTGTGCTATGCCAGTCTAATGCTATCCAAGCACTACTTCGCCAGAAGTTATCTCGTGTTTGTTTGTCCCAATCTTCCCATGATAGTGCTATATTTGGTAAAAATACCAGTAAAAATGCTAAAATCCTCATTGTTGGCGCCCTCATTCTAATAGTATTTAACTAAATAGTTTGAGGGCTATAATATGAAATATTTAATGATCGCTGTTCTCGCGGTGTGGGCAACTTCCGTGAGTGCAAGTGAGTCAAACAAAATGGCTAAATGGTGTGTGGATAATACCGCAAACTGGAATGCCGCCGCAAGTTGCCACGCAGAATATAGACAAAAAGTTCGTGCTGAACAATATGCCGAACTACGAGACTTTCTCAAACACAATCCAAGATATCGTGTGCCAGGACAGAGTTTAAATCGCTGTTGGGGCAAACCACGAGAAATGCCATTTGAAAGTGCTTATATTAAAGTTGACAATAATGGGTTTGAAGCAGGTGTAAATTACAAAGATAAACTGCCAGCAGGTTGTTATGAAAATGCTCCTTGGGACAACAGGGAGGCAAAACAATGAAATGGCTAGTACTTGTTACAATCTTAACTTTTGTTGGACTCGCAATGGTAGTGTATGATGGACCTAGTAAATCTTATTGGGAAGATGTTGGACCTTCATGGGACCGTATGCTTAATCCAAATAAATACAAGGAACAGCAAGATGAAGGAAGTTAATAATGTTGAAAAAAATTCTCCTGTCACCTCTGTGGAGCGTAGTGGTTTTAGGCGTCTTAGCCTACACGATTTGGTTGTCGCCAAACTTCCTGCAGAGCATCCAGTTACGGTACTTCGACCAACTGATAATCAGTCAACCAAAAATTGAAAACAATATCTACACGGTAGACATTGACGAAGCAGCAATCGATCAGTATGGACAATGGCCGTTTCCTAGAGGCGATTACGCAGCAATCATAGAGGATTTATACAACAGAGGCGCAGGTTTGGTTGTGTGGAATGTGCTTATGAGTGAGCCAGACAGATCAGGCGAAGATCAAGAACTTGCCTTGACAATGCAGTCATTTCCAGTTATACTTACTATGTTAGGAGCCGAGGAGAGCAAGAATGAAGCAATCAATCCAGGTGCTACTATTGTTAATAGTGAGTTTAGGGATAGGATACCTAGTGTTCCGGGAACCATCGCAAATATACCAGATATTGAATACAGCGCCGTTGGTAGTGGAATCACCAATAGCTGGCCCGAGCTTGACGGAGTCACAAGAAGAATCCCACTAGTTGTTCGTGCTGAAGACACAGACACGCTATATCCAAATGTTACAATGGAAGTTTTGCGTGTACTTGCAGGCGATCCTTCGTTCCAAATAAAATTAAATGAGTTTGGTGTAGACAAATTACGCATACCAGCATACGGCTTCCTACAAACAAATCCTAGTGGTGAAGTATGGATAGACTGGAGCCAAGGATACAAGTCACACAGCGTAACCAACTTGCCAGATGATTTTGCTGGCGGTATAGTATTTGTAGGACCTACAGCAGCAGGTGTAACACAGCCAATAGCAACAGCAGCAGGTTCAGTGTTTCCGCATCAAATACAGGCAGTAATGCTTGGAACCGTTTTTAATGAATCAAACATAAGCAGACATCCTGACGCAGAACAATGGGCTGAACTAGCAGCGTTTATTGGTGCAGGTATTCTGTTAATCGCACTCGCCCGATGGACATATGTAGGTATAGCCTTTTTTATTATGTCAGTAGGCGGCTTTATCGGAGTTAGTATATATGTATTCAATACACAAAACATTCTTATTGATGGCGCTACTATCAGTGCTTTCCTCTTGCTGGTGGGTCTCAAACGATACGTGCTTAAATTCATCGACGAGTTCTTGCAAAAGCAAGCCATTAAAAAACAATTCGAAGGATACGCCAGCCCAGCAGTTGTACGAATACTACAGGAAAATCCCGCTCTTGTTAAAGATGGGATAAAGAAAGATGTGAGCATTGTATTCTCAGACTTGCGTGGCTTTACGCCACTAGGTGAATCATTTGGAGATGATGTAAAAGGACTTACAAGAATAATGAATGGCTATATGGATGCCATTACACAACCTGTGCTAGATGCAGACGGAATGATTATCAAGTATATAGGTGATGCTAGTATGCACATACACAACGCACCTATAGATGATGAAAGACACGCACACACAGCAGTGCAGTGTGGATTAGATATGCTTAAAGCAGTGGAGAAGTTCAATGAAGAAATCATTATACCAGAGGGTAGGCCACCTGTTGGTATGGGTGCTGGTATCAATACTGGTCTTGGGTACATTGGCGAAATGGGCTCAACTAAGCGCCATAGTTATGACGTACTTGGGGATGCGGTAAGCACAGCAGCAAGAGTTGAAAGTAAATGTAAAGAATACGGATGTCTATTGCTTGTTGGAGAAGCGACATACAAACAAACCAAAGACGACTTCTTCTGGCTCAAAGTAGATGACTTGCAGGTTAAAGGTAAAAGTGTTGGCTTATCAATATACACCGTGTTAGATGATGTGAAACCAGTTTGGGCTAGTGCGCAGAAGAAACACGAACAAATGCACGAAGACTATCGTGCGCAGCGTTTTGATGATGCTATAGATAAATGTCGTATGCTACACGATCACTTTGATCACAAGATGCAAGGTTATTACGATATGTGGATCGAACGCTGTGAGTATATGAAAACACAAGACTTGCCATCAAACTGGAATGGTGTGTTTATCGCAACAAGTAAATAGTATATGCTAAACTATATCAAACAAATATTTGGAACCTTGCCTGCGGAAGAAAAACGCACTACTAATGACATCAATGTGATATGGTGCCATGGTGCAAACCAAACAAGTCTAAGTTTCAAGTATTTGCAAACCAAAACTCAATTTCCAAATGAAATAATGGTAAACTATTCAAGCATGAATCGATTTTATGATAACTTGGAAATGATAGCAGATACATGTAAAGGCAAAGGTCCACATTTTGTTATAGGACATAGTATGGGCGGGTTGTATGCACTACACTTAACCAAATATGTTAGAGTTGTAGGTGGTGTGAGTATTAGCACACCGTTTCGTGGTAGTAGTACAGCAGATTGGGCAAAATATATTGTGCCAAGTTATCCGCTGTTCAAAGACATTGGTAGAAAAAGTGATCCAATCAAAGAAGCAAATGAAATAAAACTAACTATACCTTGGACACAAATAGTTACTACAGCAGGTTCAGTTCCTTATCACAACGGACCTAATGATGGAGTTTGCACAATTGCTAGTATGTCTCATAGAACTGATATGACGCACACGGAAGTAAATCACACACACTACGAAACTATGGTTTCTGATCGTGTTGCAGAAATTATTCAGACTTGTTACTCTCGTGCTTTAACAAAAGCGCATTAACTTCGTCAGTCTTTACTAGCCACCCTGCCTCATTTACAATAAACACATCGCCCGGTTTGTATAACCAATGATCCTTTGGTGTGCCATCTTTTTGAACACCCATTACTTCGCCAGGCCAATCACCTTTAACACGGAATGCGTGTCCGTTGCCGGCACTTTCTACAATATAGTCCATCCAAATCATACTCGTTCAATCCTTTGCTTGCCATGTTTAATACCAAACAACAATGCTTGATCTTCATTGTCAATATCAACATATATGTCGCAACGACAATACGTATCTGCTACAAAACCATCGCTCTTTAGCAATACAAGTGTGTATTCTTTTTCGTTGATTTCTCTGTATAGGTCTTCGCCTATTTCACGGCGCACCCATATCTGTTCCATGCGCTCGTTGCCCTTCTCGGCAGTGTGCGACCATTTATACTCGCATTGTCCTAAGTAGTATCTCATATAGATACTTATTTTTGTTTACTATCCTTGCAATCACATCTGGTACAAACGTCATTAACACAATCCTTGCAATCAGGTGAATAGCAATGACATTTGTGTCCGCAGCTTTTACAAGTGCGTTCTTTTCCTATCATCTACTGGTTCTCTTTTTCATAGGTTCTTTTTTTGGTTCTTCTGGCGCAGGCGCCTCTTTCGTTTTTTCTTCTTTACCAGTGCTGTTAAATGCTTGACTAGTGCTTTGATATTTTGCTACAACAGAATCTAATTCAGCTTGTTGGTCTTTGTCCATCATTGCACGATGTTCTAATACCATACTCAACTTGCTGTTGAGTCGTATCATATCATTGTCTAACATACGCACACGATCAACAAGTTTAATCAGCGTACCCATTGTTTCACCTAGCACAGGATCAATGGTTTCTGTCACCCATTTCCAGATGAAGAAGATAAAATATCCCATTCCCATAGCAGCAATGATAGGAAATCCGTACTCACTAACCGCTTGTGCTAGATCAAATTCCATTTATTCTCCGAACATTCCTATTAAGTCTGGACCAAAACTGCTGGCTGCCCATCCTACAGCTAACATAGCAACCACTCCTAAAAACAGCCATTTCATTTTGAAATCGTCAACTGACATTTTAATTGCTACTAGTTCATTGCCTAGTATGCGCAGTTGTATCTCCATTTTACCTTTATCGTCTACATTAGTCTCTTCTGGCATCATTCTTTCCTTCATTTGCTGCTATACGATCTATGTTAGGTTTTACATTAAGAGCATAACTCAGTAATGCATCTATTTTAACAAGATCGTTGTTCATTGTTTGAACACGATTATCTAGTTGCCCTATGATATTTTTTAATGTTGTTACACTACCTGTAACACCAGCAAGTATGAATTTAAGAGTAAGAAAGACAAAGCCTCCTGCTGCTAATGCCCCTGCAATTGGAAAACCTACATCTCCTACTAGTGTTAAAAAATCCATGTTTGTGCGCCCTCACGCTCTGCTATATTGTATTTAGTTGTTGACAATACTAAAATTGGTGTTATAATAAGACAAATGGAGAATATTATGGCTACAAGTGAAGAAAAACAAGAAACAATTGATACATTAAAAGGTGAACGCTATTATCGTGTGTTAATCAGCGGCTACGGCGGCGAAGCAGCATATATGAGCATTTCGAAAGAAGCACATGATTTTTGGAAACCTATCTTAGATGAACACGGTGACAATGATCTAGTAGCATATATGGCCGCCGACGATGATGAAGAACCAGAGTATGATGAGATTGATGGTGTACCAGAAGAAGCACAATTCTTACATGACAAAGAAGATGACAACTACAAGCGTCCTTGGTATGAATCACACACAGAGTTTGAACATCAGTATGGCGGAACTTGGGATAGTTGCCATATTTGTATTGATGAAGTAGATTCAGAAGAGTATAATGCAAGCGTAGTTGCAGAAGTGCTTGACGAACGTATTGATGAACTGAATGATCGCTTAGGTGAAGAAAGTGATTACGAAGTTGAGTTGGTACAAATGGGTGTTTGTGATGAAACACCAGAAGGCACTGAATATATTGCTCAACTTTACAGCAGTGAAAAAGGCACATTCTTTGAAGGTTGTATTACTACCTATGGTGACTTTGATGTTAAAAAACTAACCATTGTAACTACAGAGTTCTTGAATGGTGAAGATACTATTACTGAAGTCGAGTATGATGGTCAAATTGTTGATAACGGCGGAGGAGACACAAACGGCAAAGGTTATTATGCCAGTGTTTGGAAAGCATGAGTATGATGCAGAATTATAACATCGAAACAACTTGGACACAACCGTATAGGACACATGGTTGTCTTTGGGAAGCAATTGAAACACAGGCAATCTGTGACGAAATGGAAGAACTAGAAAGCCAACTACGCACCACAGCACTTGCGGAGCGTATGCTGAATGATATTGGAGTAAAGATCAAATGATTGTAATTGGATATAGACCAAACGCTAACTTTGTGGAAGCACAGATTGCCATCAGCAAGCACACTCATTTCAATCTAAGTGAAAGTAAGGCAATTTGTGATGCCATACAAGAAGGACAAGGTGTAAAGTTACCTGATGATTTTGTGTTGCGTGAAGATTTAGAAGACCTTAACTTTTTGGTGGATTGATGGTAAATAATAATCTAATTGAATACAAAGTAGAAGACATTTTTGAGGACGATCCGGACAATCCTGAAAATGTGTTAATGAAAATACCAGACGAAATTGCAGAACGCATGGGCTGGCAACCAGGAGATACGTTGAGTATTAAAGTAGAAGACAAAATGATGTCCATTACGAAAGTGGATAATGGCTAAAGAAGGTATATTAGAATTCGAAGGCAGCATTGTAGAAGTGCTGCCTAATCAAATGTTCAAAGTAAAATTAGACAACGAACATATAGTCACATGTTATACAGGCGGAAAGATGCGCCAGTTTAAGATTAGACTAGTAGGCGGTGATAGAGTGCTTATTGAAATGACACCTTATGATTTAGACAAAGGTCGTATCACTCGCAGATTGTAGGTTGACAACCATTGTTTGCTATGCTATAAAGTATGCAACAAGGAGGGCAACATGGCTGTATTAGAATTAGCAAGTTTTGAAATGATTAAAAAAGCTGAAGATTATTTGGGCAATCATCAGTGTGTGTTGAGTTTTGGCGACGAATACGAACTTAGCATTATCACAGGCGAAGGTGTTTACAGCACAGAATCTGCTCCATATGAGATTGCTGTTATTAAAAACGGTGATTTGATATACATGCCTGGCATCACAGATGAAGATGATACCGTCAAAGGTTACTTGACAGAAGCAGATGTAAGTGCTATAATAAAGAAAATGTACTTGTTAACTGGCAAAACACCGAGGCAAATATGATATATGTACAAGGCGGCACAAAAGCACAACGCAAGTATGCTTACAGCATGGCAGACTACGTTTGTAACAAATTTAATATAAATCCTGACATTGAAATCTCATTCCGCAGACTTACAAACGATCGCAGTCTAGGTGGTTGTGTGCAAGTTGATAATCACGAATACGAAATTGACATCAAACGTAGTTTGCGACTACGTGACTTACTTACTACTCTTGCACACGAGCTTGTGCATGTAAAGCAATATGAGCTCGGTCAACTCAATCATTGTGCAGAAGAAGAATTTGACTATTGGGACAAGCCTAGCGAAATCGAAGCGCATGGCAGAGAAACAGGTTTGTTTGTTACATGGGCTGAACAAAACAAACTAGCACATAAGAAGTGGACACAAGTATGAGTAAATTCTTTTTTGAACGTTTGCATCAAGGATACAAAGGTCAAAAATATTCATCAAATATTAGATGTAATTATCATTTTTGTAATAATAATGCTACATTAAATAAGGGTGTTGGTGAACGTTACTGCGATCATCATCAAAGTTTACTGAGAGAATATGGCGGACCTGCACGGACAGATCGCCCGTGGACCTTTAATAAAAAATCTTGTTGTGATTTCTGTGGCAAGGATCCATGGCAGCATCCTAAAGTAAAACAAATCAGTGACGAGCTTATACGTGATCGTGTTGCATGGGGAATGTTGATTGTTGATCATATTATCCCACAAAAATATGGCGGTAGTGATGCACCTGAAAACTGCCAAACACTTTGTTTAGATTGTAATCAAATTAAAACCACGCTGGCTTGTGATAGTATGCCAAGAGCATTATACAATGATAAATCAGAATATGATTCAGTAAAGCAAAGATTAAAGCCTTGGTTAGATAAGTTATTTGGTTGACAATGGATGATTATCCTGCTATTATAAGTTATAAAGAAAACTTAGGCACAATAAAGGCACTGATAAAACAAATGACTACATACAAGACAGAATATCTAATTGCGTTGGCATATGCTGCATATCGTGTAAACAACGGCTACGAGAAACAAACTCGTAGACACAGCGAAAACCCTCCTACTTACAGCAACAAAGAATTGATTGCTTATACTGCAAGTGCAAACAACGAGCAAAGTCCTTTTATTCCAGAAGACTTTACTCCACTGCAAGTAACAGACGCAGACCATGCGTCTGTTGCTGAAGGCAAAAAACATATGCGCCGTTACACAATGCTTGCAATGGGTGACTTGCCTCAATTTGAAGCAGACTTGTTTGCAGCATATAGCAGTGACGAAATGCCAATTGGTCGGATAGGTTTGATTGCTTATTTGCCAGCGTTTATTGATCGTCAAGTTAAAGACAAGGTTTATAAACAACGTATCAAAACAGAGTTTGCAGATAGTAAACATCTTGTTGGAGATCGTATTGAACCTAGTGAGGTAGAAATCCTTAAAGTCATTCCTCTAAACAATGACTTTTATGGTGAGCCAGCATACTTGCACTTTGGTGCTATTGGAAAAGATTTGGTGTGCTTTTCAGTAAAACAAATGTATGCTGTTGGAGATACGTATGACATTGTCGCACGTATAAAAGGGGAGGATCTCGAGCGTGATTCAAAAACACCAATGACACGCTTAAACTACGTTAAACTCAGAAAACAGGAGATCTAATATGAATCGAGTTACAAAAAAATTCTTACTAAAACTATCACCATTTGCTATCGGAGTTGTCTATACTTGGATTGCTCTAGAAGTTGCAGGTTTATTTGAAGATCCATTACACGGAATCTTTGCTGCAGGTGTTATGGTAATTGGACCAATGATAATTTATATGCTTCGCGAAACATGGCTACAAGCCAAGCGTGAAGTAGATTGGGAAAACGAAACAATGATGAAAACATTGAAGGATTCATAATGTTTAATTATTATAATGTTTGGCTAGTAGATAGTGAAGGTCGTAAGATTAAACATATTGATACGGTTAAATGTCTAAGCGAAAGCACTGCGGAACAGCAGTGCTTTATGCACTATGGTTCAGCGAGTAAATATAGTGGATGGGGCAGAGACAATTTTAAGGCGGAAAAATGTTAGAACAAATTTTGTATAATGAAACGACATACTGGTTGTTGGGCACAGCAATACTTTTTACTTTTGTAGGACGTTGGATGAGTTTTCGTGACATTGTAGGTCAGGTAACTGAAGCAACTATTGATAGTTTGATTCGAGATGGTTATCTTAAGACTCGTGGCGTAGGACGTGACATGGAAATCTTAAAACACGGGGAAAATGATGACAAAACTCTACGTGATTGATACAGCAGAAACAGAATATCACATTTATGCATTAGATATAGACGATGCTTTAAATACATTTGATGGACGTTCAGACGACATTATTTGTATTAAAGAATACGAAAATTATTCACAAAATGACACGTTACACTAAAGAAAGTAGTAAAAAACTATATAAGAAATGGAAACAACATTTAAGCAATAGTAGGCTTACTGAAGAAGAAATTGTGCGTAGAGCAAAAACTTTTACAAGGAAAGGAATGAAGCCAAATGAGTCATGATTACTTGGGTTTTGAGAACACCTTGGATGAAGATGATTACGGATTCATTTTGGATCAAGAAGGTAACCTAAAAGGTATTTGGATACCAAAAGGTCATGAAGATGAAGACGTGCCAGAAGCTATTGTGCAGTTGCTCAAAGAAAAATGGGGCATTGATCCTAATGATGATTCAAATTACGGATATTTACATTGACACCTGTAGAAATTTTTGAGTACAAACAACGATGGAAACCTGGTTATTCAGTAAGATTACATAGTGATGTAGTTGACAGAGGTAAAGCATTTGCTAAACGTAACTGCCAAAAACATCAATGGAGTGTTACAACTTGGACTAATGTATATGAGCATACCTTTCATTTTGAGTATGAAGAAAGTGCTAGAAAATTTAAAATTGCAATGGGAGAATTCGCAGATCAATGACAGAAACTTTGACAAAAACAGAAGCAGTAGGTAGGCTTATTGAACTAGCTAAAGAAATGGAAGTTACAGATCCAATTGATTGGTCTAAGGTTAATGTTACTGAAGATCAAATTTATGAAATGATGGCCGGAAGTGTTTTAGACCAGATGTATAGTGTGCCATTAGAACATAGAGAAACGGTTAGCATGGCAACGCTTACTAAATTACTGGTAGAAAATTTCACACTTAAATTTAACTTAGAAGAGGAAAAGAAAAAACATGCCCTTAGTGCCAATAGTCGTTGAATCAGAAGCAAGAGGCGAACGTAGTTACGATATCTATAGCAGACTACTAAAAGACCGTATTATTATGCTTAACAGCGTAGTAGAAGATAATATGGCTAATTTAATTGTAGCACAGATGTTGTTCTTAGAAGCAGAAAATCCTGACAAAGATATTAACTTGTATATTAACTCGCCAGGTGGTTCAGTTACAGCAGGTCTTGCTATCTATGATACAATGCAGTTTATCAAACCGGATATTAAAACTATTGTAATGGGTCAAGCTGCAAGTATGGGTAGTTTTCTAGCACAAGCTGGTGCAAAAGGCAAACGTTGTGTGTTGCCAGAATCACGCACTATGATCCATAGAGTGTCAAGTGGTACTAGAGGTACAAGCGGTAGTGTGCATGTACAAGAACTAGAGTTTGAAGATGCACGTAGACATTTTGAAGAAAGTAAACGGTTAAATGAACGTCTAACAGAACTTTATGTAAAACACAATACTGCTGGCAAAACTTATGAAGAACTATTTGAAACTATGAAGTTTGATACCTTCTTAAGTGCAGAACAAGCAGTAGAAAACGGTTTTGCAGATAAAGTTATCGAACAACGATGAAATACAGCACAAATATAGACTTTAAGACATGCGACATGCATGACTTATATTGGAGTGAGTTTGGACACAAACTTGATGATCCAAAACTATATTTTGCTGATAAAAGAATATTACCAGTGGTTACAGGATTTTTAATCACTGGTAAAGACATACAATGGCCAGTTGATAGTTTAATGAACACACTTGGTCTTACATTAGTAACAGCAAGATTGTTTGTTACTAATCCAAATAGGAAATTGCAAATACATAGAGATTGTGTAGCACAAAGTAAAGAACTTAGATCTTGGGCTATCAATATACCAATTTCTCATTGTGATTTGGGTACTAATGAATGGTTTGCAGATGACGAAAATGATTTTGGTAAAGAAACTTATGCACCCGGCGGCAGTGCTATTATGCCAGAAAAATACGACAACGATTATGTTGTAAGTGAATCTTGTGTGTTAAATAGTATTAAGTTGATTAGAACAGATGTTATGCATCGTAGTAATAATTTAGGCAATGATAATCGTAGAGTTGTTTTAAGTTTACGTGGTGATAATAATTTATCTTATGATCAAGTAAAGGAGAGAGTAGATGGCTTCAACCGAAGAGTTGCAGAAGACTTTAGCAGATCTTAAAGGCATTCCTACAAGACAGGAACTTCTTGATTTATTAGCAAAAGAAATTGTTGATGTTACGTTTGATAAATTGAGTGGCGACGAACGCACTATGAAATGTACTTTAGTTCCTAGTATGTTACCACAAGCAGAACGTGATGATAAATTAAGCCAAACTAAAATTAGAAACTTAGAAGACAAAGTATTTGTTGTATGGGCGATTGACATTGAACCAAGTGCATGGCGTAGTTTCCGCTATGACCGTGTTAAAAAGGTTGAAGTTGATTATATGTGGGGTAACGGCGGAGGTTACAACGACGGATGATATACAATATTAAAACAGGATACGATTTAACACCTTTTTTGACTGCGGATTACGAACAGCATAAAGGCAGTTGTATAAGTTATCAAGTACGTGAACAAGAAGATATACACAAAACATTTGGTGGCTTTCCTGATAGCTATCACGAAGATAATACACGTATACAACAGCTATGGTTTGATGATGGCGATCCGGGTGTAGATTACTTTACACTAGGTGCATTGCTTGGTATTGACATTGTAACTATTAGCAGCATACTTCAGCCACCAGGCAACACCATTACAATGCATAGAGATACATTTTTTAAAATAAACAATATGTATCCTGCTGATACTCGTAAAAAAGTTCGTGCTAACATTTATTTAGAAGACTGGGCACCTGGACACTTTATCAATTATCAAGATGAAAACAAAGAATGGCAAACCAGCACACATTGGAAAGCTGGCGAAGGATTTATTTGGGATAGCGAACATTTGCATTTAAGTTCAAATGCAGGACTTACACCAAAATATACTCTACAAGTATCAGGATTTTGGAATAAAAAGGTTGACATGTTTGTATAAGTGTTTATAATATAAATATAGGCACACGGAGAGGCTAACATGAAAAAATTATTGATTACAACTGCTGTTCTTTTTGCAACTGCAACTAGTGCATTTGCAGCAGAATATGCAAGAATTACTAAAGTTGAACCACGTTACACAACAGGTTATAACAACGTTCCTAGTACACAATGTAGAGATGTTGAAGTTCCTATTTACAGAAATGTGCAAGGCGGTGGCAATGCCGTAGAAGGTGCTGTCGGAGGTGCAATCATTGGTGGCATTTTAGGGCAAGCACTAGGCGGTGATAAACAATCACGCAATGCTGGTGCTATTTTTGGTGCTATTGTAGGCGGCGATAAAGCAGCGAACGGAACACGACAAGAAATTATTGGATATGAAGTTCATAGAGAATGTTCAGAAGTAATTGTACGCCAACAAGTGAATCAAATTAGAGATTATCTTATTACATTTGAATGGAATGGTGTATATGGTAGCCAGTACACTTATAATAACTATAGCGTAGGGCAACGTATTCCTATTACCGTAAGTATAAGAGCCAAATAATGACGCCAACATATGAAATACAACAACTTCTATACGAAGTTTTAGATAGACTATCTCGTATTGAAAAAAAATTACAAATAGAAGATACATCTTCGTCAGAATCTGACGGAGGTGTAAAGTTCTCTGTAGTATCAAACGAAAAAATTATAGAGTTTCCAAAATTAGACTAGGTTTTTACAACTTGTTTTTGGAAAAAATTAAAAAATCCTGTTAGAGTTAATCTAACATTTTCACCTGCATCTTTATCTACACGAGTAATACCGTGTACTACATTTTTACCAATTAAAACAAGTCTATTTGGTTTAGGAGACACAAAGGTGCCTAATCCATAATCTATTAAGTTTTTTTGTTTTTCTGATTGCTCAAACATTTCTAACGTGCCGACACCTGCGTAAGTATCTATTTGCTTTGTACCAGGCAACTTAGGCATTATTTGTTTGTAATGTACGCTACCTTTTGGCAAAACTAATAGTGTGCTATCCCAATTGATTTGCCAGTGCTTGTGCAAGTAATAGGAATATGTTACACCTCCCATGTCGCTATGCCAAGGATTTTTTGATCCTACAGGATAACCGTGGCAACGCATTGCAATATCTGTATAACCTTTTACAAAGTCTTGAGCTTCTACGCAATTGTCGGCAAAGTCACGTATTGCTTCTGCCCATATATCATAGTTATTGTCAAACGGTGCATCTCTTAAAAAACGTTTGCTGGCTTTATAGTTTGGTCCATCGGTTATGTGCCAATACTTGTCATCAGTTTGACTTTGTGTCCATTCATCACACTGCACTTGATTGTGCAATCTATCCCAACTATCTTGATCTAAGAAATCATCAACTACTAATATTTCGGGTGTTTTCATTACAACATTATACATAACTTTCACACGTTCCTTCTCTAGTCAAATCCAGTGTAACACAATGTAATCCTCCATCCCAAAAGAACTTGTGTCTAAAGTTAAATGGTACCATTTCTACACTATAGCGTTTTAATTGTGCAGCAATGTCTTTGTCATACCCATTGGTAATAACAAGTTCAGGTGACACACTTACAACATTCACATCAAATATAGTTTCGTCTACGTGTCCAATCCAACTATCTAACCAAGTTGCTACATTTTTAGCACGTAATGGTTGCATTTTACTTTGCCAAAATTGTTCTGGGACAGGTTGTTTTGGTACTTGTATGTAGTCCCAATGCTTTAGTTCGTCTGGAATCATTTCAGGCAACCAACACATAAGCAGTCCAGGTTTGATCAATGCTATCTTTCCATCTGCGTGTCCGCTTTCGTGTAAACCAATCCATTTAGCATCGATTTTGTTTTGTATCCATTCTAAGCCTGCTTGTGTGCCTCTGCCAAATTGTCTAGTCATTGGATATGTGCTGTCGTTGTATGGTGCTGTATACAGCAGCGTATCGCCGCATTTGAGTATGTTAGCAGCGTGATACAATGGTGTACCTTCCATAGCACGATATGGTTGATAAAAACTGCCTAGTGTAGGAGTAGGCATAGCACTATAACGTCTATCCAAGTTGAGTATAATATCATTGTAGTGCTGTCTTTCGTAAAATCTATTTGGATCTCCTCCAATAGTACCTACAACTTGATCACCGTATACAACGTGCATATCACGAGGACACACAGCAGGATAACGAAAGTCACCTTTGTACTCGCAACGTGGTCTGTGTACTTTAACACCATAACTTTCAAAAAGTTGTGCCAAATCGTAGAAGTCTTCTTCTGACTCTTCAAATATTCTTTGTAGACCGTTGCGAAACTCTATATCTTCTATGTGTGCTATATCATTTGGATCATACACACGCCCAACAATGATTTCTTTTAGGGGATCCCATTCTGTCCATATCATAAAATTATTTACAAAAAAGAAACATTCAATGGTTGACTTCTGGTAAGTAATATGGTATATTGTATAAGTAAGCAGTAATGCTTACATGCTGTTTGAAATATTTAGGACAGGTGGCTGAGTGGTCGAAAGCGGCACCCTGCTAAGGTGTTGAGGGGGCAACTCCTCCCAGGGTTCGAATCCCTGTCTGTCCGCCACGCTGGTTTAGCTCAGTTGGTAGAGCGCTTCACTTGTAATGAAGATGTCGCGAGTTCGAATCTTGCAACCAGCACCATATGCGGATATGGTGGAATTGGTAGACACGCTAGATTTAGGTTCTAGTGCCGCAAGGCGTGGGGGTTCAAGTCCCTCTATCCGCACCAAATTAAAAAAAGTGGTTGACAAACCAAACTAAATAAAGTATAAATAAGTATAGACAAAAGGAATACTAACATGATCAAGACTAACACAACATCGATAATAGGTTGGCCATCACGAAAGTGGGGTATGTCTTGACGTGACTTTTTAAAAAGTTATTTGAGATAAGCCCCTAGCATTAAGTTGTTAGGGGCTTTTTTTATTAAAGGAGTGAAACATAGTTTTTTGTCGGTTCGGTGCAGTTGGAGTGGCACACTGGTCTCCAAAACCAGGATTAGAAATAATCAGGGGGTTCGAATCCCTCAACCGATGCCAATCTTGGTGTGGCCTAGTCTGGTAAGGCGCTTGATTTGGGTTCAAGAGATCGCAGGTTCGAATCCTGCCACCAAGACCATTATGCGGATGTTCTCCTGGGAGAGGACTCAGCCTTCCAAGCTGATGGAGTCGGTTCGAATCCGGTCATCCGCTCCAACAAGGAGAGTTGGCCGAGCGGTCGAAGGCGCTAGTCTTGAAAACTAGAGTACGGCAACGTACCGTGGGTTCGAATCCCACACTCTCCGCCATAATGCTCCTGTGGTGTAACGGTTAACACTCACCGCTCATAACGGTCGCGATTGTAGGTTCGAATCCTACCGGGAGCACCATATAGTCCCATAGTTTAGCGGTAAAACACCCGGCTTATATCCGGCATTGTCTCCAGATTAGAGAGCGTCCCAGGTTCGAATCCTGGTGGGACTACCATAACTAAATATCTTTATGTATAGTGTAGAATTTGACCACGATGAAGTTTGTATAACTATTTTAGATGATAATGGCAATCATGGCGATTTGATCGTAAATAGTTTTGATGATTTAGTTTACATAAGGCAATACGATCCAGAAACAGATACAGATTATATTATTGAAATAAGTCCTGAAATGTGGGAGGAATTAATTTCTGCTATACACAGCAAAGAAGGCTTTTTCAAAAGGGTACGCAATGTTTAAAGCAACAAAAGAAGTGATATGGCATCTTACCTGTCAAAAATGCAAAAATTGGTTTACATATGCAACAATGGAAAAAATGTGTATTAATAGATACAACTTTCATTGTCCGCATTGTGGTAATAAAGGAAACGTAGAACAAGATGATCAATAACGAAGACATATTGGTCTTCGATTTTGATTTTGATAAGAGCACACTGCTTGATTTTTGGAATCAAAATCAAGATAATACCGAACCCTACACAGACCGACGTTTTGGTAAGTTTGTAATGAACAACTGGCGTATACTTAAAAATATTGAAATAGAATATGCAAAAAAACTTTGTGAATATTTTGACATTGAAGCAGATCCAAAGTTTTATGTACTAAAAGCAAACACTCAATTACTTCCCCATATAGATCAAGATACAACATGCAGCATCAACTTTTTGTTAAGCGACGGTGCTGCTCCAGTGCGGTTTACTGATAGTGAATATTATTATCGCACAGCATTATTAAACACAAGTAGAAAACATTCAGTTGACAAATATCCAAAAGACCGTATACTATTTAAGTTAAGTGTAAAGAATGAGGGTTTTGGTATAGTTAAGCAAAAGATAATAAATACTATATCAAGGAGTTAGTATGGGCGGAAAAGTATTTGACGGTACAAGTGATTTTGATCACAATGCTATAGAAGAATTATTAGACGATGTAAACAACAAAGTGCTAAAAGGCACAGGCATTGAATGTATTCCAGTAGGAAGTGCTGCAACACCTACACCAGGTAAACGTAGTGGCGACTTAGATGTAATTGTAGATGAAAATGCTATAATTAGTTTTTTCAACAGCAAAGATGTCAAAGAAGCAAAACAACAACTTGCTCAATACATTAACCAAAAAGGTTACAATACAAAAGTAATAGGCACTAATGTACATGTACAGATGCCACTAGGTAGCAAAAGTCATCAACTAGATATTATGGTTGTTACTGATGCGGCAAAAACTGCCAAGTTCCATACACATGATATTCCGCAAGGATCTCCCTACAAAGGTATTCACAAACAACTTGCAATGAGTAAGATAGCCAAAGCTAAAGGTTTATTATGGAGTGCTTGGAAAGGCTTGTTCAAACGTAACGAACAAGGTAAAACAGGCGAGTTTATCACTAATGACTTAAACGAAATAGCAAGAATACTATTAGGCGACAATCGCAGTGCAAACGACTTGGGTAGTTTAGAAACTATACTTGCTGCTATGCCCAAAGATCAAGCAGATGCACTTATGGCAGAACTAGAACAAGATCGCAATTGGAACGTACCTCCTAAAGTAGAAAGTCTAGCAGATAAAAATCACAACAGAATTGTTGAATTATTAAAGGCAATGGCATGAGATATCAAGAACTAATTGAAGCAAAACAATTAGGTAGGGCATTTAATCACCTAGAAGACCTTGTTTTCTTCTATGGCAGTGAAGGCGCACAAGAAGCAGTGCAACACTTAGAAGATTTTGCAAGTGACAGCGGATCACAAAGTATTAGAATGAAATGGGATGGAAATCCACAAATTTATTGGGGTAGAGAAGTTGCAGGCGGCCCGTTGATTTTAGGCGGACACAACGGATGGGCAAAAGGTGAAAAAACTGATAGTCCAGAAGCTATCGAAGATTTTATATTAAACAAAAGTGGCAATCCAAAAACAGCAGAAGAGATACAAGCACGTAAAAAGTTTGCTCAAAAATTTGGTAGTTTATACAATGATTTTGATCGTGCAACACCGCAAGACTTTGTAGGTTTTGTATATGCAGATGGATTGTTTTTAGATAAACCTAAATTAGAAAATGGTGTTTACACATTCTGTCCAAATCCAAAATCGCAAACTTGTTATCATGTTAAAGAAACAAGCGATTTAGGACGTAGGATCTCAAATGCAAATATAATGGTTGTAGGACACGCTTTCTTTCCTGAATGGGGAATGCCAGATGCTTCACAAGAACCTATGCAGGATTTTAGTTCATTTGATAACAATCCAAATTTAATTGTGTTAGGACCAGTTTATAATCAAAATAAAGTAGAAATAAACACCAGTGCATTACAAAAGATAAGTGATTATGCACAAAAGACAAAAAGTCAAGTTGACGAATTTTTAGCAGGTATGCCAGGATTAAGCGATTTAAAAAATATAATTTACACATATGTAAATCAAACTGCAAAATCAAAACAATTAAACAATCTTGGATCTAATCATTTTTTTACTTGGTTAGAAACAAGCAGAGTTAGTAATCCAAAAAGAGAAAAAATAAAACAATTACAACAAAATACAAAAGGACTAGATCATGTTTTTGCACTAGTTTCTATGATACAAAAAGCAAAAGACAATGTGATAGATCAAGTAGAAGGCGAACAAGGTGATATTTGGGACACAAACGGAGAAGGTCGTGTTCGCTATGCAGATCCAAATAAAAAATTTGGTAATGTAAAACTTGTTCCAAGAAAAAGGTGGACCCCAGCATGAGACTAAGACAACTATTCGAAGCACCAGGTGAAACGGTAGGACTTATATTTGGAAGATTTAATCCTCCGCACAAAGGTCATAAAGCAGCATGGGAAATGGCTTCTAAAGAAACGCACTGGTATGTTGGTACTAATGAAAGCACGGTTGGTCCTAAAGATCCGTTGCCAGCTCAAGTTAAAGTGCTTGCAATGGAGACTATCATGCCAGAAGTGTCAGACCATATTGTATTCAGTCAAAGTTGGTTGACACTTGCTAGTGAACTATATGCAAAACACCCTGATGCAACATTGGTTTTATTTACAGATGAAGCGTGGGTACCAAAAACAATACAGCAATATAATGGTAAAGAAGGTCCACACGGTGTATACAATTTTAAAAATATTGAAACAAAACCTACACCAAGGTTGAGCAGTGCAACAGCGTTACGTAAAGCTGTTTTGGATAATAGCCCTGAAGAATTTGAAGATGCAGCAGGTGTACCAGCTGATACAAAAATAAATGTACCAGGTGAGGATATAACTTTCTTTGATATGGTTGCAAAATATTTAGAACCACACAGAGAAAAATTACTTGCTAAAAAGTAGAAAATCTAGTATACTACACTTATGGATTGCTACTTTTTGTTAGATGAGGTGCTGAATACTCCTCATGCGCCTTTAACAATTAAAACAAATACTTTTATGCAAGATAAAGCAACAAAGTCTATTGACAATTTGTTGGCACATTTTGATGATTTTTCTTACAAAAACTTTTTTAATATTAATAGAGTTGATTTACTAGATAAAGACAAACCAAAATTTATATTTAATTTTATGCACATGCCAAGTGAACACACACCTCATGTGACACCATTAGCAAAAAAACTTTTGACAAAAAATAAAAATGTGTACCTTATGATTTTTAGTGTGTTAGAGTATCATTTAGATGTAAAACAGCTAATCAATGAATGCAAAAAGAATAGTTTACCTTTGCAAAAAATAATTGTAGTGTGTAGCAACATTGAATTGCACGGTAAATCATTTGAAGGAATAAAATTTATTTGTATAAATTTTTGGGAAAGTTATAGTAGGTTTCATCATCAAATTTTGCCAGAAATTTCTTATGCAACACCTGAAAATTTTAAAAAGGATATTTTATTAGCACGTAAAGTTTTCCTAAATTTCAATAGGAATATCAAACCGCACAGGATTTGGTGGTACTATTGTATGATTAGGCAAAAGGTTATAGACAAAGGTCACGTAAGTTATCATTTGCCAAATTTAAACAATAAGGAATATTATCAAGTCAGTAGAAGCACCAACACTACAAAAAGAATTCCACCTGATTTAGAGCAAGATTTTTTGTATGCATTGGTTAGAGAAATGCCTCCAAGGACACTAGATCCTATTTTACGAACGAACATAATAAATTATAAGTTATCTAGTAATCCATTTTTTAGAGATAGTGTTGTAAGTATTATCACTGAAAGTGATGCAAGTGTAAACTTTATCACAGAGAAAACCTATAAATCTATAGTTAACTTACATCCGTTTTTTATTATAGGTAATCCTGATCAGCATTCTTTATTAAGAGCACGGGGTTATCACACCTTTGAAGAATTATTTCAATTAGAACGTGTTACAAATTATGAAGAAGGCGTAAGTTTATGTAATTGGATACAAAACACAGAGATTGAAAACCTAAAGCGTACGGTGGCCACACAATACATAGATAAATTAATATACAACCAGCAACTATTTTTTGAAAGACAAATTAGTTGGAAAACCATTGAAAAAGAGTTGATCAAAACTGCAAATGAAAAGTAATTTTCCAAAACACTTTTGCATGGCACCTTGGACACACATGAGCGTGTGGCAAACAGGCGATGCTTATCCATGCTGCATATACCATTGGGATATGCCAATTGACAACATTAATCGAAGCGGACTTAAAGGTGCTTGGAATAGTGAAAAAATGCGTGACTTAAGATTACGTATGTTAAGCAATCAACCAAGCGAAGGTTGTGTCAAGTGTATTAACTATGACGAGCAAGGCATTATCAGTTATAGACACAAGTTTAATACAGAATACAATCATCATTACAATATTGTAAACACAACACAAGAAGACGGAACCGTCGAGCAAATGAATCTAGCGTATTTTGATGTGCGATTCAGTAACTTGTGTAATATGAAGTGTCGTAGTTGTGGACCACACTTTAGTAGCAAGTGGGCTGAAGATATAAACGGAAAGCCAGAAGTGGTTGAAATTAATCATCAAGATATGTGGGAAGAAATAGAAGAAGTGCTTCCTAACATTGAAGAAATATATTTCACAGGTGGGGAAAGTTTGTTTATGCCGCAGCATTATAGATTACTAGACATGTTGATAGAGCGTGGACTCAAACCAAAGCTAACATACAACAGCAACGCAACACGCCTCAGTCTTAAAGGCAAACACATTAAAGATTACTGGCAACATTTTGATCGTATCTTCTATTGTGTTAGTTTAGATCAAATAGGACACAAAGCAGAGTATACACGAGCAGGTCAAACCTGGGATACGGTGTTTAATAATCTGTGTTGGATACGTGATAACTTTGAACATAATTATGAAAAAGGTGTAGTAATTCAACCAACACCAACTATCAGTGTTTTTAATATTTTAGATTTACGTAAGATTGTTAACTATTTGTTCGAACACAATATTCCTACAGAATATGATATTAATTTAAGCAATGTTTTAGTAGGACCTGATTTTATGAGTATTACTATTTTACCAGAAAAAATAAAACAATATGCTAAAGAAAATATTGAACTATTAAAAGAAGATATAGATAAAATGGATATGTATCCTCAACGCAAAGAATTTTTATATACTGGACTAGACAATATCATTAATTTCATGTATAGTAAAGATGATTCACATCGAATTCCAGAGTTTAAAAAATACATGCAAGACCTTGATATGAAACGTAAAGAAAACTTTGTGAATGTGTTTCCAGAATTAAAGGATTTGTATGTCTAAAGATTTAACCAAAAGCAAACATTTTTGTATGATGCCATGGGTTCATATGCACATGTGGCCTGCAGGATATACCTATCCTTGTTGTATGAGCGATCCTGCGTATCCAATTGGAAATACACAAGATCAAAGTTTACAAGATATTTGGAATGGTGAGGAATTACGCAACATAAGAATGAATATGTTGCAAGACAAACCTAGTAAAGAATGCCGTCGGTGCTATGAACTAGAAGAAAGCGGTATGAGCACACTTAGAACTGGCAGTTTACAAAATTATAAACATCATATGAACAAGGTTTATGAAACAAGCGACGACGGTAGTGCTGGTGACGTCAATATGGCGTATATGGATATACGTTTCAGTAATTTGTGTAACTTGAAATGTCGTAGTTGCGGCCCTCAGTTTAGCAGCAGTTGGTTTGAAGATCATAAACAAACACACGGCGACCCAGGACATCCAAAAATACTCAAAGTGCGTGATGACATGTTAAACTTCATGGACGAACTTGAACCATTACTTAAAAGTGTTGAACGTGTGTATTGGGCAGGCGGTGAACCGCTAATTACAGAAGAACATTATCGTATACTTGATTATTGGATTGAAAATAACGTTAGTCCAGCAATGGATTATACAACTAATTTTACACAAATGAAATATAAACGTAAGACTGCGTTTGAATACTGGAATGCATTTGAACGTGTAAGAGTTGCAGCAAGTTTAGATGCTAACCATGCAAGAGGTGAATACCTGCGTAAGAATATGGATTGGGAACAAGTTGTACAAAATAGACGAGACATGATAGAACAATGTCCTCATGTTTATTTTGAAATAACTCCTACCGTAAGTGTGTATAATGTGTTAAATTTACCCGATTTTCACAAAGAATGGATTGAAGAAGGGTTGCTAGAACCGCAAAATATTAGAATTAATATTTTATTAGATCCAACCTACATGAGATTACAGCTACTTTATCCTTGGATGAAAGATAAAGTTACTAAAAGATACCATAAGCATATTGATTATTTAAAGCAATTTGAAAATACAAGTTGGGTGATAAAAGATTTTGAAAGTGTACTACAATTTATGGAAACTGACAGATCAGATGAAATTGACACGTTTAAATTTAAAACATTTAAAATAGACAAACTAAGACAAGAAGCAGTATTTGATATATTTCCTGAACTAGGTGATTTTGCATGACACAACAAAAAACATTTCACGATTACAAAGATCCGAATAGAATTACACCAGAAAAACCTACTGGAACTCTAGCTGAAGACAAACACGTTGCAACTTTAAAGGTTATAGAAAAATATAGCAAGCCTGTACAAAAAGGCTTAGAAGATTTAAAAATTGAATATGCAGTTAAAAGAGCTACAAGAGTAGCACTATGTTTATTACCAGAATGGGATCCTAGTTTTCCTCCATATAACACAGCAAAACTTGCCAGTGCCGTAAAACGTGCAGGATATGAATGCAGAAGTTACGATATCAATGTAGAAGCATATGATAGATATTCAAAAAACCCTTGGCCAATTGAATTTAATCCTTGGGATGCATTACGTGACTGGCATTGGTACGAAGAGCCCTACTTTAAAGATATACATGAACATCTTGAACCTATTTTATTAGAGTATGTAGAAAAACTTGTTGAGTACGACCCTCATGTTGTTGGGTTTAGCTTATATTATTGTAATGAACAACCAACAAAATGGATGGCATATGAACTGAAAAAAAGATTGCCTAATGTTAAAATTGTTGTAGGTGGCCCTGCCACACATGCTAGTTATTACAAAGGAGAAGAAATTTATGATTATGTTGTAAATGGTGAAGGCGAACAACCTTTACTAGGTATGTTAGCTAATATGGAACGTGAAACAAAAATAATTTACAACGAACAAGCAAAAAGCAAAATTATTAGACAACCAGAAAATCAGCGTTATAATCTAAGCACATTACCGTTACCTGATTATAGCGATTTTGATTTTAGCAAATACAAGTTTCCAAATGGTGCATTGTGTGAAATATCACGTGGATGTATTGCCAAGTGTACATTTTGTGAAGAAACACACTTTTGGAAATATAGACAACGCAATGCTTTAAGTACATTAAATGAAATTGAACATATGTATTATGAGCATGGTACAAATGTATTTTGGTTTATTGACAGCTTGGTTAACGGTAATTTAAACGAGCTACGTGGATTTGTAAAAGGCGTAGCTGAAAAAGGTTTGGATATCCATTGGACAGGATATTGTCGCTGTGATGGACGTATGGACTTAGAATATTATAAAGATCTAAAAGCAGGTGGATGCGAAGTTCTCAACTACGGTATTGAGTCTGGAAGTCAAAAAGTTTTAGATCTTATGGACAAAAAAGTTACCGTTGCAGAAATGGAACAAAACTTTGAAGATGGATATAAAGTTGGTGTTGATGCAATGACCAACTGGATAGTTGGCTTTCCAAATGAAGGACACAAAGAACTTGAAGATACGTTAACATTTTTATGGAGAGTACGTAATAAAGGTTTAATAGCAATCAGTCAAGGTACAGGATTCAGCGTTGGTGTTGATACTATTGTAGGACAAAATTTTGACAAATTTAATCTTTCACCATTTTATTATTATGATCATTGGATTACCAAAGACTTCAAAATGAGTATTGTACATAAATTAATACGGATGAAATGTTTTAGTATTTTCACTGATTTTATAAAAACTGAAAAAACATGTAGTAAACCGACAAGACATAATCTAGCAAAAAAACATTATACAATAGAATTCAATCATCCTGATAGAGAAAATGTTATAGATTATGTTTCCGAAGATTTTGATTATAATATCATTAAACCTAATATTGGTAATTTTGCTGATAGTTTAGTAAATGAAATATGGCCATTTTTACACATTGTATGGAAAATCAAAGGTGGATACAAACTCAATCTAAAATTTAAAAAAGAATGGGAATATGAAGAATGGGGTGAACGTAATGCTGCGCCATTGAATGCAGAATACAAGTTTGAAATAGATGATGAAGGAAACTGGAAAGCAGACTTTGGTTGGGATTATAGACAAGACCCATATAACGATTGGAACGACAAATACTGGATAGAAAATGGTTTTCAAAAAGTAAGCGTTGATCCTTGGAGTCCAATTTGGGCAATAATGGATTTTACTAGAGATAATGGTAATGCAGTTGTTAGAGCTAGAAAACTAGCATGGAAAGGCACTGACAAAGCAAAACGAGATCCATACGATGCATTTGACAGACACGTATTTAGAGAGCACGAAAGAGAATTTATGAAGACTAGAAATATTGATTTTAGTTTTGTTTACTTTTGGCAGGGGGAAGGAAAATGGAGTGAGTAATACATATTGTGTATATCCATTTATAAACGTACACACAAACACGGACGGACGCTGTAAACTTTGTTGTCATGTATATGGCGAAGATTATATACAAGTAGACGGCAAAGATGCTGTTCTTGGTAAAACAGATTGGAACAACATATGGAATAGTCAGTACATGTTAGATGTACGGGCAAATATGTTAGCAGGTAAGTTAGTTAAAGAATGCGGTCGCTGCTACGAGCACGAAGCAAAAGGTTTACAAAGCAGTAGGCAGTGGGCAAATGAAAACTATAAAGCACCCATGTTGCATAGCAATCCTACTCACCTGGAACTTAGGCTTGGTAATCACTGCAACTTAAAATGTAATAGTTGTTGGAGTGTTAGCAGCGACAACATTTACAAAGAACGCAAAAAGATTATGAGCAAAGAACGTTTGCCAACTTGGTTACATGATCAATGGGCTCACGAAATCCGCAGTGTAGAAGAACACGATTGGCAATGGTACGAAACACAAGAGTTTCGCGACTTTGTAGATGCGGTAGCACCGACACTAGAAAGATTGTATATGACAGGTGGTGAACCTACACTAATACAAGCAAATCAATATGTATTAGATAAACTTGTAGAGGCAGGTAATGCAAAATGTCATGTTGCATGGACTACAAATATGACCACATGGCCAGAAGGATTTTATGATAAACTAGATTTCTTTGATAGTAGTGAGATACAGATGAGCATAGATGGACATGGCGATCATAACATGTATATACGTTATCCTACAGATTGGAACAAGGTAGAAGAAAATTTTGCCAAAGCAATGACACTGCCGGAAAAAGTACAATTAAAAATATATTTTGTATACCAAGCGTGGAACGTATTTGATGTATCGCCACTTGTGAAATGGTTAGAAAGCACACAAACACGTAGAGTAGATTTTGTACCTATATTCTTAGAACATCCAGATCAAATACATAGTTGTGTTTGGCCAGAAGATATCAGACACAAGACACTTGACGATTTACGTATGATTAATACAAAATTACATAAAGATGCTATCCAAAGAATCATTAACTACACACATAATACTAATAAATATTCAATAGAAAATTTAAAAAGAATGCGCCAATTTATAAACATCAACGACAAATACAGGAGATACAAGTTTAACGAAGTATTTCCATTTTTAGACTATGTATTGGAAACATCATGCAAGATATAAGAGCAATTGTTCCAGCTAAAGAAAAATGGGTAAGTCTAGTATGGCAAGTAAACGATTGGTGTAACTTCCGTTGTACCTATTGCAGTGAATGGAACTGGGCAGGACGCAATAAGAATGATAAAGATATTCATCTAATTGTAAACACTTTAGAACGTATTATGTTGCACTACAAAGATAAAGGATACAAATATTTTAAATTGTATCTCAGTGGCGGCGAACCTACATACTGGGCTGCACTTATTCCTGTTGTAGAAAAGTTTAGAGAAATTGCAGAATGGCCGGGTAGTTGTGTAGGTATAAACACAAATATGAGTAGGCCTGTTAGCTGGTGGGAACAACACCATCATTTGTTTGAAGATGTAGTTGCTAGTTATCACGCTGAATGGAGTAAAGATGACAAATATATGGCATCGTATAAATTTTTGCAAGATAAGAAAAACTACTTGTGTGCAAGAATAATGATGCACCATAATTATTTCCAGCAGTGCGTAGACTTTGGTAATAGAATCAAAGAAGAATGCAATAATTATATGATTGAATATGCACCAGTATACGATGAACTACGTCCTAGTACAGATCCTTATCATTACGATGAGAAATGGCAAATGGATTTCTTCAAGGAAAATAGCACAGCACAACAACAATTAATACCAATTAAAAAAGATCCAAACTATGCTTGGGCTAAAACACAATTCATTGACGGTAGTGAAGAACCAATTAATACAAATGGAATCATTACTGAAGGTAAAAACTTTTTTAAAGGATGGTTGTGTAATATTCATGAAAGTTTACACATACATCCAAATGGAAATATTCAACAAGCAAGCTGCGGTGTCGGTCCAATTGTAGGAAATATTGTGCAGGGAGAATTTAATGCCACACTAAGTGAAGGTGTGTGGTGTCCTAAATCACACTGCCATTGTGCAGCAGATTTTAATATTAGTAAAGCAAGGCCAGAATATGCAGAACAAATTAGATAAACTACCAGAAAAATATTGTTACTTTGCTATGCAAGGATACAGCACACATCCACATGGAAGAACACGCCCTTGTTGTTTTAGTAGAATTGAAACTAATGCGTACATGCCAAGTGTTAATATTGGTGCAGTACCATACTGGCAAGAACACAAAAACTGGAATAGTCCTGATATTGCTGATTTTATGAATGATCCAAAACTAATGGATATTAGATCACAACTTTTAAAAAATGAAACTCCAGAAGGTTGTAAAAGTTGTTTTGCTTTAGAAGATCAAGGTATACGTAGTTTTAGACAAACATGGAATGAAATTTATGAAGATGACATAGATGAATCTCTTTCCAATGTAAGTGAAGACGGATACGTAGATCCAAAAGCAGTTACTTATTTAGATATTAGTTTAGGTAATGTGTGCAATCTAAAATGCCGTAGTTGTAATCCATGGGCTAGTCATAGATGGATCGAAGAAGGTCCAACGGTTCCTCATACCGATTGGGACGAAACTGCATATCTTGTAGGAACTATGAGTAGTAAAAATCCTTGGTTTGTACAAGCATTTGAAGACAACTTCTTTGATGAAGTATTACCTAATGTAAGAGTAATTAATTTTATCGGCGGTGAACCATTGGTTGTTGAAGAACACTATGCATGGCTAGAGCATATCATTGATAATGGTTGGGCACAAAACATAGAGCTACACTACAATACAAATGGTACAACTATTCCAGATAGACTTTTACGTATTTGGGATAAGTTTAGAGGTATTGTATTAAGTCTAAGTATAGATGCTATTGGAGATTTAGCATACTATGTACGTTTTCCTAGCAAATGGAAAATAGTTCAACGTAACGTAGACAAGTTAGCAGAGTTTAGTAAAACAAGACATGGTGTGGTTGTACATACACATGTAACTCTTAGCTTGTTAAATTTACATCAATTACCAGAAATACTTGGATGGTGTAAAGAACAATACGATAAATGGCACTACACATGGGATTGGGGTAATCATGGATATCAAAATTGTTTACCTCATTTTAATATTGTTGAACACCCAAGACATTTGAATATTAGAAACCTACCAGCTGATAGAAAAAAACTAATGAATCAAATGCTAGAAGAACAATATAATAAATTTAAAATAGCAGGATTACCTGACTGGGAAAATTGGGCTATTGAAAACATTATTAACTTAAAAAATGTTTTAAACCAAGAACCAAACGAAGGCGACTGGAAAGTATTTGTAGATAACACCAATGCTAGTGACAAATTTAGGAAGGTTGATATAAATAATTACATTGATTGGGTTAAGGAGTATTTTTGAAACTTGCAGTTTTTGGTGACGAATTTTGTCATGGTGAAGGAACATTTGGAGGCTTTATTGCAGACAAATTAAATATTGAATATGCAGATTGGACATTACCTGATACATCCAATCAACGTATATTCCAAGATGTAATTAATTATGTTTGTACACACCATCCTCAGGAAAACAATCACATTTTGCTTATTGGATGGACTGATCCTGCAAAAGTAGATGTGTATTTAGATAGTAGATATTATACATTCCAAAAAGATCGTAAGTCTTATCCTCATTTAATGGTTAACAATTTACATATAGCAGATAGATATTTCTTTGATTCTAATCTAGTTATGAATGATTGGGCAACTATGATTGTTAGTTTACAAGGAATGTTAAATTTTATGGGAGTAAAATACTATATGTTTAACACCAGCACCAGTATTCTTAACAATGATCTTACACAGAAAAAATGTGCAGCAATTGATACCAAATACTATTGGAATCCTATGAGTGCTAAACACACTTTTAAAAGATTCTGTGATGATAGGAAGATAACTGATGTACCAATGAAGCAAAAAACTTGGGGCAAACAATTAATGATAAAAATACGTGAGGCAAATTTGTTATGAAGATACTAGTTGCATTTGGTTGTAGCCATACACATGGAAGTATGATTGATGGCAAAGACGGTAGTAGTGAATATAATATTCGTAATGGGTTTCCTGGCATGTTTGCAAAAAGGAATGGATACCAACTTATCAATATAAGTAAGCCAGGTGGTAGTAATCAGTATATTCATAGACAGGTAATTGAATTTATAACTGGACATATGAATCCATCTCATGAATATCTTTTTTTGATTGGTTGGACAAGTTCAAATAGAATTGAATTACGGTATCCAGACTATGAAGACCATACCTATCACACCTTAGGAGATTATCAAGATAGAAAGTATGTTGCATTTAGTCAAGGAACTAGTCCAAATGTATTTCATACAGACCCTATTAAAAAATTATTAGATTTTACACCGTTATTTCTTGATACATCTGCAATGGAAACTAAATGGGCTGCCTATGCTTGTAGTTTACAAAATATATTATACAGCAAAGGTATTCCATATTTAATGCACAACACTTGCACTGAATTAAGAAAAAATCATATGAATAATGACATTGTACATGCTATCGATACAACATATTACCCTCATCACACTAACAAAAAAATGTGTATGGTACAATATTTACTAGATAAAAAAGTTCCTAAAACTGAGTGCTGGCACTTCCAAAAAGAAGGACACGCTATGTGGGCAGATAAATTAAGTTTATGGGCTAATCAAGCTGGATTGGTATGATACGTGATTGCAAATCTAGAAAATTTAGTTATCAAAGTTTAGAATACAACTTTAGATATGGGCAACCAGATGAAAAGTTTTTTCAACAAGTTTTGTTTGATCGTAGAGTAGAATTTTGGAAAAATATTTTTGTTCAAGAATTAGATATACAACACGCTATACATTACAATATTTTCCAATCAAGTTTAGATACATTTTGTATTTTTGTAGCAGCAAAAGAACTAGGTCTTGATTTTGATAAATCTGGCTTTGACTTTAATGTATTTGTTTATACAAAATTTGCTAACAAAAAAATAAAACACGATCCTGATATTAGTGCTATTTCTAATAATATAGTTGTACCAAACATAAAACTAAAAGGAACCGTGATGCACACGAACTACGGTTTAAATAATGATATGTTCATGCAATATTTGTTTCCTACAATGTGTAATGATAAAGTTGAAAAACATAGTTGCTTAGGATATACAGATAGAGAAATTGGCATTCCAAAACTTGCAAGGATATGTAAGTATCTTACACCTAACCATATTTGCTTTCCTAATAAAAATGATGCAACTTACTTTAAAAATTTGTTAGAAACAGAAAATCCTATAAGAATATATTTTATGGTTGACAATAAATTAGAAATTTGTTAAGTTACTTCATAGGAGGAAATAATGGGCATAAACAATATATGGGTCATAAGTGACACACACTTTAACCACAAAGCTATTCTAACATTTAAAGATTATGCTGGCAAACCTCCTAGGGGTGGGTTTGATAATGTAGATCAAATGAACGAGTGCATGATGGATAATTGGGCTGCGGTTGTAAAGCCTAATGATACAATATATCATTTAGGTGATGTATTGTTTGGTCAAAACAAACCTGGTTGGTTGGAAGATAATTTTACCAAATTGCCAGGTAAGAAAAAACTCATACTAGGCAACCACGACAATCCAAAGTTTCTAGCACCATTCTTTAAAGAGATAATGCTGTGGAAGGATATGAGTGATATAGGTTTGTTGTTAAGTCACACACCCCAACACGCAAGTACACTTGCAGAGTCACATAGATTTGGTACTAATCCTGTATTAAATGTTCACGGACACATACACAGCAATCCTTCACCTGAAGGACCATACAAATGTGTGTGCGTTGAGCAAACAGATTATAAACCTGTAAATGTAGAGGATCTGTTAAATGCTTGATGATCACGCAGCAAAGATATTTGCAAAAAATATCAATATGATGGTGCCATGGTATCTCATGGCATCATACGCTTACTACAAACAAGACGATGCTATCTTCTCAGATGGCTTCTTTGACGAAATGGGCAAAACAATGTTGGCCTGTTGGAATGACATTGAACACTTCCACAAAGAACACATAACCGTAGGCGACTTAGAAGCAGGCACTTTCCTAGGAGAGTATCCAAGTCGTGTAGAAGGTGGATTAGCAGAAGTGCGCAAAAAGTTTTTTACTAAAACAGGTAAGGTAAGGAAAAATGTCTCGTAAAGATGACTATGATTGCAACCTCCGTCTCAAACACGCTCTCGAAATAGTTCTTGACTATTACGGGGATTGACTATATAGTAAGACATAACAAAGGAGAATGTAATGTCTAAGTATGGTCCGCGAGTTTATGCTAGTGAAATAGTAAATACAAAAAAGCATTGGGCAGTTGGCACCGTTTGGACTGCTGAAGGCAGCAAAGGCATATACCACATTGAAATGAAGGACAATGGTTTTACTTGTGATTGTCCAGCGTTTAAAAAGTGTAAACACATCAAAGCAGTTGAGGAGGCATTCTAATGGCAAGGGCAAGTAAAGTAGCAGCAAAACCCAAAAAGAAAACGGCAAGAGCAGTTCGTCGTGGCGCTAATATGATGCCTCTTATGCCTATGAAAGACATCACTTGGCACAAAGCTCAGTACTATACACACTATGAAGTAGAATCAAAGGAGTGGTTAACCGTTGTTAAAAACTATATTAAAAAACACTATGATAAAAAGATGGTTACTGCAATCAACAAGTTACCGGATTGGAAGATTGGTGGGAAGAGCCATTGGGCGACTGCGGCATTTTTAATTGACAATGATAAAGCAGACATTGTTCCAGAAGGACACAGCAAAGGACTAGATAGATGGATCAAAGAACTTACTGAAGAAGGTGCTGCTGTTGTTGAAGAAAAGAAAGCAGAAGAAAAAACTAAAAAGAATGTGTATGTTCCTAGTATTCAAGAACGTATCCGTGATCAAGCATATGATGCATGTGAAGCTATTGAAGAATGGCTAGATGGATTTATTACAGACAAGAAAAACTTTGATGCTAAAGGTTTTGACTTTGTTTCACACTTTGCCAAGTTTAAGGTAACACAAGCACATGCCCGCAAGATTAAAGCATTCTATACTAGCGAATATGAAGAAGCACGTCTTATTCAAAAACTTCCAACTCCTGGAGAAATCAATCGTTGCAAAGACGAGCGTGAAGCTGACATGCTACAGCAGCTAAGAGAAGGCTACAACCATCTAACCAAAGCAGATGCTAAAGCATACTTAGAAGCATTAGAGACGCTACACGGCGCTTGTGACGTTGTTATAGACGCTGCTAAAGCAAATCGTAAACCTAAAGCTAAAAAAGCACCAAGTAAAGAAAAACTGATTGCCAAAATTAAGTACATGGAGCGTGATGATAAACTACAACTTGTTAGCGTTAATCCTTTAGAACTATTGGAGGCTACAGAAGTATGGGTTTATAATACCAAGACACGTAAACTTGGCAAGTATGTAGCAGATGAATATCAAAAAGTTATAGGAGTAAAAGGTGCAAGTTTGGTTGGATTTAACGAACACAAAAGTATCCAAAAGACACTTCGTAAACCAGATGAAACACTAAAAGCATTTAAGAAAGCAGGCAAGGTTGCATTACGCAAGTTTATGGATGATATAAAAACTACAGACATTAAACTAAACGGACGTCTAAATTCTGATACTATTATTCTAAAATGTGTAAAATAAATATAGTATGACATTAGAGAAACTTGAACGACAGGTGTTGTTGTGGAACAGAGCTGCCATACTAGCACCTATTTTTTTTACTGGCCTATTGATGGTAGCATACTTTTTCCAAGTATGTGATTTACAAACATTATTCTTTATAGCCTGTGGGTTATATTTTGGTACAGCAGTGATTTGGTGGTGGTGGACTATGAAAAGTATACACCTATTGGTTAAAACACTTACCAGCACAAGAGAAGGTGTAATAGAAGTAGCAGCAGAACTCAAAAGTATTCGAGAAGAACTACAGGTTGACAAGAACACTGCTAAGTAGTATTATTAACTAAAGTGGACTAGGTGTTCGACCCACTATAAATATTCCGCACACTCCAGTAGCCGAGGAGTATAATATGAGTTACTATAGCACAAAAACATACGGGCACAACATTGGATTGAGTGCCTGCTTTAGACAACCTAAAGCACATAGCCATTGTAGATTTTTACACGGATATAGTTTGCAATTTAGATTTACATTTGCAGCAGACGAACTAGACGAAAAGAACTGGGTTGTAGATTTTGGTGGATTGAAACCACTTAAAGCATGGCTTGAAGATACATTTGATCATAAAGTTGTCCTAGACAGAGATGATCCAATGATGTATAAGTTTGCAGAACTGGAAAACGCAGGACTTGCTGAACTGACTATACTAGACGGTGTAGGTGTAGAGAAGTTTGCCTATCATGCTTGGAAACAAGCAAACGAACTTGTACAAGAAATGACAAACGGACGTTGTCGTTGTGTAGAAGTAGAATGTGCTGAGCACGGAGCAAATAGTGCAATCTACAAAGCAATGGACTGAAACTAAAGCAGAAAGAAAAGCTAGGAAGGCCCGTGAAAAAACGGGTCTTTCTAGTGATAAAAAATATGTAGTTTGTTTAAAATGGGGACAAAAATATAGTGCAGAATATGTAAACAAATTGTATGATATGGTTGATCGTAATATAACCATAGATTATGAATTTGTTTGCTTTACAGAAGATACAAATGGTATAAACAAAAATATCGAAGTTAAACCTTTGCCTAATATTCCTGCAACAGGTTGGTGGTACAAACCATATTTTGTAGGTGCTGATGTTCCTTTAAAAGGTACAATGCTATTTTTAGATTTAGATGTTATTGTATTTAAAAACATAGACAAACTTTTTGAATATGATAATGATAAGTTCTGTATTATTAGAGATTTTAACAGGCATTTACGTCCAACTTGGGATAGAATGAATAGTAGCGTTTTTAAAACTCCAGTTGGTTTAAATGATACACATTGGCAAAATTTTAAAAAAGGTGCAATGAACGAAATGAAGAAAAATAGAGGTGATCAAGATTGGATGTTCAAACACATTAGAGGGCACAAGTTTTGGCCTGATGAATGGATAATGAGCTACAAATGGGAAATGCGTGATCGTAGAGATTTACAACTTAACACAACAACTAGAAAACGTAATTTTGTTGTTGATGCACCGCCAAAAATTCATAATGATACGTGCATTGCAGTATTTCATGGTGAACCTAATCCTGCGGATGCAAATGATAGTTGGGTTAAACAACACTGGGGTTGACAAAATGCATAATCTTTATTATAGTATTAGTATGGTTAGAACTTATATGATGTATGCAGGTCTTACTTTTCTTGGCTACGAGTATGGCGAGACAGAAGACGCAGTGATTTTTAGAACGGTGGCTAAGTTTGGTCATCCAAACAAATGGAATGAAGATGAATATACAGCAAAACTTATTCCACATCCACAAGAGGCAGTAGCATGACTAAACGCATAGGCTTTGCTTGTAAGTATCTACATTACAATCAAAATCAACCTAAGAAACTATTAGAAGAATTGCAACGTCCACTTACAGAAAAGTGTACAACCGTTGCGTGGCTAAATAGACAAACAAAGGATGTTGCAGAAGAACGCTTGTGGGATATCATGGTTCATAATGCAGCAGCAGCAAAAAGGTTAGTAGAATATGTGGGAAGCCTTCCTCCAGAACTTCGTATGGTCCGATTGGGTAGCAATCAGCTTCCTTGTGCTACCGAGTCTAGCTGGCGCTATTTTTGGAGCAAGCCTGATGTGGTGGCGTACTGCGAGAAACACTACGCAGCAGTCGGTGAAGCAGCCAGACGCTTGGATGTTAGACTCTCAATGCACCCAGGACAATTTACGGTCCTTGCTTCAGATAACGATGAAATCGTCGAAAGGTCAATAGATGAGTTTGAATATCACGTCAACTTACTACGGTGGATGGGCTACGGCAAGAAGTTCCAAGACTTCAAGTGTAATGTCCACATCTCAGGCAGAAAAGGTCCAGCCGGTATCAAAGACGTCCTTAAACGTCTCTCGCCGGAAGCAAGAAACACTATTACAATCGAGAACGACGAAAACTCGTGGGGACTCGACGCCAGCATTGAACTTGCAAACGATCTCGCTCTGGTGCTAGACATACATCACCACTGGGTGAAAACAGGAGAATACATTGAACCAAATGACGACCGTATTGGAATTATTATTGATAGTTGGCGTGGTGAGCGTCCTGCTATGCACTATTCTTTATGCCGTGAGGATTACTTACAGGATGCTGACCCAAGTGTACTACCGAACATGGACACATTACTTGAATCCGGATATAAAAAACAAAAACTAAGAGCACACAGCGATTACTGCTGGAATACAGCAAGTAACGAATGGGCATTGTCACACTGGGAATGGGCAGACATTATGGTCGAAGCAAAGATGAAAAATCTAGCAAGTGCGCAACTTTATAGTATGACTGAAGAGTCAAAACGTATGGCTGCATAAATACTACATGGAGAAAACTAATGAGTTATCTAAACAAAATGTATGCTGCAAAGTCGGCCCAGACCCAATCATCATCTAAAAATCCTAATAGAGTTTTAGGTGGTTTAAAGGGTGCTGGCGTGAATAGTTTCACTATGTTAGGCGAAGACGAAACAGAAAAACAGATTCCAACTTATGCTTATGTACAAGCATTGGAAGAAAAGCTCAAGAGACTAGAACAAACCGTACTTGAGCAAGACAAACACATTAGGAGATTGAGAAATGATCAAAGATTGGATCGAGAATCGTTTAAAACAACGTTCAACCGTTGATGGAATACTTATGGTTGCAGCAGGTGCAGCAATCATTGTTTTTTCACCATTAACTAAATTAATTGCATATGGCGCAATTGCATATGGAGCATATACAATTTGGCGTCAGAGCTAGACAAATTAATATATGATTCTAAAATAAATCATGACAAAAAATTAATACATATTTTTACACCAAAGTGTGGCGGTTCGTCCGTCACACAATGGTTGTATGATTTAGATCCTAAATCAACTTGGTCTAAATTTCCACAGCTTGCTAAATCTATACCACCTGGTTATACATCTTTCGCAACAATACGGTCTCCAATACCTTGGGTTGTAAGTGGATACAGAATGTTTAAATCAAGATATAACTTACCTTTTGATTTTGAAACTCATTGCGAAATGATCATAAATCCGTTGCCATTAATAAGGAATGAATATAAAAATAGAAAACAGGATCCTGAAAATGCTGTTCCGTGGGGAAGTTATTGGTGGCACTGCGGAATAACTCCTGATACACATTTATTACCATCTACATATACGTTTAAACTAGAAAAGATAAGCTCTTTACAAAACTGGATGCGTAGATTTTATTCAAATGCATTAGATGTTCCTTTTGTACACACAAACAAATCTGAAAAAATACCAGTGCAAATGACTAGGACTACTCAGGAACTTATCAAAAGAAAAATGCATTATTATGCTGATAGATTTGACTATGGCTGGAACACATGAAAATAGCAACCTTTGGGTGTAGTTATACAAACTACATATATCCTACTTATGCAGATATTCTAGCACAAGAACACGAAGTAAAAAACTTTGGATGGAGTGGTAGTGGCAATGACAAAATTTGGTATCTGCTACACAAAAAAATTGATGAAATAAAAGATCATTTTGTAATTGTACAATGGAGTTCGTGCAATAGATTTGATTATCTTAAAGGTGCTAAATGGCTAGGCGGTGATGGTAGCATTTTTTTTGACAAAACACATTGGCCTTTAGTAAAAGATTTTTTTAATGAATCCTACGAATTAGGTAAACTACACAATTATTTAAGAAGCACACGAGCACTATTTCCAAATTCTTTGCAAATGTCAATGAATAAAATACAATCAAAATATATAGATGTAAATGATTTATTCGGTACATATAAAGGAACATACAAGTTTAAAGGTGATATAGACTGGCATCCTAATTTATTACAACATTTAAAAATTGCCAAAAGTATTGCTCCAGTATCATATGATACAGAGTTAAAAGTGAAAAACTTGCATAATAAGCTGCAAGATGAAGGTTTACACAATGACAATACTATTACAATTTGCTAATAGGAATACTAGAGCTTGCTTTCATTTGCCAAACTTTTTTAGCATTTACTCCTCTTTGTTGCGCAAAGCGTTTTGCATCGCAATTGTCGCAAACATGGAAATAATTATTGTTTAGTCTTTTAGGATCCATACTACCTCGAGGGCGAGTAAATTCTGTATCGCAAGCATCACAACGTAATACAACCATAGTTTTTTTACGATTGTATGTGTGTTGCTTGCCTAACTTACTTCGGCGCATATGCCAAGTGTCAATTGAATATTCTTTAATGTACATAACACTATTTACATTAAGATTATAAAAAGCAACGATAAATATTAGAAAGGAACACTATGAGTATACTAACTTTAACACCATCAGCAGAAGCACAAATTGATTTACTTTGTAATGAAAATGAATGTTATGGAATCAGTCTTAATATAAAAGGCGGAGGATGTGCAGGCTTTGAATATGATTGGGGCACAATTGCATCGCCTATGGATTTAGAAGACGGCGATGAAGTTGTAAAAACAGCAAATGGTTGTGCATTTGTAGTAGGTTCGCATAGTTTAATGTTTCTCATAGGAACAGAAGTTGATTATGTAAAAAGTTTAGTTGGCGCTAACTTTGAAATACGCAATCCTAATGCACAAAGTTCATGCGGTTGCGGAGTAAGTGTTAACTTTGATATGGACAATTTAGTACCAGAGTGGTAAAGGAAAAAGTAAATGGCAAGACAAGAAATTGATATTGGTGTAGAGGGTAATGACGGCACAGGCGATAGTATTCGTGAGTCATTTAAAAAAGTCAATACAAACTTTCAAGAATTGTATGCAGTATTCGGTTTAGGTGGATCTATTAGTTTTAAAAACTTAGACGATACACCTGACTCTTATCTAGCAAATCAATTTGCAGTAACCGCAATTAATAGCACTGAAACACAAATCCAATTTTATAAATTTGTAAGTGACAGCGGTCTCAATAACAATGACAAATCTTCGCCATCTGAAACAACCAATAGTGTATTTGTTGAATTTGATGATGTAGATCCAGCAACACCTGATCTAAGTGGTACAATCAAAATTAGTATTGTTGATCCACACATTAACAGAGATCCAGATCCAAACTTAACTGCACCGTTGAACATGGAAGCACCTATTGCTTATAGTTCAGTAGTCAATACTAAACTTAGGAACACAGGCGCTGGAGATAACATTAACACTCTAGTGACCGAATGGGAAAACGTGCATACAGGTGCACCAGCAATATCAGTAGACAACCTTGTTATTTCAAAAGGTTATGCAGATGACACATATGTAAATGTCGCAGGGGACACAATGACTGGTGCATTATCAGTACCATCAGGTGCAACCGGAGCACAAGTACCGCAAACACAAGAAGTTATTACAAGAGCAGGTAGCGTAGCAAACAGAACAATGTTGGATGAATTGTATCTTAATGATCATCCATATCCGCTTGCAGGCGCAGGTACACCAAATGGTCCAGACGACTTGCTTGCTGTTTCAAAGTTATATGTAGATACGCAAGGTTTTAGTAGTAGCACGAACTTGTATGTTGCAACAACAGGTGATGATGCGCAAACTCTAACACCTGCAGGACAAGAAGGGCGCTCACCTCAATATGCATATAAAAGTGTTAGCAAAGCTATGCAACGAGCAACACAAATTATTGAAGCTACACCTATCGAACCAGGTCCGTATATTCAAGTTGTTACACATTCGCAAAAGAAATTTAATAGTACAATTTTATCAACAGCAGGATTTACTGCAAGTATTGCAACAGCAGATGTAGCAAGTAATACTGCAATTGATAACATTGAAGTTGCACAAGAAGCTGTTGTTGATTATTTGACAGCAACTTATCCTGATTTTATATATGATAAAATAATTTGTCAACGTGATGCTAAACTTATGATTGATAGTGTGCGTTTAGATGTTCAGCAAGGTTTATCTGCAAACTATTTGACTAGATGGGCAGCAATAAGATACAATGCAAGTCCTAGTGCAATTAAAGCAAGAACATTACAACTTACACAAACCGTAGAAAGCATTGGTATAATTAAAACAACTATTGTAGATGCATTTAATGCATTGAACACTGCCACTCCTGGAAGTATTTCTGCAAGTGTTATTACCGCATATCAAAATCGTTTCGATGAAATTATTTCTATACTTAATAACGGAGGAGATATTCCAGGTGCAATTACACAAAACGATGGTACAGAATACGTATTTAATTTTGACAACGGTAATAACTCTGCTGTTGACCAAGGTGTTGTTGGTAACCCAGATTTGCGTGAAGGTAAAGTCATTGTTGGTAGAACAAGTGGTGCAAAAGGTATTATTACAGATTATGTACGTAACCAAGATGTTGGTATAAGTGATAGAGTTAGTATTCAACTACTTGAACCAATTGAATTCCAAATTGGTGAAGAATTAGAATTTGGCGCAAGAACTAGAAGTAACCAAATTACGGTAAGAGTTGAAAGTGGAATTTATTTTGAACATCTACCAATCAAACTACCAGAAAACGTAAGTATCAAAGGTGATGAATTTAGACGAGTTGTAATTAGGCCAAAACCAGGAGTATCACAATCTCCATGGGCACCTACATATTTCTATAGAGACATTAACGTAGATGGTTTAATAGCAGCATACTCTCCAATAGCAACAATAAACAATGTGAGTGGAGCAGATGTAAGTCGTGCAGCTGGTACATACGCAATCGGTGCAGATGATTGGTCTAGCCCAGGTATTGGCCAAGACGCAACATTTAGTGTTGTTGTGGACGGATCAGGTGCAGCAACCGTTACCGTTACAAATGCAGGTGATGGATTTATTCAAGGCGAAACAATTACAATCAATGATAGTGATTTGGGTGCAGGCGGTGGAGCAAATTTAACATTTGATGTTGCTACAACAGGAGGTGGATATAACTTTACACATCCAATCACAGGAATACAAGGTAAGTACGGTCGTCATTATATGACAGATCCTAGCGAAGATATTCAAATCGGTACTGATGCATCTAGTAATCCTGGCAACTTTGATGATGCAGCAAGATTAATTGAATTGAACAAAGATTTTCTTGTTGAAGAAACTATTGCTTTTGTAAATGATACTTATCCTGCTCCTGGATTTACATACAATGAAGCCAAATGTAGACGTGATACAAGACTAATTATAGACGGCATTGTAAACGACTTGAGAATTGGCGGTAGAGAAAACACCTTGACTAATCAAGGTGCATACTATGCAGGTGCAGTCAGTGGACAAGAAACTGAAACAGAAGCAGCAATTTTACATTTAAAACCAGTTATTACAAATATCTTAGCAAACGATAGTGGTAATGGTTTTGTAGTAACTACAGGAAATACCGAACCTCAAGTATTTGATGAAGATTATGCAGCAGAAACAAACGCTGAAACAAACGCACTTGAACTAGTTGATTGTGTGGCTTTTGCATTTGATCCTGCTTACAATCCTCCATTAAACAACAGCGAAATGGATGTGTTCTTGTGTAATGATGGTACTATTGTAAGAAACATTACCGTGCAAAGACATGGCGGATTTATGATGACACTAGATCCAGAAGGTCAAATCCTAACACGATCTCCTTATTGCCAAACAGGCACAAGTTTCTCACAATCTAAAGGTGTAGCAAGAAGTTTTGCTGGAGGTTTGTTTATTGATGGTTATGCATCTAATATGCCTGCAGATATCATTGGAAAAACTGATAACTTTAATTTACAAGTGCAATCACCAAATGGTGAGGGTTTATATATTAGAAAACCAGAAACACCATTTCCGTTTTTCAAAGATGGCGCACGTTACCAAGTAAATGTTATTAAAGATTGGGATCAAGCAACAGGTACAGCAACGCTTGTACTAGACGAAACAAGTAATCCTAGTAGTGTGTTTACAAGAAATATTACAAGTATAACAAATGCAGATCCAGCAGTGATTACAACTACCGTGGCACATGGATTAGTAGATGGCGATGCTATTACTATTACCGGTGTATCTGGAATGACTGATGTTAATGGTAATACATATTATGTTAATGCTCCGACTACAACTACATTACAACTTTATATCGATGAAGATAGAACAGCATCAGTGGATTCTACAGGTTTTGGAACCCATACAGCAGGTACAGGTATAGTTAGAGCACTGGCAACTGGTAGAGGTTATACTGCAACAATACCAGGTGTACCGCCCTATGATAGCATATTCTTGCAAAGTGGTGGTAACCGATCGATGCTTGCGAACGACTTTACTCAAATTAACGACTTAGGTTACGGTGCATTGCTTACAAACAATGCACTTGCAGAACTTGTTAGTATGTTTACATACTATTGTCATACTGGTTATATGGCTGATAAAGGTTCCCAAATCCGCAGTTTGAGTGGTAACAACTCTTATGGATTCTATGGTCTTGTTGCAGCAGGTGCTGATCCAGATGAGATTCCAACTGATGTGACTCTTGCCGATGACATGGTATTTCCTGCAAAGGTATTTAGATCTGCAGGATATTTAGACTTTGCCAGCGCAACACCAGGTACCGTGGTAGCTGATCAATTATTATCACAAGGTGCAATCAACGCAAGTATTACAAGCACCAGTACAACCAACCCAGTGCGTGTAACTGCTACAGCACACGGATTATCAAGCAATGATGTTGTAACAATAAGCAGTGTAACAGGTATGATTGAGTTAAATGGTAGAACATTCTATATAAGTGTAATTGATGCCAATAACTTTGATTTGTATATCGATAGTGGTTTGACAAATGGTGAAGACGGAACAGCTTACTCTGCAGGTACAGGCGGCCTAGCAAGTAAATCAGCAACTGCAACTGCTAAAATTAGTTTTAAAGGTGAAGGAAATAAAAGACTTTACTTGTATGATATAACAGGTACGTTTAATACAACTGAAACCTGTACAACTCCAACCGGTTCAGCAGGCATACCTAGTAGTTTTACATCTCAAGAATATGATGCAGACACAGGTGCACTCAAAGTTTTTGCATATGACTTGTCTGGTTATCCATTGAATGTTAGTGAAGCGGAAATTTATCATGGAAGTGGGTTGTATCAGCCTTATGAAATTACTAATGCAAATGGTGAAGATTTTAGACTAGGTTCTTACAGCTTTGATGCCACCGATTATGCAACCGTTGTTACAGGCGGAACTGCTACACCTAGTACAAATGCTCAACTTACAATCACTAAAACTCGTACAGACGGCTATGGTGTAATTGTAGACGATGGTGGCGGCGGATATGCACAAGGCGAAACTATTGTTATCGATGGACAATACCTAGGCGGTGCTACAAGCACAAACGATGTAACAATTACTATTGATAGTGTATCAAGTGGTGCAATTGTTACAGCAAGTGTAACAACAGGCGTAGCACAATTAGATGATAGTACACCTATTATTGATGGTAAGGTTTGGACGTTTAACTTAGGCACAGGTATCGAAGGTACGGCCGAAAATGGATTACAAGAAGCTACATTACACGATAATAGAATTGTTGTAAGACATAAACAAAACTTTGTTTTAGACAACTTCCCAGAAGAAGAGCTACCTGTTAGACCAAGTACAGCCTTTGTATTTACAGATGATACTACAGATTACACTTATAGAACAATTGCATTCACCACTACAATTACAGGGGGTGTGAATGCAACTGGAGATCAAAAAGTTGTAACATTTGATGCAAACTTTAGATATATAGATCTAGTTGTTGATAGTGCAATTTGTGGTGTAACTGAAGTTTTCTTTAACAGCAATTCTACCGTTGATCCTAACTATACAGATATTGTAGGGACTGCATCATCACCTGCACCAAGTTCTTTAATTACACTTGGTAACACAGCGGCAACAACTTCAACAGATGGTAGTAGATTTATTGCAATAAGCCCGCTTGATAGCACAGATCAAGCAAGAATTGCAGGCGGCGAAATGCTTGTTTCATGGGGCGGTAAAACTTATACAATTGATGCATATGCTGAATATGATTTCAGTGGTGCTACTCATGCAAGTTTTGGAAACGTAACACGTACGGTTGGTATAATAGAAATTACAGAAGTTGCTAATAGTGATATCAACTTTCCACAATTGTCAGGTAGTGTATACGGCGGCTTAGGTGCAGCTCTTTATACAGGTACAAACGGCGCAGGTATAACATTAAAAGGTGGCTTAGCAGGTGGCGAAGAAGCAGAAATTACCGTTAACATCAGTACATGTCGTGCAACCGGTCATGATATGCTGGACATCGGTGTTGGTGGATTTAATACTGCAAACTATCCAGAACGTATTTACGGTCAGCCGTTTGGTTATGAAGCAGTGTCTACTAACGATGCTATTGACAGCACTGGCAATAAATCAGCGGCACAAACACAAGAAAGAAACAAAGGTCGTGTGTTTAGTGTTTTAACTGACCAAGATGGTTTCTTCCGTGTAGGTAGATTCTTTACGGTTGACCAAGGTACTGGTGCTGTTACATTTAACGCTGCACTTGTTCTTACAAATATTGACGGTATTGGATTTAAACGAGGTGTACGTGTAAATGAATTCTCAAATGATGACACTTTTACAGATGCAAAAGGTGATGCAGTACCAACACAAACAGCAGTTGAAGGATATATCAATGCACGTTTAGGCTTTGATAGAGACGGAGCAACTGGTGTAAGCACAATTGGTCCAGGAGTTATGAGCTTGGGTGGTCCAGGTTATAGCGAAACACCAATGAACGGCAACCTTAATGTTGGTAGCAATAGAGTTATAAATGTTTCAGATCCACTTGCTTTAAGTGATGCAGCAACTAAAAACTATGTTGATAATAAAACTGATGAATTAAATGATATTGGTGACGTAACTATCACAGGTGCAGGTAACACTATTCAAGCACAAATTTTAGGCTTTACTGGTCAAGGTTCAGTAACTGATCAACTCAGTGAAAATATGGCAGTAACTGGTGATATTGGTTTGACATATGATCCACTTATTCCTAACACAATAACAGCAGCTATTTCGTCAGGTGTGATTGTTAACGGCGATATAAGCGCAACAGCAGCTATAGATCAAAGCAAACTGAACATGACTATAGCAACAGCAACAGCAGCAGCACCTACAGGTGATGCAGCAGCTATACAAGCAGCAAGTGGTCTAGCAAGTTTTGATAGTGCAAACTTTGAAATTACAGACGGATGGGTTGGCATTAAAGCAAACGGTGTTAGTAATGCAGAACTAGCTAACAGCAGTATTACTATTGGTAGTACAAGTATTAGTCTTGGTGGTACTGCAACAAGTATTGCTGATATGACAGGCATTGATTTTGCAAGTGGTGTGCTAGGTGGTACATTTACAATTAACTTAGATGACGGTGCTAACACGGTGTTCTCTGTTGATTCATCTGGTAACATCTTAGGCCCTGCAAACACAAGCGGTAATGCAACAGGAGATAACGCTGTTAGCATAGGTGGAAGTTTAAATCGTTATAATACGGTTTGGGCAACTACATTTAATGGTGAAGCAACTAGTGCATTATATGCTGACCTTGCTGAAAATTATTTAGGGGATGCTGATTATGAGCCAGGTACCGTTCTAGTATTTGGTGGCGAACAAGAAGTAACCGTATGCACTGCAAAAGGTCAAACTAGTGTAGCAGGTGTTGTAACTACAAATCCAGCGCACCTAATGAATAGCGCATTAGAAGGCGACAATGTAGTAGGTTTAGCTCTAACAGGGCGTGTGCCATGTAAAGTAATAGGTCGGGTGCAAAAAGGTGATATGCTTGTAACTAGTGCCGTTCCGGGTTATGCAATAGTAAACAACTCTCCAGGCGTTGGACAAGTAATAGGTAAAGCAGTCGGTGTCAAAGATCACGAAGACCGCGGTATAGTTGAAGTAGTGGTAGGGAGAGTATAATGGCACAAAAAATAATTAATGTTGGAACAAAAGCAAATAGCGGAGGGGGTGATCCTCTCCGCGATGCAATGATTAAAATTAATGAAAACTTTACAGAGGTTTATGCTGACATAGCAGCATTAGAAGATGGCAATGTTACAACTGATATAAAAGGTAGTGTGTTTGCCGACGATAGTACATTACTTGTTGATGCTGTAAATGGTGTTATTCCGGGTTATGTAAGTTTAGCAACATTGCAATCTGAAGTAGCAGCAAGCGCAGACTTTGCTGACTTTCAAGCAAGAATAGCAGCATTGTAAATATACGATAAATATAAAAAAGAACAGGATTTAGAGAATGGCAAATAGATTTCCACTAGTAGTAGATACAGATGACGGTAACAAAATTAAAGAATTACCAAGTGGTGATGTCCTTAATTTAGCTAATAGCGGTCTTACAGGATTAAGCAGTTTGAGTGTAGTTGGCGCATTAAGTGGTGGTACACTTGCTAGTTCAGGAGATGCAAGTGTAGGCGGTAATTTTACGGTTACTGGTACAAGCACTTTTACTGGAAGCATCACAAGCGGCGCTATTTCAAGCACTGGTTCAATTATCACTACTGGCAATATAAGCAGTGGAACCTTAACCGTAAACGGCGAAACCGTAGCAGCACAAGTTCAATCAGATTGGGCTATAGCAAACCAAAACGATGTAAGATTTATAAGAAATAAACCTGATTTAAACAATATTAACGAACTAAATGATATTGGCGATGTATTTGTTTCTGATGCATTACCAGGCGAAGTTCTAACATGGGACGGATTTAGTTGGCAATCTGAGCCAGCGGCTGGCGGTATAGCACTGGCAGATCTAGAAGTAATATCAAATCCGCCATCAGGATCGGGTAGTCTTACATATAACGATGCAACTGGTACATTTACTTTTACTCCTGCTGATCTTCCTACTACATTACAAGAATTGTCAAATGATCCCGGAGTTAATCCTGATTCATTCTATGTGAACGTTGGTTATCTAAATACAAATGAATATTTAAAACAATCTAGTGTTCTTGTGACCGCTGGTAGAATTAGTTTAGATAAAACCGTTGACGGAGTAATTACAATTAGTTTTGATGCAAGTGGTTTACTTACTGCTGAAACAGACACACTTGCAAGTGTTGCTGCACGTGGAGCCGATGCAGAAACTGCTATTGTTGCAACAGCATTTAATGTTTCAGGCACAAGTGTTTTAACAAGTACATTAAAAGATGTAGTTGTTGATAGTTTAGATAATGTTGGAAATTATACAACAACAAATGGTAATATCACAACAACAAACGGAGCTATCACTGCTGGCGGCACTATACAAGGTAATACACTAACTGCTACGTCCGAAGGTAATATTCCAATCATCAATGGTGTAACACGAGTGCAAAACAGCGGTGGTAATGTTTTACTTAATGGTACACGAATAGATATTGACAACGGCTTACTTACATTACGTTCTAGTGCAATTGGCGGCCCTGCTTCACCAACTATTGGCGATATATATTCAGATGGTGTTACAATATACTTTTATGCGCAGGACAACGGTAGCGGAAGCAATGGGTGGGTACAAATGCCAGGTCAATTTGGTACACTTGGTTTAAATTTACCTGTATTTGATAATGCAACTCCAGCAGGTGCAGTTAGAGGTGCAATGATATACGACGAAAATGATTTTAAAGTAAAAGTCTTTAATGGTACCAGTTGGGAAACCGTAGGTCCGTAATCATTAATACTTTCCGTGATAAATATATAAAACGGAGATTAATATGGCAGTCCAAACTATTAACGTAGGTGCTCTTGCTAATGACGGCACAGGCGATGACCTAAGAGAAGCATTTATAAAAGCAAATGCTAATTTTGAAGACCTTGATATACGTCTAAGCAATGCTACAGATATTGTAGGTGCAAGTGTTGGCGAAGGTCAAGCAGTTTTCAAAGAACAAGTAGGTACAACATTAAATTTTAGAAAACTTAGTGTAGACCCACTATTTCCAGAAACAATGGCAATACGTGTAAGCGATGACGGAAATACACTTTATTTTTCAAGCACACAAGCATATTACAGATTCACAGACGGCACTTACACATTAACTTCTCCTGTAGAAAGTGTAATTAATTTAACAGGTACTCAAGGAGCACAAGTAAGTGTAGATAACTCAACAAAGACAATCACTTTTGATAGTCAAATTGTTAGAGAAACAGCACCTCAATTAAATGCAGATCTGAATGCTGATAATAACGCATTGGTTAATGTATCTAGGTTGAATGATATATTACGTGAAGAATTGGATCGTGCATTTAGTTGGGATTTTGGAGAGCTAGGATCAAATCGCACAAGTTTAATTGACTGGTTTATTAATGAAATTGATGTTGACTTTGGAACATTTATCTTAGGTAAAGATGTAAGTGTTGATTTAGGTTTGTTACCAGCAGTTTCGCCGTAAGGAGGGTTAAATGGCATTACCACAATGGACGGTTGCAACAGGTGCAGAATTAGCAACTTTTCAAGAACGCACAAATGTAGATATTGCTTTACCTTTAGATAGTACTGAAGGTATTACAATAAGTCATATTGCTGGTACTATACCTCCAGGCTTGAGAATAGAAAATTATAATTTAAAAGGAGTGCCTTTTGAAGTAGGAAAAACTACAGAATTTGAGTTTGTTGTAAGAGCAAGCAATGATGAAGGTATTGCTGATAGAACTTTACGTGTAAGAATTGAAGGCGAAGATGCACCACGTTGGATTACTCCTGCAGGTGATCTAGCAATTAGCACAACTCTAAGAAACAAGTATTGGATTGACACAGAAAATACCAATTGGGGAATATTTGCAACAGGCGACACTAGTGTTTTTACTGCACAAACAATCACAATTTACAAAGGTATTCCAAGTAGAGACACAGGAGAAAATGGAGATTTTGCTTTTGTTACCGATGTACAACAATTTTGGTATAAAACAAATGATCGTTGGTATAGAGTTAACGAAACACAAATGAAAGGAGCTCTTGGAACTGATACCGTATTAAAAGTTGATGCTACAACTCCTAATGCAAACTTAACAGACTTTTGGTTTAATTTAAACAAAACTACAAACGGACTTAATTTAAGATTTAGATTTTATGACGAATCTGGCAACTCACCTGTTTGGAAAAATGTTGATTATACCGTAAGTAAAACAGCACCAATTGATCCTATAAACGATCAACTTTGGGTGCAAGTTTTTGATAACACATTTGATTTTATAATAAAAATATATGACTCTTTAGAAAAGAACTGGGAAGTTCTTAATGTAATATTTGACAACACACCTCCAGACAGAGTAAACCAAGCATATTTTGTTTTAGATAGTAGTGTTGTAGATTTCCAATTGCAAGCTATAGACAGCGATTTAGCAGCAGGAGAAAAGTTAAGATTTTTCATAGGTGACGATGATGGCGAGTTGCCTCCTGGTTTGAGTCTATCAGAAGATGGTAGAATTACCGGTATTGTAGATCCTATATTAGCACTTGACATCGATGCAGAACCAGGGTATGATAGCGGAACATATGATAATAATCCATTAGACTTTGGCAATATAGCAGACGACGATGGGTTTGATAGTTATTTTTATGACACAACTTTTTATGGATTTAGTACTCCTACTAGAGCTCCAAAAAAATTAAACAGATATTATAATTTTAGAGTTACGGTGGAAGATGATGTAAGTTCAGTAAAACGTGAGTTTAGAATGTATGTTGTAGGAGATGATTTTTTAAGAGCTGATAATACTATTATGAAATCCGGTACTGGTTTGTTTACAGCAGACAGCACATACTTACGTAAACCTATTTGGTTGACACCTGGAAATCTAGGATTCAAACGTGCTGATAATTATGTTACACTATTTTTAGATGTGTTTGATCCAAATTCACTTTTAGGCACAATTAGTTATAGTATAATGCCATTTAATGATGACGGCACACCAAGTGTCATTCCTCCAGGTTTAAAATTAGATGGACTAACAGGTGAGCTTGCAGGTATTATACCATATCAACCATCAGTTACAAAAGAATATCGTTTTACTATTGAAGCACTAAGACAAGAAAGTGATAGCAATGATATAGTAGAAATTAACACAAGTATCATAGAAGACACATTATCTGGTAAATCAAATATTAAAATTAGGAAATTGCCAACGACCAGAGATGATGGTATAAGTGACTTAGATAGTTTATTAGGTCAGACAATTAACATTGATAATAACATGTATGATGTTGAATCTGTTAGTGATATGAACGAGGATTATGATGTCTTAGAACTATCAAGACCATTAGAACCTACATATAAAGCAAGTAAACCATTAGAAATCTATAGAGATGCAATTAATGGTGATGGATTTTTATATGTTAAAGAATTAAGTCAAGCAGATTTAGATTTTTATAAAAACAAAACATTAAATTACTCTTCGACAGAATCGTACAAATTAGTGGATGATTATTTAACTACAACATTATGGAAAGAATATGTTGAATATGAAATACAATCGGATGATAGTAGCGGAGATTTACAATTTAACTACACTTTAGCTGGAATTGAACCAGTTCCGGGTGAAACATTTAGAGAAGCATTTGAAAGATATTTGCTTACATTTGATGTTACAACAAGTGAATACAGAATTATCACATTTAGCGATAGATATATAAATTTTGAAATATTAAGCACTGATAAAACAAGAACAAGAAATAAATTTGTTAGTGTAATTAGCAGTGACGATAGCAGTGTTGTAAACACCACACGTAGTGATCCTTTTTACAAAGTTCCTTTGAGTGCAAATTTAACAAGATCAATTTCAAAAAATACACAAATTACTTTTGGTGCTTTAGCTCAAACATTAATTGTACAAAGAATAAGCACAACTAATATAGAGGTTGTATCTACACAGAAAACATTTACAATAAATGTTTTAGGAGATGTATCAAGTGAAATTAACTGGATAACTGGTAACGATTTAGGTAATATACTTGCTAACAGAATCAGTACATTGAAAATAGAGGCAACTACAACATTGGAAGGGTCTTCATTACGATATGATTTGATTGGTGGTAAACTTCCATTTGGTTTAACATTAAAACGTGATGGTGAACTTGTTGGTAAAGCAAACCAATATAGTAATTCACAAGGGTTAGGTCTGACTACAATTGACTCACGTACTACGACATTTGACGGTAGTACTACAACTATTGACAGGAAATATAGATTTAAGGTTTTGGCTAGAGATCGTTTTGGTTATAGTGCAAGTGTGCGTGAATTTACTCTTGTAGTCAATGATGTTGATTCTAAAGTATATTCAAATGTATTCATGCAACCATTTCCTAATATTACACAAAAAACTGCATTCGAATCATTTATAAATGACTATAGAGTTTTCACTCCTGAATACATTTACAGACCATTTGATGAAAATTTTGGGGTACAAAAAAATCTTCGTACACTAGCCTATGCAGGAATAGAAGCTAAATCTATAAGTTACTTTGTAGCTGCTGCTACAAAAAATCATAAGAAAAAGCAGTTTAGATTTGGAGAATTAAAAACTGCCATAGCAAAAAAACCTGGTACAAACGATGTTGTCTATGAAGTTGTATATGTTGAAATTGTTGATCCTATGCAACCAAATGTAGGAAACACAAATTTTACGGTAAGGTCTAAAACAGGAGAAGCATTAAAAGTCAATGATGTAAAATTAGAAACTAAAGATGATGTTACTGCTATAGATGAAGGTGCTGATGTTTATACTATTACGCCAAGAGACGGTGAAATTATACGTATTCCAACTAGTCAAGGAACTATTTCTATTACTACAAGAGAAGGAGTAGTAGAGGTACCAGCACAAGCACAATTAGAAATTGTTGCACAAGATGGTACAATAATTGTATTTAGATCAACAGGTACAACTGCTGCTAATGATACAGCTACAAATAGACTGAGACCAAAATATGATGTAATTACTATTGATAATAACAGCATACTTGTAAGTCAAAATGCAAATGTACTACGTTATATTAGTAACATAGGAAATATGCGAAAGCGAATAGAAGAAATAGGAGCAAATGAAAGAGAATATTTGCCTCTTTGGATGCGTAGTAGTCAAACCACTACAGGACAAGAACTTGATTATGTTACAGCAATGCCATTATGTTTCTGTAAACCAGGAACAGGTGAGTTGGTAAAAGAAAATATTATCAATAATGGATTTGAGTTTAATCAAATTAAATACGAAATTGACAGATATATTGTAAGTAATACAGCTAATAACGAAAATGAACAATTTGTTGTATTTGGAAATTATAAGTATAATGTTTAAGGTGATAAATATATTTGTTAGAGAGGAATAATAATGGCCAGTAATATTAGTGTTGAGCAAATTGATGTAAATTTTCCAATTGCAGGACAAGATAATGATTCACAAGGATTTAGAGATAATTTTAATATTATCGAAAATAATTTTGTAGAAGCAAGGGGTGAAATTAATGCTTTGCAAGCAAATACTATTTTAAAAGGTCCTTTGGCATCAGGGGATGTTATTGATAACAATTTTAATAACGAAACAATCTATAGATATGTTGCGAAAGAGCAATCATTAACACATACTAACAGACTCTCTGGTATTTCTGCCGATGCTGAATTAAGTTTTCAGTCTGGTCACTATTTTACAATTACCGCACAAGCCAATATTACATTAACAATAAACGGATGGCCTACTAATGACGAATATTCAGAATTGTATATTCATGTTTATGGTGACGGTGGTGCAACAAGGACGGTAACATTTGCAAGTGAGTATGGTGCAAGTCAAAGTAGTTTAATGCAAGTTGATGCATCTTTTAGTGGTAGTCCACAAATTACCACAACACTAGCAAGCAACGACAGCACTTTAATTAAAGCATTTACTTATAACAATGGTGGTAAAGTGTTTTTGCAAAACTTAGGTGCATATTCTCAAGTATGATTCATCCTTTACAAGAAAATCTTGCAGAATATTCTGACGCAGTTTTAGAACAAAAACTTCTAAAATTAAATCATATGTATTTTGTTACGGATAATCCAGATGTAAGACATCAAATGATATTGTTAATGGATGGATATAAATTAGAATTAGAAGCAAGAAGAACTGCTGCTAAGTTAAAACAACAACAAGAAAATGGTGATAATTCTCTTGACGATTTAATAAACGTGTCATAAAATACATATATGCTTATGAGAACTGATGATTTAGGTATCCCACGATTTAGTAATCGCGATTTAATCGATATGATTTATAGTGGTCAATCGGATAAAGTTCATGTGGTATTGTGTAATCCAAGTGATGACGTAGACAAATTTAATGCGGCAATGGAAGAACAAGGGTTTAACAAACTACAGAAGTATATTCCACTAGATGTAGATCAAAAGACTTTTGACGGTGTATGTCAAAGTGAATGGTTTATGCCTGATGAATATAAAGCGATTAGCGTATATGAATATGTTCTAGGTAAAGCAGAAACACCTTGTCCACAACACGTACAAGATCGCATTTGGGAAGAACTAGATGCTTTTAAAGAACGTAATATGCATAACTTACTACGCTATATGATCTATCTTGTAGATTTTATGCGTGAGAACGATATTGTATGGGGTGTAGGACGTGGATCTAGTGTAGCAAGTTATGTATTGTATTTGATTGGTGTACACAGAATTGATAGCATAAAATACAATTTAGACTGGCGTGAATTTTTACGTGACTAAATATGTGTATATTTTAGGAGATGCCAATGGCAATGAAACAAAAAGGTCGTAAGACATATAGGAGTATGAAAGGTAAGGTTGTTGATTTAGACTTGCTGATCAAACGCAATGAACTCACACCTGCTGTCGGTAATGCTCGTGTAAATGCTCGTGGCGACGAATTAGGTCCTGGCGGTAAAATTATTCGTAAAAGAGAAGAAGTGATGCAGGACTACTATAAAGGATCGGCACCTGTTGTTCACGAAAGTGCAGAAGTAGATGCACCTGTTGAAACAAAATTAACATCAGCAGAAGTTCAAAAACTTGCTGAATTTGACGAAGAACCTGTTCCGCCAAAACCACAAGCACAAGCACAAGCACAACCAAAAAAAGCATCAGCAACTACAAGCAAAAATACTTCTTCTACGCCTGAATGGGTGGAAGATGAAGATGGAAATTTTGTAAAAAAAGGTGAATAATGGCAATTAACACAAATATTATTAATGGTAAATTATCTCCAATTGGTAACAGAGTGATAGTAAGTAATATGTATTTTGGAGAACAAAAAACCAAAGGTGGATTAATCATTAGAGATGATGATGGTACTACAAGAGGTATTTATCCACGTTGGGGTCAAGTCCATTCTAAAGGCCCTGATAACATTGACGATTATCAAGTAGGCGATTGGGTTTTAGTTGAACACGGACGTTGGACAAGAAGTGTAAAAATCGATGAAGGCAAAGGTGAGACTGAACTACGTATGGTAGAAGCAGAAAGTATTTTAGGATTTAGTAAAGAAAAACCAAATGATGTGCAGTTTGGTGCAGAATATTCTGACGGTCCTGCAGAAATCAAACCTGAATCATTTGTAAACTAAGAGGTTGTAATGACAAATCCATTTGAAGATATTGAACGCTTTGGCTCAGCGTGTGATCAAGAGCCATCAGAAGCAAACTATGATATGTATCTCAGCCTTATTGCAGAAGAATACAACGAACTTGCAGATGCTATTGCAGCAGATAATCGTGTAGAACAACTAGATGCACTAATCGATATTCTTGTTGTTACTATGGGTGCTATACGTGCCGGTGGCTACGATGGTGAAGGTGCTTGGCGTGAAGTAATGGATACTAACTTTGCAAAGATTGACCCAGACACAGGTAAAGTTCGCAAACGTGAAGATGGCAAGGTACTAAAGCCAGAAGGTTGGGAACCACCACAACTTGCTAAATTTATAGGAGATTGATATGAATACTAGAACAATGACCAGTGCTTACTATGACGAAGCACTGAGAACTTTTATGCTTGCACTATATAACTACACTGCAATTGGTTTGGCAATTACAGGTTTAGTTGCATATCTAACTTATGCAAGTGGATTAATGTACGCAATGGGTCCACTAATGTGGGTAGCAGTGTTTGCTCCACTTGGTATGATCCTATACTATAGTTTTGCTGGACAAAACTGGAGTTTTGAAACTACAAGAACTTTCTACTATGTGTTTACAGCAGTAATGGGCATTAGTATGAGCACAATCTTTGCTGTATATACAGCAATCAGTATTGCTCAAGTGTTCTTTATTACAGCAGCAACATTTGCTAGTGCTAGTTTGTATGGTTATACTACCAAAAAAGACCTAAGCGGTTGGGGTAGTTTTTTACTAGTTGGATTGATTGGTATTATCATTGCAAGCATTGTTAATATCTTTTTGCAAAGCAGTGCTCTTGAATTTGCAGTAAGTGTGATTGGGGTGTTGATTTTTACAGGTCTTACAGCATACGATACACAACATGCTAAAAGTATGTTTGTAAGTGGACGTATGAACGCAAAAGAAACAGCCAAATTTGCTATTCAAATGGCACTGAGCTTGTATCTAAACTTTATCAATCTATTCCAAATGTTGCTGAGTTTACTCGGCAATAGAGAATGATTCTTTGTGACGTAGAATTTGAACTACCAAAAGGCCCTGTCGGTGTGTTGTGCAGCGGCGGGGCTGATAGTTCATTAATCCTTTATTTGTTAATGAAACATAGTAATCAACCATTACATGTCCTTACAATGGCAAATAGAAAAAAACATTTTACTAATGCTATAGTTGTAAGTAAAGTAATAGATTGGTGTATGAAAAAAACAAACAATAATAATATTGTACATACCGTAAAATACGTCGATGAGCAAACAGACGAGCAATTACAACAACTAACAATTCAACATCTAAAAGTATTCCGTACAATTTACATTGGTGATACTTGTTATCCACCAGAAGATATACATGATGAATTTGTACAAAATACAGGCGATAGTTTTAATAAACTAGAAGATAGAAAACCAAATAAAAATCGTGCAACAAAAGCAGGGCCAATATATGTTCCATTTACAAATTATAACAAAAGAAAAATAGCCGAAATATACGAACATCTTGATATTATGGAACTTGCAGATATTACTCGCAGTTGCGAAACATTTGAAGATATTGGTACAAAACATTGTGGTAACTGCTGGTGGTGCAAAGAAAGAGAATGGGCTTTTGATAAACGGTAAAATTATTAATGACAAAATTCTAGTGCATACAGCTCAATGGTATATTACTCATACATGTAATATATCATGTAATCATTGTTTGAGTTACAATAACTATAATATTAAAGGACATGACAATTTTAAAGAAAATTTAATTTATGCTAAAGAATGGGCTAAAAAAATTATAATCAAAGACTTTACAATTGTAGGAGGCGAAGTTTTTACACACAATAACCTTAATCAATGGGTTTTTGGCTTACGAGAAATTTTTCCTGACATAGAAAATTTTAAAGTTCTTACCAACGGTACCGTACTATCAAAGTATGCAGATAGCTTTGATAAATGGTTTGAAAAAAATATAATTATTGAAATTAGTTTTAAAAGAGAAGAAGATTATAATGATCTTTACGAAATTTTAAAAAGATATAAAAATGTTGAACGTAAAATTCACTTTATGTATGATGAGGCAATCTATATAAACGGTAAACTTTGTTTCTTAGTTGAATATTGTGACTCGCATATGCAATGGGGAATAAAAGAATACAAAGAAGGATTTTATGAATTTTATAATAGTAATAGCGAAGAAGCTCATAAATCATGCTGGCAAAAAGATTGTCACTATTTTTACAAAGGCAATTTATACAAATGCGGAACTATTGTTGGTGCTCAAGAATTTGTAAAAAACTTTCCTGTAAAAGAGCATATTAAAAGTAGAATAAATGGATATGCACCTTTGAAATATGATCATCCTGAGTTACTTGAACAAATTAAATCTTTAAATAATCATATTCCACAATGCTCATTGTGTCCATCTATTGCTTTAGATGATAAATTAGTTGTTGACAATAAGAAAATATTGCCGTAATATGTATTAGTAAAAATACGGAGTATATATGTCTATTCATGCAATGATTGATCTAGAAACACTAGATGTTACGCCAAGTGCAGCAGTTCTTACCGTTGGTGGAGTTAAGTTTGATCCTAATAGTGATGCAGAACCACACAGCGAATTTTACTTCAAGTTAGATTTAGATGCACAAAGTAGTCGCAAGGTCAATGATAGTACTATTGCGTGGTGGGGACAACAAGATTCTAAGGTGCAGGAAGAAGCGTTCAGCGAAGATGGTAGAACACATCCACAAGTGTTTCTAGATCATTTGCCTAAATGGATGGTAGGAGTAGATGTATTATGGGGACATGGCTACGGTTTTGACATTACAATTATCGAAGACATGCTAAGACAACTTGGTAAACCTATTCCTTGGCAATTTTGGCAAGTGCGTGATAGCCGTACATTGTTTGCTTGTTGTAAAACGGATCCACGTAAATCCATGCAAAGCGACTTGCATAATGCACTAGCAGACGCATACTTTCAAGCAAAAGGTGTTCAAATGGCATACAAGGAACTAGGGTTATGCGAATCGAAGGTCTAACACAAGCACAATGCGACATGCTAGATGCAATGTGGGCATTAGATACTGCTGAAGAATTGTATAATTACTTTCAAACTTTAAGTAATGAAGAATATCAAATAGCTATTACATTACAAGAAATACTTATTCAAGAATGCGAAGAAGATGAAGTAAAAAATACTAATATGGCAAAACAAATGCTACAAAGCATTGGAGTAAAACTTGCTTAGATGGTATGATTATCCTATAGCATTTTTAGCAGCAGATTTTATATGGGCTAGTGTTCAACTTGCTCTATTTCATGGCATGTGGTTGGGTGGCATTGGTGCATATGCTGTTTATAAATATGGCTGGGATTTTTATTGTAACTGGAGGTATGAACAAGAATATGGAGAATAGTCCTATAAACACACTACAGCAGTTGATGACAATCACAATGGAAGAGTGTGGTGAACTCGTACAACGTTGTAGTAAAATAATGCGCAAGTATGAAACTTTAGACTTGATTGAAGAAGAACAACGTGTTAAACTAGTGGAAGAACTAGGGGATGTATTTTGTATGATGGAACTAATGGTTGGACACGGTATTACAGATTGGCGTGAATTGCATGATCGTGCAGATGTAAAGAAAAACAAACTTAAAAAGTGGAGCACACTGATTAAATGAAAGTGTATATAGGATCATATCCTAATCATAGGTTTTATCACAACTGGTTATACAACTGGTTTGGGTATTCACCTAAGCAACGAACAAGTATAAAGATCCACAAATACGATACGTGGAGTATGGATCATACTCTTGCTCCTATTATCCTGCCTATGCTTGTACAGCTAAGAGCTACAAAGCACGGCGCTCCTATGGTAGACATGAAAGATGTTCCAAAAGAACTACGTGCTACCAAGAAGCAACTGGACGCATACGGCAAGAACGGTGATGTTGATCCAAAGCACTTTGATCGTTGGGACTGGATCATGGATGAAATGATCTGGGCGTTCGAACAAAAGTGTCGTGACGATTGGATGGAAGATTACTACTACAACAAGTGGGATCAAGAAGGTGTGAAAGCACATCAAGATCGTATGTCGAATGGTTTTAGACTTTTTGGCAAATATTATGAAAATTTGTGGGATTAAAAAATGACTAGACTTCGTAAGAAAAGGCTGCTATTGTTAGCAAGAGATGGTGGAGATCACAAACGCTGGTATAGTCAATACTGCAAACTAATGAAAGAAGGCTTGATTACTTGGCAAATTGGCATTGCCTTTTTAACAGATGAAGGCGCTATAGAATTGTATGAAATGGAAAACAGATGAAAGTAACAATGTGTGATCCGCCCAGCGGTTGGCGATATGGCTTTCCTAAACCGTTGCCAGCAGACTTAGGTGAAGATGAGAGTATTATTCCTTGGCTGTTGAGTGAGGGGTATCCGCAGAAAGAGATTGACAACTGCGGCAAACACTTTTATTGTAGATATTGGGAACAGGAAGAAGAATGAAAGAACTATGGGTAGAGAAGTATCGTCCAAAAACGGTGGACGGTTATGTATTTAGAGATGACGCACAAAGAAAACAAGTTAAGACATGGATCAAAGATAAAACTATTCCGCATTTGCTTTTTAGTGGCAATGCTGGGATTGGTAAAACTACTCTTGCTAAGTTACTTTTTAACGAGCTCGACATAAATCCATTAGACATATTAGAGATTAACGCAAGTCGCACAAACTCAGTAGATGATGTGCGAGACAAGATTGTTGCGTTTGTGCAAATGATTCCATTTGGTGACTTTAAAGTTGTGTTGCTAGATGAGGCTGATTACTTGTCGCCAAACGCACAGGCAGCATTGCGTGGTGTTATGGAAGAATATCACAATACAGCAAGATTTATTTTAACGTGTAACTATCCAAACAGAATTATTCCAGCGATCCACAGCAGATGCCAAGGCTTCCACATTGCTAAAATTGATCAAACAGAGTTTACTGCTAGAGTAGCAGAGATTCTTATCACAGAAGGTATTACTCCAGATTTAGATACGCTTGATACATATGTAAAAGCAACTTATCCAGACTTGCGCAAGTGTATCAATATGGTACAAATGAATTCAGTTGAAGGGAAACTTGTATCTCCACAAGAAGGCGATAGCGGAGAAGCTGACTGGAAACTGGACATGGTTGAGCTGTTTAAAGCAGGTAAGATTCATGATGCAAGAAAGTTGTTGTGTGGTACGGTACGTGCTGAAGAAATGGAAGAAATTTATCGTTGGTTGTATGACAATATTGAATTGTTTGGAACAGACGAACAACAAGACCAGGCCGTGCTAATTATTAAGCAAGGATTGGTAGATCACACATTGGTTGTAGATCCAGAGATTAACTTAGCAGCTACATTGATTCGTTTAGGAGCATTATGAAAATTCTAATATTTGGTTTGCCCGGATCGGGTAAAACCACATTGGCAAAACCTTTTGCTGAACTTATAGGCGGTGTGCATATTAATGCAGACAATGTGCGTAGTCATTATGCTGATTGGGATTTTACACCAGAAGGACGTATGCGTCAAGCGGCACGTATGCGTTATCTAGCAGACGGTGTTGTAATGGCAGGCAAAGTAGCAGTTGCAGATTTTGTTGCGCCTACTGATCAAGCACGTATGGAGTTTAATCCAGATTTTACGGTATGGATGGATACTATTAAAGAAGGTAGATTTGCAGACACAAATAAAATGTTTGTGCCTCCTGCCCATTTTGATTATCATGTAAGTAAATGGTTTACGGATACACATGAACAACTTATGAAAATTGTTGCAACTTTTATGGATAGAAATAAAAATGTTTGATTGGAAAAAACCAACAGCACAAATGCTTGGGCGGTGGCAACCTTGGCATGATGGGCATACAGAATTATTCAAAAAAGCCTTGACAAATACTGGTCAAGTTTGTATAATGATAAGAGATGTTTGCGGTGTTGATGCAGGCATGGGGAACAATGATAATCCTTTTAACTATAGAGTAGCAAGGAAAAATATCATAGACGGGCTTGCTAAACACGGTTACACTTGCGGTGAAGAATATGAAATAATAAGTGTTCCTAATATTGTTGATATTAGTTACGGAAGAAGTGTTGGATATACTTTTACACAACACAACTTAGGGGAAGAAATACACAATATTAGTGCCACAAAGATTAGAGCAAAAATGAGAGAGAAAGGCGAACTATGACATATATTGTAAATGATCAATGCATTAAATGTAAACACATGGATTGTGTTGAAGTTTGTCCAGTAGATTGTTTCTACGAAGGTGAAAACATGTTGGTGATAAATCCGCAAGAATGTATTGATTGCGGAGTCTGTGAGCCAGAATGCCCTGCTGACGCCATTTGGCCTGATACAAAAGAAGGAGCAGACAAATGGGTAGAATTTAATCAAAAATATGCAGACTTATGGCCAGTTATTACTGAAATGCGTCCAGAGGATGTGCCAGAGGATGCAGATAAATGGCACGGGATGGAAGGCAAAATGGAATACTTCAGTGAGGCACCAGGACGTGGCGACTGATAACAAAAGTTTGATAAATGATATTGTAAGAGTAAGTGTATTAGAAGAAGAAATAGAATATTACAAAACACTTTTACAGCCTAGTGACACTGGACATATCCACACAACAATAAATTTTTTAAGTCAAAGACTATCTAACATCAAAGGAGAATTAGCGGGATGGCCGTTCGATTAGTAAGTTACACAAAAGCAACAGAAGAATTTGTAAAAGAAGGCATCAACAACGATGATTTGTTGGATTTGGTTGCATTTTGTGCTAGGGTAAGTAATCCTGCCAATCAAATGAATAGTGAAACAAGTGAAAAACTTGTAAAGTATTTGATCAAACACGCACACTGGTCACCACTGGAAATGGTAAACGTGTGTATGGAGATTGACACTACACGTGATATTGCACATCAGATTGTGCGTCACCGTAGTTTTGCTTTCCAAGAGTTTAGTCAGCGTTATGCAGAGCCTGGCGATATGGGCGAAGTATTTGTAACAAGTGAAGCAAGACTACAAGATACTAAAAATAGACAGAACAGCATTGAACTAGACTTAGGCGCAGAAGGCAATGCCGAACTTGTTTCACGTTGGGAGGAGCTTCAGCAAGATGTTTGCTTTACAGCAGGCAAAGCATATGACTGGGCAATCAATAACGGTATTGCTAAAGAAGTTGCACGTAAAGTACTGCCAGAAGGACTTACAAAAACAAGATTGTATATGAATGGTACACTGCGTAGTTGGGTGCATTATATTGAGTTGCGAGGTGCTAATGGAACACAAAAAGAACACATGGAGATCGCTTGGGAGTGTGCTAAGGTCATCGCAGAGATATTTCCTCTTGCAGCAGAACTCAATGCCTCCTAGTATTGAAATAGATGTAGAATGGAAAGAACACTATGCATGGTGGCCTGTGCGTAGTAGTTGGAGTAAAAAACTAATATGGTTTAAAAAATATTGGAAAGGAGAAATCTTCTATGATGCTATGGGAAGACCGCCAATAAAGGAAAGTAGTTGGAAACTCGTCTACACGGAAAACGAGTATTTGCTGTATCTTTTAAAACAGGATGAAAAATACAATCATCCTTTAGCATTCAAGAGTGTAAGGGCTATCTAGCCCTTACTTTATGCGTCTCCGTAAATTTCTAAGACTTCTTTAACAGCTTCATGTCTTTCAATATCTCCTTTGTGGAAGTTTACCACACTAATTGTTTTAGTTTCTGTATTATTTAATTGATTAGTAAAATGTATTAGTCCATTATCTTTGAGCCTATCAGCTTGTGCTAGGTCTCCTGTAACAACCATTTTACTACCTTTCCCAATACGTGTAAGCAACATTTTCATTTGATTTGGTGTTGCATTTTGCATTTCGTCAGCAACTATAAAACTATTTTTAAATGTCCGTCCACGCATGTATGCTAGTGGTGATATTTCAATTACACCTTCTTGAATCATGGATTCAATTTCATTAGCATAAAAATATTCGCGAAATACATCAAAAATAGGTCTTGTCCATGGAGCCATTTTTTCTTCTAATGTACCAGGCAAGAATCCTAGATCTTCGTCTGCACTTACAGCCGGTCTAGTGACAACAATTTTTTCTACATCTGTATCTATAAATGCCTTCACTGCTGCCTGACAGGCTAGTAATGTTTTACCTGTACCTGCTGGACCAATTCCAAATACAATATTTTTCGATTCGTCTAAAAGTTCAATTACATAATCTTCTTGACTTCTATTTCTTGGAAGTAAAGATACTGATTGACTTTTTTTTGGAAGGAAATTATTTAATCTAACAACATTATTACTATTGTTTGCTTTTACAAATGCTTGCCGTCTAGCTTGCTTTTTACCCATTTACACCTCCTATGAGTTAGGCAGGGTCTTCCATTTGCAGGAAGTGGCTCCCTGCTAATGTATTTACATTTGATTTGCTATCATAAAGTGCGTACTGAATTTAAACCTATATAGATCTTAAAGTGATAAATATTAAAAAGAGAAAGATTTATCATGCCTAAAATACTTGACACACTTGACGTTATTAAAAACTTATCATCTATTTTCGAAAATGATAAGGCCTTTGGTATATTAAAGGATTTTGAACGTGTACTAGACGAACTAGGAATTTATGTTTACAAAAATTGGGACGAAGGTGAACTTGTTGAGGGTCCTGTAATTGACAGACATTGGGTTAAATGTGTGTTTATGTGGCCTGAAAAAGAAATGCCAGATCCTGCTGGCGGTAAACGTTTAATTGATTATGATTGTAAAATTGGTTATGAAAAATCTACAATTATAAAACCACGTCAAATTAAAAAACCAGATGATATTCGTCCAGGTACAAAAAAAGGCAAACTTGATAAAATTCCTGTATGGTTAGTGCATATTCAAATGCCAAAAAAATTAATTATTGATATTTACGGTGGGTCTATAGAAGATATTGATTTACCAGAAGTTCAAGGACAGCAACAACCTCCAGCACCAGCAGCAGGAGCAATGCCTCCGCCAATGCCAGGTGGCGACTTAGGTGGAGCACCAGCAGGTGAGGCACCAGTAGATACAGGAGCAGTGTAATGACTCTTAGAGCTAAAGATTTACATGACATGGTCAAACCTGTATTTGAAATTGACAACTTTCAAAGTAAAATGGGCGAAGATGAAAATATTGTAGTTGTAAGTTTTAATGTAAACGAACAACAGGCAGCGAAAGATCTTGTAGATTTTATTGAAAAAGGTTATGGCTTTGTTTTAGACGCTGATGCAACTCCTGGCGAAATTGATAATAACATGTATAAAGTCTTTGTTGAAATGGAGCGTAACGGAAAAGTTGGTCAAAACATTACAGAATTATTAGACGGGGTAGGCAAATTAGCAGACATAGATACTTTTAGATTTAGATATCACAAAAGTTTTAGAAGTCGAATAGCAGATACAGCAACACTAGAAGAAATCGTACCGTTTTCTGCAGATGCTTATGCTGAAACTATGTTAGAAATATCAGAAAATTATGATAGATTTTTTGAAAAAACAGCGGTTGAAAAAATAGAAATATTTGAAGATAATATATTAATTAAAAAAGCATTTGCTGATCCTATTGGATTTAAAATAAAAAACTATGGTCCAACATTAACAATGCTTGAAAATTTAGAAAAAATTAATGTGCAGGATTATCCAGAATTGCTATTTTTAACTAAATACCTTGGAGACTATAATGTTACCAAATACGGTGACAAAACGTTAACACTGGAAAACAATGGATACACACTCGTGGTCGAAAGACTATAACGGAACATATTGTAAAAACTGCGGGCACCCCGGACATTGTGGTGTACCTCTCTATAACTCACCAAATATAATAAAAATGTGTGATACTTGCAGATGTGAGTTCTGCGCCAAGGACAAAAAGGAATAACTATGGCCAAAGAAGATTTTGAATTTGATTTTGAACCGTGGATGGCAGAAGAATTAATCCACAGAGATGATTGGGAAGAATGGTATGAAGCAATGTGCGAGATTCTGCCATTATGGGATATTAACACTATTCCAAGAGTAGCAGGGTTTATTGCACAATGCGGACACGAAAGCGGCGGCTTTAGAGTCCTTACAGAAAACCTAAACTATAGTGCAAAAGCACTAAACACTATATTTCCAAAATATTTTAAACGTGCAGGGAGAGATGCAAATGAATATCATAGACAACCTGAAAAGATTGCTAACGTCATTTATGCAAACCGTATGGACAACGGAGACACAGAGAGCGGTGATGGGTGGCGTTTCCGCGGAGGCGGCCTTATTCAGCTTACTGGACGTTACAACTACACTGAATTCGCCGAAGACGTAGATATGTCAGTAGAAGAAGCAGTAGACTATGTGCGTACCAAAAAAGGTGCGTTGGATAGTGCTTGCTGGTTCTGGGATGAAAACAATCTAAATAAACTATGTGATGCACTTGACATCGTTAGAATGACAAAGCGTATTAACGGTGGTACTATTGGACTAGAAGATCGCAAAAAGCATTGGGAACATGCTATGGATGTACTAGGCGGCGATATGGAAATAGAACCAGAAGAAGAAAAAGAACTTAACTTGAATCAAACAATCAAGCAAGGTTCTAGAGGTCCATTGGTCAAAGAAGTACAAGAGCATTTGGGCATTGAACCAGCAGATGGTATTTTTGGCCCAGGTACTGCACGCCAAGTGAAAGAATGGCAAGCCGCAAACGGCCTAGTTGCAGATGGTATTGTTGGACCAAATACACTGGGAAAGTTATTAGGGTAGGTGGTTTAGGTATGGGCATGAAACTTGCAGGAGTAATGTTTTTAATAATGTGTGCTATGGGCGGCATAGGTTATTGGTATTACAATGACACACAAGAACGCATGGCCATACTACAAGAAAACAATGCTAAATTAGAAATAGCAGTAGCAACAAACGAACAAGCACTAGAAAGTTTGCAAGCAGATTATGCAAGTGCGCAAAATGAAATAGCTAGTTTAAATGATGCATATACTGCTATTCGTAGACAAAATCAACAACTTGCAGACAAACTACAAGAAATAGATTTAACAGCAGCAGCAATAGCAAACGCAGAAGGTATCGAACGTGCAGTAAATCGTGGTACAGAAAATGCTGGTAGATGTTTTGAACTTCTATCGGGGGCAGAACTAACTGAAAAAGAAAGGACAGCACAAAATGACATCGCTTTTAACAAAGAGTGTCCTTGGTTGTATGATGATTATAAGTCTCGCGGCCTGCTCGACGAAACCCCAGCAAATTGAAATCAGCGCTAAACCAATAGAAAAACCAACATTAACACTTCCACCTGTTGACGAACTCAACATGCGCAAACTAGAGTGGATTGTTATCAACGAAGCAAATGTTGATGCTGTAATAGCAAGGCTTGCAGCAAGTGGAAAGCCGTTTGCTATATACGCATTAACCGGAGACGGTTATGGAAACTTAGGACTAAATTTTTCAGATATTAGAGCATTAGTTCAACAACAACAAGCAATCATAGCAGCTTATGAAGGATATTATCAAAAAGCCGAAGAGGCAATGGATAATGCTGTGACAAACGAATAAATACACATATAACTAGGAGGGCTAATATGTGGGATATGATACAAAACATGGCGAGTGATCGCACATGGATTTACACAAGCATAGCAGGCAGTATTGCCGGTGCTATGGTATTAGCATATTTAAGCACAACAAGATTAGGATTATGGGGCTACGCTAAGTTTGACTTGGCTGTAGACTATCTTGTTGAGCGTTGGGGCCTAACATGGCTCGAACAACCCGAGGATGCTTGGAGAAAGAAGTATCCTAAAATCACAGCGAAAATAGACGCTATTGAGGCACGTTTAGACAAATTGGAGGGTAACAATGCCAAGAAAAAGTCCTGATCAACTAAAAAGTGGAGGGGGCGCACCGGAACCTAAGCCAGCAGCAACACCTGCACCAACACCGACACCAGCACCTGCTCCTGCGCCAGTTGCAGCAGCACCGGCACCGCAACCTGTAAGTGGATATCATCCTGCAGACCTAAACGGTGACGGACATGTAGATGCTGAAGAAAAAGCAATGGAACTAGAGTTTCGTCGCAAGATGCTAGAAGACCAAGATGCAATGCGTGATGCACAGCGTAAAATGGCTTGGTTTGCACTAGGCGGAATGCTATTATATCCATTTGCAGTTGTACTAGCAGTGTTCCTTGCATTAGATCAAGCAGCAGATGTACTTGGATCAATGGCTGCTACATATTTTGTGTCGGTGGCTGCTATTGTTGCTGCATTCTTTGGTGGACAAGCATACACTCAATCAAGTTCAGCTAAAAAACGGTAACCACTAACTAAGTAATAGTATGAACTATTACAGCAAGTTGGGCGTGGACAAATCAGCATCGCCAGAGGAAATAAAAAGAGCATACAAAAAACTGGCGATGCAACATCATCCAGACCGTGGTGGTGATCAAAAAACTTTCCAAGAAATAAATGAAGCATATGACACGCTGAAAGATCCTGCTAAAAGACAGCAGTATGACAATCCACAACCACGTGCGGATTTTAATATGAATTCGCAAAATATGAACGATATGTTCAATCAATTTTTTGGCAGAAGACAACCAAAAAATCAAAATTTGTTTATAACTATTAAAATGAGTTTGGAAGAAGTAGTAAGTGGAAAAGATGTTATTGGAAGGTATACATTAAGTAATGGAGAACCTCAAGTAGCAAACATAAGAATACCAGCCGGTGTTGAAAATAATCAGCAATTTAGGTTTAGAGATTTAGGTGATAATTCAATAAAAGGATTGCCTAGAGGAGATTTAATTGTCCAAGTTTTAATAAAAAATCATAAAACTTTTGTCAGAGACAGGTTGCATTTAAGAACAAAATGTAGTATAAATGTATTACAACTAATTTTAGGCACAGATATTGTAATAGAAAAACTTGGCGGTGGTCCATTAATTGTTAAAATCCCGGCAGGAACTGATCCAGGCACAATTTTAAGTATTCCAGGTTATGGTTTGCCTGATTTAAACACAGGTAGGACAGGTAATTTATATTTAGAAATTAAAGGTAAAACTCCTAAGATAAATGATAACAACGTATTAGCAGAGGTAAAAAAATTAAATGATGGAATTAGTGTTAGCACCAGACGGTAGATTAGAAACACAATTAGAAAAGTTTGATGTTGGAGCAATGCATCCTGCTCCGGTTGCATTAGATATGATAGACTTGATGAACAAACACAACGGACTAGGATTAAGTGCAAACCAAGTAGGATTTCCTTGGCAAATTTTTGTGATGAAAGCTGTAATTAACAAACAATTTGGTTCTCCTCTTGTTGTTATAAATCCAGTAATAAAAGGTTTAAGTCAAGAAATTGAGCCAGGTATCGAAGGTTGTTTAAGTCATCCTGATTTATTTTTAAAAGTTCGTAGACCAATTAGTTGTATGGCGGAATTTGATACATTGACAAGTGACTTTAAAAATGTTATACATGTAGAAGCTAAATTTGACGATATTGATGCTCGCATATTTTTGCATGAATATGATCATCTTTATGGTATTCAATATATTGATAGAGTTAGTAAATTAAAATTAGAAATGGCAGAAAAAAAACGTCAGAAAAAACAAAAAAGGAAAGTATATGGTTGAACCCAGCAAAGAACTACAGGCAGTTTTTGAAAAGGCTTTGAAAGACGCCATTAAGTTACAACACGAATATGTAACCTTAGAGCATTTGTTGTATGCAATGTTATGTGAAAAAACATTTGCAACTCTTGTATCGGGCTATGGTTCTGATATCGACATGATGAAAAAAGAGCTTGAGAACTTTTTAAAAACAAAATTAGAAGATACTAAAATTGAAGAAAAGAAATACAAGCCAAAGAAAACTACAACCGTAGAACGTGTTCTTAATCGTGCTTTTACTCAGGTGTTGTTTAATGGACGTAACGATATTGAAATACCAGATATTTTTGTAAGTATTTTACATGAAAAGAAAAGTTGGGCATTTTATATCACACAAAAAGCTGGTATTGAAAAAGATAAGTTTACAGATTATTTGGCTACAGAAAATACATTCTTTGAAGAAGAGGAAGAAGTAGCAAATAAGGGTATTGCGCAAAAAGCTCTAAGAGATTTTGCAACAGACTTAAACCAACAAGTTAAATTAGAAAAAATTGACCCTGTTATTGGACGAAGTGAAGAAATTGAACAAGTAGCACTAGCTCTTGGACGCAGAAGTAAAAGTAATGTACTTATGGTAGGTGATCCAGGTGTTGGTAAAACTGCTATTGCTGAAGGTCTTGCATTTAAAATTGTTAATAATGATGTTCCTGAATTTTTAAAAGAATATAGTGTTTTTGCATTAGATATAGGAAGTATGCTTGCAGGATCAAAGTATCGTGGAGACTTTGAAGAACGTTTTAAATTAGTATTGCAAGGACTTAAATCCAAAGGTAAAACTATTTTGTTCATAGACGAAGCACACATGATTTCAGGCGCAGGAGCAGGTGGAAGTAATAGTGCAAACGATTTAGCAAATATGTTAAAACCTGCACTAGCAAAAGGCAATATCAAAGTTGTTGCATCAACTACTTGGGAAGAATACAGAAAGTATTTTGAAAAAGACAGAGCATTGATGCGCCGTTTTCAACGTGTTACAATTGATGAACCTAATAGAGAAAACACAATTAAAATTTTACAAGGTGTTAAAAAATATTACGAAGATTATCATTCAACACAAATTACTGAAGACGCAATAACATCAGCTGTTGATCTAAGCATCAAATATCAAACTGATAAAAAATTACCTGATAAAGCTATTGATTTAATTGACGTTGCATGTTCTAGATTCAAGGTAAACAATCAAACTGAAAATAAAGTTGTAAATCAAGAAAAAATTCAATTCGAACTTGCAAAAATGATTAAATTGCCTGAAGAACAAGTTAAAGAACGTGAAAGCGAAAACTTAGCAAATCTTGAAGCTAATTTGAAAAAAGTTGTGTACGGACAAGATAGTGCAATTGAAGAAATTGTAGATAAGATTCTTGTAGCACAGGCGGGACTAAAAAGTGAAAATAAACCAATTGGCTCGTTTGTGTTTATGGGTCCAACAGGTGTAGGTAAAACTGAACTTGCTAAACAACTTGCAAGTAACTTAGGTGTTCAATTGGTACGTTTTGATATGAGTGAATATCAAGAAAAGCATAGTGTAAGCAAACTTATTGGTTCACCTCCAGGCTATGTAGGATATGAAGATAATGCAGGCGGTATCTTAATTGACAAAATACAAGAAAATCCTAATTGTGTTTTGCTTCTTGACGAGATTGAAAAAGCACACCCTGATGTAAGTAGTATCCTACTTCAAATTATGGATAACGGAACAATTACCGGATCAAATGGCAAGGAAGCAGACGTAAGAAATTGTACACTTATTTTAACAACTAACTTGGGTGCTAAAGAAGCTGAAAAAAATACTATTGGCTTTGGAGACACAATGCAAAAAGATTATGAAGATAAAGAATTGAAGAAATTTTTTGCTCCAGAGTTTAGAAACAGACTAGATGGCGTGATTACATTTGGAAAACTAAGCAAAGAAGTTATGTTGAAAATTGTTGGTAAGTTTTTATTAGAATTAAAAAAACAAGTGCAAGAAAAAGATATTGCAATTACAATTACTGACGATGCATTAGACTACCTTGTTGATGAAGGATTTGATCCTAAGATGGGTGCAAGACCATTGCAACGTGTAATTGACAAAGATATCAAAAGACCTCTTAGTAAAGAAATGCTATTTGGTGCACTAAAAGAAGGTGGCAGTGTAATTATTGATTACAGAGATAATGAAATCAAAGTTGACTGCGAAATTGAAGTACATGAAGTTACATGAAACCAAAAAACTTCATTACAATAAGTTTTTATACAAACTAGTTATGCATAATACCTGTTCGAGTTTTTTTCGCACAGAGTTTAACAAACAAGATCTATCTTATGCTCGGCTAAAAATAGATAGCTTACATCATGCATTTAATCCTAAAAAACAATACATAGAATTAGAAGGGTATAGAGGAACATGGAAAGATTTATATCCAGTTAATGATTATTATGATGCAATAACAATATACAGGCATTTACGTGATAGAGAAGTTTGTGATTATATTGTAAGATGTGAACGGAACACATTAACAATATATTCTAACGATAGGAAATGGTTAATAAAATTAGGCAATAATTTAAAAACAAAAATTTCTGAGTTTTGGGAGCCTGATCCAGAAAATGTTTCATTATTACAAACAAATAAAAATATTATTCTAGTGAATAAAGTACCCGATTATGAATATAAAATTACACTTGGTAAAAAGAAAGGTTTACCTAGTTTAGCTAAATGGATTGATAATAATCCTAAATTAGCAAAAATGGGAGATATTGCTCGCCAAGAGTGTTACAATAGTGGCTGGGTTAAAGGTTATTATTTTCATGTTAGAGATGAGAAAGCATTATTCATTGTACAAATGTTAGTAGGCGATAATATTCAAAGAATAGATAAATTTGTTAACAATAGGTAATTAGATAAATACGTAATAACGGAGAGCCTGCCATGCATTTTATCAGTGTAATTTTTAACGAAGATATTACAGAAAGCAAACATAGTATTATAGATTCAGTCATTAATTCAGCAAATGTTGGATTACTTGAATCTGAATTTGAATATGAATTATTTGAAACTGCTAATAACCAACGTGGTATTGAAATTCCTTTAAACAAAAATTTAAATGAACAAGAACAAGAACTATTTGCATATAGATTAGCAAAAAGACTATTTGCAAAAGGATATAATAACTTTGATATAGATATCAGTTTAACTGAAGATGAAACAATTGCACGTACATTGAGACGTGGTATGCGTGGTGACGATGTAAAACGCATCCAAAGAGAAATTGGTATGCCAGCAGCAGACCAAGATGGTATTTTTGGTCCAAAAACAGAACGTGCTGTAAGAGCATTCCAACAAAAAGCAGGTATCCAAGTTGACGGTATTGTTGGACAACAAACACAGAGTGCAATCTTAAAAACAAGAATGCCAAATTCAAACATTGCAATCCAACAACCAGGTGCTGCATATATTGATGCACCATATCCACAACAAGATAACCCTGCGGATAAACGTATACCTGATGATGAGTTTGATGATGTAAGACTGCCACCTGGCACAGGTGGATTACCAAGAGGAGGTAATCTGCCTCGTTATGGAGCAGGCCCGGGTGATATAGAAGATCCACAAAAAAGCAAAGAATTGCCATCGGGTGTAGGAGGAGATCAAGCGTTACCTAAAACAGGTCAAACTCCGTCAGCCGGTACAAGTATGTTTGCAACAGATGTAGAAGATAAAACAGCTGAAGGTGTTTGGAGAGTTGCAGATAACGGTGACGGAACATTCTCGTTAGTAGGCCCAGACGGTGTAGTTGATCGCTCTAAAGGTTCAGGCGGCAGATTCAGCGCACAGAAAAGAGATGATTGGGAAGATTATGCAGCGCAGCTAAACCGAGAGCAAGGATTACCTAACGATAACGCACCAGTTGAAAAACCAGCAATAGATACAAATTTACAACCAAAAAGTGTTGATGATGTTGCAGCATTTGACAAAGAGTTAGATCAATATCAAGGATTAGGTAAAGGTGAACTTCAACAAGTAATTAGAGATTTTGTTGAAGATGACAACCCTATTTACGCAAAAATGGTGCTAGATAAATACAGCAAACTAGCACAAGTTCCAGAAGGCGAAGCACTTGATATTTGGAGATATGCATACAGACGAGGACAAGAAATTGGTTTGACTAGCATGCCTGTGCCACCTGGATTAGACGATTTAGAAAGTGGATCGGATAATAACCCAGAAATAGATACATCAGACCTACCGCAACCTGAAATAGGAGGAGGACAGGAATTAGGAACACCTGATGGAGAAAATTATTCCGAGTTACCTGTATCACAAACAGATACCACACAACCAACTGGAACAGCACCAAGTTTTACTGCTCCAACAATAGACGAACCGTTATCATCCATAGATGATGTAAACGATAGAACACAAAGACAAATGACCGCTCAAAGGCAATGGGAACAAAAATACGGTAATGTTAAAGATGTAAGTGCCGGATTACCTGCTGAATTTACAACACAATATTTAAATCCAGCACTGGAAGATTTAACAAGAGATGCAGCAGAAGCTCTTGCTAAAGAACTAAATGGAGCACCAGTTCCAGTTGCAGTGCTTACTATGGAAAGAATGCGTCAAATGCTAGGTGTAGAAAACGGTGCAGAAATACTTGACATGGCAAGAGAAGTTGAACAAGAAGAACCTGATCAAGCAAGTGCGCTATCTACACTAGCAAACATTTATAATAAATTAGAGGATACAGCCATGCCAAAAGAGGAAAGCGTAGCACCACGTCCAAAAGGTGCATTTATGTTCCGTGAGCGTAACGAATGGGATTCTCTATATGGTAGAACACACAATAGAGACGGTTCAAAGAAACAATTAAGTGTATTATCTGAAAATAAAAATTTAAGTGAAGTTACATATGATTGTGATGATAAGTTCTTTGAAGATTACGGAGTCATGTGGTTTAACACAGATTATATAGACGAAGCAGAATATCAAGGACGTAAAGTTCCGCTAGGCAAGCCTATGAAAGGCGATGTTAAGAAATTTAAAGTTTATGTAAAAAATCCAAAAGGCAATGTTGTAAAAGTAAACTTTGGACAAAAAGGCGTAAAGATTAAAAAGTCTAATCCTGCAAGACGCAGAAGTTTCCGTGCAAGACACAACTGCGACAACCCGGGTCCAAGACATAAGGCAAGATATTGGAGTTGTAGAAAATGGTAAAAATAAACGAATTCCACGATATGGATATTCCAAATGAAATAATCCCTAAACCTGATTTTGATGTACCTAGCGACTTGTTGATTTTTATGCGTAACGATCCAATGTTTTATCGCAAGAACTTTTTTCCAGCTGTTGAAGAATACAAAGAAACAGAAGATACTACTCCATTAGAAAATATGGTTAAACGTGGATTAGGCAGTTATTGTCAAAAATTTAAAATTCAAAATCCAACCGAAGATTTAATGAACGACGGTGATGTTATTGATTTAGTAAAACAAATAATTGCCGATGAAATGGAAGACCAAGAGCGTGGATATTAAAGAACTACAACACCTTGCAGGTATTCGTAACAAGTTTACAGGGTATACACCTTATGTGCCAGAAAACATGAGTATAACTGGTACAGAAAAAGCCCGTATACAACGTAAAAAGAAAATACAACCAGGTACTGAGGAATGGTTTAAACTATGGTTTAGTCAACCGCACTTAACAGGAGAAAAACCAGTTGAGGATTGAACACTTAGATGAAGGCGTAGGACGTATTGTAAAAGGTGTAAACACAACGCCAGATGTCGGAGTGGATCAAACACGTATTGAAGCAGCAAAGTTCGGCAACAAAGTAGACAAAGACGGACGTCCGCCTACACTAAGCAGCAAAGTAAAAGGAAAGAGCACAAATGTTCTTTTTAATCTAGGCCTTACAGAAGGTATTAAATTGCGCCTAGAGCGTGATAAACATATGGATGTATTACACATACAGGATACAAAAGAAAAACATCGTGTAGAGGTGCGTGGTAAAAAAGACTACGAAAGCGGCGGCTACGATCCAAAGGATAAACTTCATCAAGTTTTAGATCGTGTGGGCAAAGCAGCAAACATCAGTGATTTAATGAACGGAGAAGTTGTTCATATTAATCCTGGTCATCCGCAAGGTAGTAGAGCAATACGTACTGCTAGAGATGTGCTAAAAACAGAAGGTGCTCCACGTTATACAGCAGCGGAATGGGCTATTATAGAAGGTGGACATAGTTTAGAAGATGTTAAACCGCAACCTAAAAAACCAGGTAGAATATTTTCGGCGCTTGTAGAAGACGTAGAAATAGATAACAAAGATGGTTGGGGTGCTGTACCTTGGAACCAAGAAATAGACTACAGAGGTTTGCGTGTTAAAATGAAGCCAAGTGTATTCATTAATCTAGCAGCAAGTCGCAACGGTGAACCACCTGTGCCTAAAGTAGTAGATTATGTAAAAGGCGGCGGGGCTATAGGTGCTCCATTCTTACAAATATTTGTAGACGAAGATGACAGCCAAATACCAGAAGTGCGTGGACACGAAGGACGCAGTAGAATGGCTGCTATATTAGAAGTACACGGCGATGTACCAGTAGAAACACATTTGTTCTTCCAAGGCAAAGTAAATCGCAACAGACACATCACACCAGAGTTTGTAGAAAAGATTCAAAGATACTTAATCAGCGAAAATGACAAAATGGTAAGGGGGCCTTTGTTTGAGATTTAGAGAGATAATAGAAAACTTTGCTGACGGTAAAAAAAAAGGTAAAAGCAGACCAGGGCGTGTAAAACGCTCAGGTGCTAGTTGCAAAGGATCAGTAACTGATTTGCGCAAACGTGCAAAGAAGTATTCAGGTGAACGTGGGAGGATGTATCATTGGTGCGCAAACATGAAGGGCGGAAAGAAGAAGAAAAAATAGTAGAACTATATCCAGATGGTTATAGTACGGAGTGGAGAAAACACGAAGATATGAGTATTGACGACATAGAATGGTCACACTATATTGCTAAATACAAAGAACACGAAGCTAATAGAACAAGCACCAACGATAGAAACAAGTATTGGCAGGATTGGGCAAAAAGGAACAACATATGAAAATATCAGATATACTAAAAGAAGGCGATAACTTCGACTTATCGCCACAACAAAGAAAAATAGCAAATCTAGGTCGTGTTCTAATGGACCAAGCAACTACAACTAAAAACGACGAACTATCAAATGTAATGGCAAAAGTTGGAAACGAACTTACCAACTTTGGTGCTAACTTTGGTCCAAAAAATCTTAAAGATTTAGTTTCAAAAACAGATGTTCCTGCACCAGTTATTCAAAAACTATTAGCATATGCTGACAAGATTCTTACTGCACAAACCAACTTACAAAAAGATCAAAAAGATGGTGGATTAAATGACTCAATGTATGAAACTACAACTGCTGGTGCAGTAGCAAGTGTAGCAACTCCAGTAGGCGGCCTTGTCAGTAGACAAATGAAAAACCCAGATGGCACTGCTAAAAACGGTTTGGATAGCGATAATGTCCTAAGTAACAGCAAGCCTAAGAAGAAGAACACTAAACGCTCTAAAGATAAATAGTATAGTAATTACTATTTGGAGCATTTAAATGACAAAACAAATCAAAGAAGGTTTAGCAGATCTCGCCGACCGTGCTGAACGTGATCACGAAGTGCAAATGGCACGTAGCGATCTTTACAAAATAGCCAAATATGCAATCAAACTACATGAGATGATGAAGGGTATTAGTGAAGCAGAAGGTATCGAAGGTTGGCAACAGGCAAAAATCACAAAAGCAGCAGATTATTTAGGTTCAGTATATCATGCACTGGATTATGACACAAAGTTTGAAAGTGTAGAGATTCCGACTAAATCTGTGAGTACTAAAGCATACAAACCTAAACTTACTGATAGCGAAGTAAAATCATACAAAGGTAGTTTAGCAAGTAAACTAGCAGAAGCAAAAGGTGTTTGCCCAGACTGCGGCAAGACTAGTTACACAACCTTACCAGAAGAAAAGCAAAAAGGCGTAGACGGCAAAGTATGCTGGAAAGGCTACAAGCGTATGGGCACCAAAATGAAAGGTGGCAAACGTGTGGATAACTGCGTAAAAACGTAAGGAGAAAATCATGGCGTGTAATAAACCAAATTGTAAATGTGAAAACTGCAACTGCGGTAGCGACTGCAACTGCTAATGAAAATTAGAGAAATCATATCGGAAAAATGGAGTGAAAAATACAAAAAAAGTATTAATTGCTCTAATCCAAAAGGCTTCTCACAAAAGGCACATTGCGCAGGTAGGAAAAAAAGGAAAAAGTAATGGACTTTCATGCACTACAACAAAAATTGTTTGAACTGGATCCAACAGATCCAAGAGAAGATTTAGCAAAACTCCAAGCACAAGCAGGTGGCAACGCTCCAGCACCTGCACCACAAGTAGACTATATTGCAGAAAGTGCAAGTGTGCCAGAAGGTTCATTAAAAATGGATAGAAATTATAGTGTAAGCGACTTTGCTGCACTTGCTGGTGTACGTTTAGATGAAAAACAGAAAATGGGTAGTGCAGGACAAGCAAAAGGCAAAGATCCAATGCCTAAAGCACAACCAGGACGTACTAAGCATCCTTTAAAAGATAAACTTGTAGGTGAAGCAACCCCAGACGAAGAAGATAAATTTCACACAGACTTGGATGATCTAGTACATAAGACATTTGGTCACAGCAGTGATGAAGAAAAATCAGACAAAGATCGTATTGCCGAATTAGAAAAGCGTGTCGAAGCGTTAGAAGCACAATTAAGTGAACGCACTCTTACCAAAGGTGAAGAAAAAGAAAAAGAACGTATTGTTAAAGGTATGAAGAAAAACAAGAGCGATTTTAAAGATCGTTATGGCGACGATGCAGAAGCAGTTATGTATGCTACTGCTACAAAACGTGCAAAAAATGAATCAAGTGTTGACAGCATAAAAGATACATTGTATGCTGCACTTAACAAAAAAATGGGATTATAAATGAAACTCACAGAGCTGTTAACAGAAGGTCCTTTAGATGCATTTCTTGGTAATAGAGCTGCTCCAAGGCTAAATGCACAAAGTGGCACTGAAGCACAAATTATTGCATTAAAAGATGCATTACGTAAACATACAATTGTGACAGGTCAACTAGCAAACGGACAATTCCAAACAGCAGGCCCTGCTTGGGCAGGAGATAGCACAGGTGAATGGAGTCAAGCACTAGGTGACGCAATAATTGCATGGAAACGTAGTATAAATTTACAACTTGGCGAGAACCGTTTAGATAATACAGGCGAAGTTGGTCATCAAGATTTACAAATATTAGTGTATAGCAAATTGTATGACACTGGTAGTAAACGTGGTTTACTTAGATTAGGTAGAGACAGAGAAGAAGAACAGCAAGGTGAGCGTGGATTACCTTGGTCAGGTGAAAGATTTAGTTATGATGCAATACCTGATACTCCTGTTACAGAAATTACAGATACTAAATCTTTTGTAAATGCTATAGGATTTAGTGGTTGGGTTGCAATTGTTACAGAATTAGCAAGAGTACGCAATCTAGAAGGCACAACTATGGCAGATTTTATCAGTAGATCATTGCGTTACATTAATAGTGCATTTCAAGAATATCCTGATCGTTGGTTAACACAATATAGAACACTTGTTGTTACACAAGCATTTGCAAACGAGTCGGCTACATTAGACAATGGTAAAACTATGAAATTTCTTCCTAATGTAGGAGGTGTAAATAGTGCTAATGGTGCAAAAGAATTATATAGATATTTCAGAGATATGGCAGCAGGTCTTTTACGTAAAGGTCGTGCGGAAGAAGATGAAAAAGCTAGAGCAAATCCAGGGTCTGATGATCAAGTAAACACTGCGATTACATTATCTGAAGATAGTATCACACGTTGGGTTGTGCGTATGCATAACGCACTTGAATTTGACTTTATTGCATTTTTGCCGTTTGGGAGAGCACCAGACGATGATGTAGAAGCAATTAGTAGTCTTATGGGTCAAATCAATAGTGCAGGTGATTGGGATAGAGTTGTTGCTAAGTTTAATGACGAGTACCAACAAAATTTAAATTTTAGACTTGCTGATGAATTAAACGATGAAGACTATGATAGATTTGTACGTAGAAACCTATTTAGAATTCGCAGAATTATGCCAACTATTTTACATTCAGCAATAAATTGGGGTAATGACCAAGAAAGTTTAGATGTATCCGTAGATAGTGAAACATATCAAGTTAAGAAAAAATTAGAATCTGGTAAGGTAGTAGTTGTCGGTGGACGTAATAGAAACGTAAAAGATGCAATATTAGAAGATACTATTTTAAAAACAGCAATTACACAAACAGGCGGCAACATTCCAGACATGAATGTAGAAGTCACAAGTGAAAATTTACGTGATGCTGGATTTGTTGTTATAGCCGGTATAGAACAAGCAGCACCAGAAATGGTCGCATGGTACACAGCACAAAATCCTTTTGACGAATCAAGAGCAGCACAATTAGGACCAAGACGACTTGCAGGCATTAGAGAAGAAATGGCTAGATTGCTTGCTAACGGTATGTCAAATACATCAGCTATGTCATGGGTAGCAAACGAAGTTAACAGAGATAGAGAATGGTTAATTGGTGATGGCACTGATGAAAATCCAGGTGCAGCAAATGTTCATTTTGATAGACGCTATTTAGAAGAAGGAGATCCAACTAGAAATGGTGAGTTTGGATCTAATGACGCAGATGAACATGAAATTACAGATGAAGAACAAGAGCTAATTGATCGTTTAACTGGCACTGAAGAAGAACAGCAAGGTGTTATTGCAGAAATTGCAAATGAACCTAATCATATAGAAGTATGGTCAAGTACATATAGAGGCTTTGAAAAAAGTGAACGTGAAACTTGGGATACTACAATCGGCGATGTTGATGAGTTTATAAAAATTGCAAAAGAAGGTGCAGATAGAAACGGATCCTTGCTTGAACAAGCAATTGGTAATTTTGGTTTGGTGTATGGTGCGCCAAATCTTATGGCACAAGCATTTGAAAAAAGTATGGAAAATAGCATTCTTGCACTTATTCCTGGCGGTAGAGGACCAGGAGGTGATAACGAAACATTAGATATACTTGTGGCTGCTATTGATAACAAAACAGAATATGATTTAGTAAACGAATACTTCCGTCAAATTAGTGGTGTAACAGATGATTTGATTGATGAACTAGCAGGCGAAGAATTATTTAATTCAATGTATAATAACTTGGCAGAAAAAATTGGTGGAGAAAGTGCGGTTGACTTACGAACATCTGGTTTAACATCTAGTGTTGTACGAAGATTAGAACGTGCAGCAGAAGATCCATCACCAGAAAACTTAAATGCAATTTTGAGAGCTTTAAGCAGTAAAGAAATTTTAGATAAGGAAAGTATTACAGCAATTGTTGATGCATTAGATAACATTGTACAAGAATTTGGTGCAACTTTTGATGATGAACAACGTGAAGAAATTGCATCAATTCAAGAACGCTTAGAAGAAATCAAAGATATAATTGATGACGAAGGCTGGTGGGATTATATTTGGCGTAAAGCAGGAGGTTGGTTTGATTAATGGCTTTTTTAGTCCATCCATTACCACCTATTTCAGTTTATGTACGAAAAGAATACTTGTATGATTTAGAGAAGGGGCACGGTGAATATACTCCAGGAATCTGGATTAGTGTTAAAAGCACACAATACAAAGCATTGTATTTTGAAACACTATTAACAGACTACGGAGCATTATATGACAAACTTCCTATATCGGCATTTGTTTGGAAAATACCGCACGGCGAGATTCTTCCGCTTGATGTGCTACAGCTTTGGGATTGTTTTGATTACGACATTACCGTTGTCCAAAAACCCATCTTGTCTAGATGTGAATTTTTTGGAAAGGACAAACGTATGCATGCCGGTGAGTATGAGTTCACCATCGATAATTGTCACCGCGATCATTCCGTCCTTGACACCAACTTCTCAGAACACGATCCTGAGCACAAATCATTTAATGTTATTAGACTTGACAACGGTCAATTCGCTGCTCAGCCTAATAACAGGGTTATCTGGAGAGATAGCTCCTTAACACCTGAGAAACTATTAACACCAGATTTTAAAGTGTGTACACAAAACTATGCTGTAGAAACAGAACCAAAATGGAGTGTTGGTCATACTGACGAATGGCAGTATAAAACACTTGACGAAGAATCGAAAACATAGTATATTAAAACAATAACCAAGGAGTATTATATGAGCGATCGTGTCTATGGCCCTGAAGAAAAGGCCAAACTAGAACGTTTAGTCAAAGAAGGCGTAACCGTTTTACAAGAAATTGAAGATTTGCAAGGCGGATTAAAAGAAACAATTAAAGCAGTAGCAGAAGAATTAAATGTAAAACCAAGTTTAATTAACAAAGCAATTAAAGTAGCACAAAAACGTGATTGGAGTCGTGTGCAAGATGAGTTTGAAGACCTTGAAACAATCGTAGCTACAACCGGTTACGATAAAGATGCATAAGGACTATATATGCCATACGTAGACGCATTTTTTGACAGAGACGCAGACATTATTCGTGCAGTAGAACGCAAAGATGGTAAACGTCACTATCAAGAATATCAAGCAAAGTACACATTTTACTATGAAGATCCAAGAGGCAAATACAAAAGTATTTTTGGTGATCAATTGCAACGAGTAGTATGCAAAAACACAAAAGATTTTAGAAAAGAACTTGCTATAAACAAAGGCAAGAAAATGTTTGAGTCGGATGTAAACCCAATCTTTCAGTGTTTGAGTGAAAACTATCTTAACCAAGATGCACCTAAACTGAATGTTGCGTTTTTCGATATTGAGACAGACTTTGATCCAGAACGTGGCTTTGCGGATCCTAGTGATCCATTTATGCCAATTACTGCAATCACGGTACACTTACAATGGCTTGATGCACTTGTAACTTTTGCACTTCCACCAAAGACACTTACTATAGAACAAGCACAGGCAGAAGTTGCAGATTTTGATAATACTTATTTGTATGCTAACGAAGGAGACATGCTAGAAGCATTTCTCGATGTTATTGAAGATGCAGATATTTTGTCTGGTTGGAACTCAGAAGGTTATGATATTCCTTATACGGTAAATCGTGTTAGTCGTATACTAAGTAAAGATGATACAAGACGCTTTTGTTTGTGGCAGCAATTGCCTAAACGTAGAGAATTTGAAAAGTTTGGTAAGACTGCTGAAACATTTGATACCATCGGAAGAGTCCACATGGATTATCTCGAATTGTATCGCAAGTATACATATGAAGAACGTCATACATATAGACTAGATGCTATCGGTGAGATGGAAGTTGGTGAAAATAAAACGGTATATGAAGGCACACTTGATCAACTTTATAACAACGACTTCCGCAAGTTTATTGAATACAACAGGCAAGACGTTGCACTACTAGATAAAATTGACAAAAAACTACGTTTTATTGATCTTGCTAACGAAATTGCACACGATAATACGGTGCTTCTACAAACTACTATGGGTGCTGTGGCTGTAACAGAACAGGCTATTATTAACGAAGCACATAATAGAGGTATGCAAGTCCCTAATAGACGTGAACACGAAGGCAACACAGCAGCAGCAGGTGCATATGTTGCATTTCCAAAAAAAGGTGTGCATGAGTGGATTGGTTCAATGGATTTGAATTCACTTTATCCAAGTATTATTCGTGCTATGAATATGGCTCCAGAAACTATTATTGGTCAAATACGTTTAGATTTAACAGATGAATTTTTACACAATGCAACAACACTAGAAAAGAAAAGTTTTGCAGGTGCTTGGGAAGGCAAGTTTGCTGTATTAGAATATGATGCAGTAATGGAACAGCGTAAAGATGTTGCACTTACACTAGATTTAGAAGACGGTACTAGTCATGTACTAAGTGGTGCAGAAATATATAAATTAATTTTTGATAGTCAACAGCCGTGGATGTTGAGTGCAAATGGTACTATATTTACTTGGGAAATCGAAGGTGTTGTTCCAGGTTTATTAAAACGTTGGTATGCTGAACGTAAAGAACTACAAGCAAAAATGCGCAAAGCAATTGCAGCAGGAAATGATACAGAAATTGCGTTTTGGGATAAAAGACAGCTGGTTAAAAAGATTAACTTGAATAGTTTGTATGGTGCTATTCTTAATCCAGGTTGTAGATTTTTTGATAAACGTATCGGACAATCAACTACACTTACCGGCAGACAAATTGCAAAACACATGGCTAGTGAAGTCAATAAAATTATCACAGGCGAATATGATCATGTAGGCAAAGCAATTATATATGGTGATACAGACTCAGTTTACTTCAGTGCATATCCTGTACTCAAAGATGAAATTGCAGCAGGAGATATTCCTTGGGGCAAAGATAATGTTATTACATTGTATGATCAACTATGTGAACAAGCAAACACAACATTTCCAGACTTTATGCGTACAGCATTTCATTGTCCACGTCCACGCAGTGAAGTTATTGCAGCAGGTCGTGAAGTTGTTGCAGACACAGGGTTGTTTATTACTAAAAAACGCTATGCAGTGCGTGTGTATGACTTGGAAGGTAACCGCACTGATAAAGACGGCAAACTAGGTAAAGTTAAAGCAATGGGTTTAGACTTGAAACGTAGTGATACGCCAGTGTTTATGCAAGACTATTTAAAAACATTGCTAGACATGGTGTTGGATCTAAAGGATGAAAAAGATCTACTAGATAGTATTACTGAATTTAGACGTGAATTTAAAGAACGCCCAGGATTTGAAAAAGGTTCGCCTAAACGTGCTAACAAGATTGGACACTATCAACGACTTGAAGAAAAGCAAGGCAAAGCAAACATGCCTGGACACGTTAGAGCAAGTATCAACTGGAACACACTCAAGCGTATGAATGGTGACAAGTATTCGCAAGAGATTGTAGATGGTATGAAAGTTATTGTTTGCAAATTAAAGCAAAATCCGTTACAATATACTAGTGTTGCATATCCAACAGATGAATTGCGTTTGCCTGATTGGTTTAAAGAACTGCCGTTCGATGGGGATGCTATGGAAGAAGTTATTATTGACAACAAACTTGATAACTTGATTGGTGTACTCAACTACGATTTAGAAAGTACAAAACAAAATAATACATTTAATAGTTTATTTGAGTGGGGTTGATGTTTGAATTATTTAAAACAGAACACAAAGGTTTAGGAAGTGTTGTTGAAGTAAGTATTGATTATTCTGCACAACAAATTAAAAGGCAGTACAAAGAAAACGGAATAACTTGTAACGGAAATGAAACACAGGTAAAAAAACAAGATATAGATAATTTTTTTCAAAATGAAGTATATTGGCTTAATAAACTTCAAGGGGAATGGATACCAAAAACTCTAAATATAGATATGCATACACAAACAATAATACAAGAATATACAGGACCAAACTTATTATACCAAAAAAACAACTTGCCTGAAAATATTGTTGAGCAAGTTATAGAAATGTATAAATTTTTTAAAGATAAAAATGTTTTTAAAAGAAATGGAAGCATGAGTAATTTAACTTTAAAAGGAAATAAACTAATTGCTTTTGATTTTAAATGGGCAAAAAAAAGACCTGAAGGATTAGATATGGAAATTAAAAGTTATAATGATTGGCTTAGTAAAATAGACAAAAATTTAACAAACACTCTTAAGGAAATGTTATGAAAGTAGGATTTACATGTAGTACATTTGATTTACTACACGCAGGACATATACAAATGTTACGTGAAGCAAAAGAACAATGTGATTATTTGTTAGTAGGATTACAAATTGACCCAAGTGTAGATAGAGCTGAAAAAAATGCACCAATACAAAGTATTGTAGAACGTTATACTCAACTAAAAGCAGTATCGTATGTAGACGAAATAGTTCCATATGCTACCGAAACTGACCTAAATGATATCTTGACAATGTATCATATAGATGTTAGAATATTAGGAGAAGAGTATCGTGAAAAGGATTTTACGGGCAAGGATATTTGCAAGAAGCGGGGTATCCAGCTATATTTCAACAAAAGAGATCACCGCTTCTCATCAAGCGATTTAAGAAAACGAGTATGCGAAAGGGAAAACAATGTGGACACTTTGGATCATAAGTAGCGTGATTGACAGCGCAGAACCTAAACTCACTCAATATGAAACTTTTGAAACTGCTATGAGTTGTCATATTGAACAGGCTGTACTCGAAGCAGACTTTACACAAGAAGAAATAGCGTTCTGCGAGGACCCGAATGAATAAATTTATTTTTGATGTGGACGGAACACTAACTCCGAGTAGACAAACTATTGATCCAGAGTTTAAAGAGTTTTTCAAACACTTTATCCAAGATAACAAGGTTTGGCTTGTAACTGGTAGTGATTATGCTAAAACCGTAGAACAACTTGGAGAGGATATTTGTGAAAGTGTTGTAACCGTGTATAATTGTTCAGGAAACGATACATGGTTCAAAGGCAAACGTGTAAACAGCAAACCATTTGAAGCACCTAAAGAACTATATGATCTAATGAATGGCTGGTTGCAAGGTAGTCCATTTTCACTACGTACGGGTAATCATATTGAAGAACGCACAGGAACAATCAACTTTTCAATTGTAGGACGTAATTGTACGTTAGGAGAACGTAAATTATATATTAAGCATGATCTTGAAAATAGAGAACGTGAAAGTATTGCTTTTCAAATTAATAGTGAGTTTCCTAATATTACAGCAGCAGTTGGTGGCGAAACAGGTATTGACATATATCGCAAAGGTGGCGACAAAAGTCAAATACTAGAAGACTTTAATAAAAATGATAAGATTTATTTCTTTGGCGATCGTATGGAGCCAGGTGGCAATGATTGGCCATTAGCAGCAAAACTAAACAAACAAAGATGTTACAATGTAAAAGATTGGCGTGATACTATGGAACGGTTACAATACTTTCAAGAGGCGAAAATAGCAGCATGATTATAGCAGGTCACGGATTTGTAGGTAAAGCATATGAATGGTTGTTTGCTAACTATAGAAGAAAAATAGAAATACATGATCCTGCAAAAGGGTTTACAGCTGACTTTGATAATACAAGTGCAGTAATTATTTGTGTACCAACACCGCAAGCAGATGACGGCTCTTGTGATATGAGTGCAGTTTATGATGTAGTAGGCAAGTGTAGACCAGATACACCAATAATGATCAAAAGTACAATTAGTTTGCAAGGATGGTATGAACTTAAAGACCGCTTTCCAAATCATAAATTTTGTTTTAGCCCAGAGTTTTTAAGAGCAGCAAATCACATGATTGATATTAAAAATATGGATACCTTTATTATTAGTGGTGATACAGAATACTGGCGTGATCAAATTAGTTACAACTGGCCACATATGCGTATACGCACCGTAAAACCTGAAGAAGCTATAGCAATAAAATATTTTAGAAATGCTTTTTTAGCAACTAAAGTTAGTTTTTTCAATGAAATATATGACTTTTGTTCAGCATACGATATCAGCTTTGATCAAGTTCAAGGCGGTATTATAGCAGATAAAAGAATAGGAGAAAGTCATAGTTACGTATGGCCAGATGAAGGGGTAAGAGGTTGGGGAGGATATTGTTTTCCAAAAGACACCAGTGCTCTATTAAAAATGGCAGCAGAAAAAAATATTAATCTAAATACACTAGAAGCAGCAGTTGAATACAATAAAAAAATACGTTGACAATCAACAACTTAGGCAGTATAATAAGAAACATAGGAGAAACATATGAAAGACATTCTACAAGACATTGTAAGCCATACACATTCGTTAGGCATTATTTCAACACTTAAAATTACAACAGAAAATGATATCACAACTATTGAAAGTATGGCAGACGATAGAAGTGTTATTATGACAGCAACAACACATTCACCAGTAGGCGAATTTGTAGGTACATTTGGTATGCCTGATTTAGGTAAACTAGCTTATCATTTAAAAAATCCAATGTACAGAGAAAATGCTAAAATTGAAGTAATAAGTGCAGAACGCAACGGTGAAGTTGTTCCAACACATATTCACTTTGAAAACGATACAGGTGACTTTAAAAACGATTATCGTTTTATGATTAAAGAAATTATCGAAGAAAAAATTAAAAAGTTTAGTTTTAAAGTTAATACATATGATGTAGAAATCCAGCCAAGAATTGGTAAAATTGAACAAATGAAATACATGCAAGGCGGACACACAGAAGAAACGGTGTTCCAAGTTAAAACTGAAAATGATAACTTGGTATTTTATTTTGGTGATGATGTAACACACGCAGGTAACTTTGTATTTGAGCAAGGTATTACTGGAAAACTAACACATACATGGGCATGGCCTGTTTCACAAACTATTGCTATTTTGAACTTGGATGGTGATAAAACTATGAGCATCACAGACCAAGGTGCTATGAAGATTAGTGTAGACAGCGGCATGGCAAAATACGATTACATTCTACCGGCTCAACAAAAATAATGAAAACAAACCTAACTGAAACACAAAAAGATTATGCAGTATTTTTACCTAGTATTAGCGGCTTTTATGGCACGTTTGTAGGTAAACAAAGATATGAAGATTATGTTGATCCTTCTCGTGTTCCAGCAGGTTTAGGCAATGTAGAAAGTCTTAATTTTTTAAATCCTAAAGACGGAGCATTCCATTACAAGTGGGCGCTCTATTCTGCTGGTCACGCAGATTTAGATACGACTAAATTTGTTGATAAAGAAGATATGGTGCGTAACCGTGATAGAGATAATTCATGGTTGCTAGGCGACTCAGGTGGTTTCCAAATTGCTAAAGGGTTGTGGCCCGGTGACTGGACTAGCGAAACTTGTCCACATGCAAATAAAAAACGTGAGCTTGTTGTAAACTGGATGGAAGAATACATGGACTACGGAATGATGCTTGATATTCCTACATGGACCTTCCAAAGTGCAAAAGCAAGTAAAGCAACTAACATAAAAAGTTATGATGATGCTGTAAAAGCTACTCATATTAATGCACGTTATTACATGAAACATAGACGTGGTAACTTTAAGGTATTAAACGTACTACAAGGCAGTAATCATACTAATGCCGATAGTTGGTATGAAGAATTCAAAGGTTATTGTGATCCAAAACAATATCCAGATACACACTTTAATGGCTGGGCAATGGGTGGTCAAAACATGTGTGATGTTCATTTGATTTTACGCAGACTTGTACACATGATACACGATGGATTACTTGAACAAGGGCTGCATGATGTAATGCACTTCTTGGGCACAAGTAAACTAGAATGGGCTGTGTTACTTACTGACATACAACGAGCTGTTCGCAAATATCATAATCCTAACTTTATGATTACATATGATTGTGCATCTCCTTTTCTTGCAACAGCAAACGGTCAAATTTATCATAACATTAGATTAGATCACAAAGGCAAATGGAGTTATATTATGAGTCCAGGTGCTGACGCTTTGAAATATGCTAGTGATACTAGAAGTTTTATAGACGCAGTACTACAAGATGGCTTATTACCTACATTTGAAGAATCTCCTGTTAGTCAACACTGCAAAATGAATGATATTTGCATTTATGCTCCAGGCGATAAAAACAAAGTTGGTACTATTAAAGTTGAAAAAGGTAAGCCAGAACTTGATAAACAAGGTAATCCTTTACTAGACGATAACGGAAATCCAATTATTATGCGTAAAGATAGCACAAGTTGGGATTCATTTAGTTATGCGCTACAAATGGGTCATAATGTTTGGATGCATATTGAAAGTACACAACGTGCAAACGAGCGTTATGATGCAGGAGAATATCCTTACATGATGGTATACGAACCAAGTATTAGACATGTGTTTAGAGATATTGTCAATGAAATCTTTGCACAAAAAGATCGTGAAAAAAGTCTTGCAGTTATTAACAAATATGGTGACGATAAATCGCTAAGTATTTGGACACACATTATTGGTACTAGATTGAAAGTTGGTAAGAAAACAATAACACCGGAAGCAAAAGCAGACGAATTATTTGATTGGGGTTGATATGAGTAACTTTACAGATGAAAAAGATAAACTAAAAAGCTACTTAGAAGAATTAAAACGAAAACACAAAAAATTACATGAACAAATTGATCAATATCACGGTATTGAAGTCACTCCAGAAATAAGAAAACTTAAAACACATAAACTTTTTATAAAAGATGAAATGCATAGAATTCAAACAAAACTTGAAAACTTAGGACATTACAAAAATGGACGAGCATGAAAAGAAAGTTAGATTAGAACATATTGATATGGCTTTAGAAGAACTTGATAAAATCATTGACACAATGAATAAAAAAGGCTATAGTAATGAAAAAATAAACGAGTTTAACAAACAACGTTGGAATCTTTGGAATGAAAGGTATAGGCTTAAACAATGAAACGAGATTATGATAGTGGTGTAACATCAGAAGGTGTAAACTTTTTTGTTGGTACTGAAGTAGAACACACACCGCAGTTTGGTAAGAAAACACTTTTTGTTGTAGGTGTACAAAACTTTGAAGAAATTGTAGAACACGCAGATAAAGCGGGTGTAGATCATATTTACTTGGGTGCTAATATGAGTTGGAGCAAGGACGAGTCTTGGGACGAAATGGTATTTCCATTGTTGAAAGACGGTTACTGGGTAACACTAGATTTTCCTGTGCAAGACATTGAATGGGTGCTAGAGTGCGGCTATACAGAATACAATCGCTTTATTCCAATGATTAGCGTAAAAATGCCTTACATTGATCTACTAGGTTACAATGCTTGTTTAAAAGTAGATGACAAGGATTTTGATGCTACTAATCCAGGTGTATGGGTACATCGTGTACATGATTTAAAAGATAAATCAAAGTTTACAGATTGGTCTAAATACACCACAGATGAAATTATCGCTTGACAATATGCAACAAGAACGTTATTATGAATATATGAAACGGCGCAACAGAGAAGAGGACGCTAAATTGAACGCATTAGAAAATGCAAAACGCAGTATTTGGGTAACTTTTACAAAAGAAGGTATCCACAAGTATCCAGCAGCACTGGAAGATCCAGCACTGGCAACAGGTGATGAATATGATGTAAGTTTCTTAGGTTATCCACATCGTCATATGTTCCATTTTAAAGTGCAAATTCAAGTTACACACAATGACCGTGACATTGAATTTATCCAGTTCAAACGATGGCTGGAATCATTGTATGCAGGAGACATCTTGCAACTAGATTACAAGAGCTGTGAAATGATTGCAGACGACTTGTACACACAAATTAACAGCAAATATCCCGGCCGGTTTGTTGTTATTGATGTTGCCGAAGATGGCGAAAACGGCTGTCAAATTGTATACCCAGCATAAAGGAAAAAGGTATAATGACTATCTCTAATCCGGTAGTAAATAAAATTTTTAACGATCTTGAGGAACTGCACGACTTCTGCAGAACTGAAGGTTATCCATTTAACCAAGCAGATTTGTATAAGAAAGATGCTCGTGTATGGCAGGCATTTCAAAAATACAAAAATTGGGTCCGTGCTAGAAATCGCACCAAAGGACGCAAATAATGCGTAAGCTGTTTTACATGGGCTTAGAGCCCTATGAAGGCAGGTACACATTACAACTTGAAGAATGGAGTAGGCGTGCGTTTCAACGCCGCTCCATTGATTGGGTTAATGTACCTGGTACAACTATTGACAATACAAAAGCAATTCAAGTAGGCCAAGTGTTAGATGCACATGGCCGTTCCTACTTTGCAATGTCGCAAATGATGAACTTGGTGCAAATGATGCGTAACGGTGAAGTTACAGGCGAAGATGTAGTTTTCTTTGAAGATATGTTCCAGCCTGGTATGGAATCGCTTCCGTATATTATGGATCAGATTCCCACTGAGCAACGTCCACAGGTTTGGATTCGTTGTTTAGCACAAGCAGTTGATCCAGATGACTTTGTGCATGTTTGGGGCATGGGCAAGTGGATGAGTTTGTATGAAGAAATGTGCAACGAGTTTGTTACTGGCGTACTAGCAAGTAATGAAGAAATGGTTGCACACATGAAGATTGCAAACTGGAAGGCTCCTATCTACAATGTTTCAGGTCTTGCATTTGATAAAACAGAAGTTGCTCTACGTGTTGGCGAGATCAACACTTGGGAAAAGCGTGACAATCGTGTGGTATTTGCAGCACGTTTTGATCAAGAAAAACAACCAGACTTTTATATGGATTTGATTGAAGAATGGTATGGTACACCAGGTACAGCAGACGTGGAGTTTTGCATTGTGCAAGGTGGCCCGCTACGCAGTAACAATCAAAAGTATATTGATCGTGCCCGCAAAATGGAAGAGCGTGGACAACTGGTAATTTATGAAAACTTGAAAAAGAATCATTACTATGATATTGTAAATCGTAGTAAAGTTTTGTTCAATTGTGCTTTGCAGGATTGGACAAGCAATACGGTAAGCGAAGCAGATGCATTAGGATGCAATGTGTTGTTTCCAGCGTATCGCAGTTTTCCAGAAATCTTTGCTAATGATCATACACGCATGTATGTGCCTTGGAGTGTTGAAGATGCAATGAACAAGTTAACGCCATTACTAAAAAGCGCACATAAAGACTTAGGTAAGATAAGCGATTGGACTAGTGCAACTATTGATCGTTATATTGATATTATGCAAGGTAACGGTGAACAATGGCGTAGAGATAGCAATCGTTATCGTGATTATGTTGCGGAGACAAAATATTGAGAGTATTGGTCACAGGTGCTACAGGTTATATTGGCAGTCATGTTTGTAAACTACTAAAAGAGCATGGACATCACGTTACTGCTTGGGATATAAATATTCATGGTGAATACAATGACATCATGGCATATTGTGACCATTATTCTTCTTATGATATAACTAAGTTTGTACATGGTGGCTTTGACGCCGTTGTACACTTAGCAGGACGCAGTGTAGTACCTGATAGTTTACGTGAACCTACAGAATATTATCGTGTAAACGTGATGGGTACTGCAAACTTGTTAGATCGTGTCGAAACACCACACATACTATTTGCAAGCACTAGTAGTGCTTGGGAAATGGCATCACCATATGCACGTAGCAAAGTGGCAGCAGAAGATGTAATTAAGGAGAAAGCCAATGGATACACTATCTTTAGATTTTTTAACGTATCTGGTACTGACGGGCATAATCGTCAACTGGGCGTTCCTACCCATCTTATTCGTGTTGCTGCTATGGTGGCTGCTGAAAAACTACCCAACATTAAGATCTTTGGTACGGACTATGATACTAGGGATGGTACTTGTATTCGTGATTATATTCATGTTGTTGATTTGGCTCGTGCCATTGTCAACGGAGTGGAACGAGGTCCAGCCAATACGGACTATGAGTGCCTTGGTAGCAACGTAGGTTATAGTGTACGAGAAGTAATCAGTACTATGGAGCAAGTTACTGGTAAAAAGTTAAATATCATTGAAGCAGAACGCAGAGAAGGCGATGCTGTTGCCAGTGTTGTAGACAACCTAAGTGATCTAGTTACACTGGAAAAAAGCATCGAAGATATGTGTTTGGATCAATACAAATTGGAAGTTGGTAAAAATGGATGAATTAGTAGCACAAAGTAAAGTTATTATTGAACATTTAGATAATGGCGACTTGATGAGTTGTTATAGTGTTTTTGAAGCTAATATTAGAAATATTCTAGATGACTTAGATCAAGATACAAAACTGGTACAACTTTGGCAAACTCAAAGAGGATATGTCGATGATGAAGACTGGGCCTCAGTTATGGAAAATATTGAAAACATTCGAGCAGTTGTAAATGCGTGATCACAACAACGATACTATTACAATTACAACTGATGATTTGGATAAATCAGGCGTAACAATTCAAGGTCATTATTATGGAAATACTATTGATATAGGCACTATATCAACAAGCACACTTGAATACAATGGAATTGATGATTTAGTTTCGCTTGATGATTTTTCGATTACACTAAATGATCCTGTTGAGTTTGAAGATCGTATGCCCGATGTTGCCAAGATAGAAGACATGTGCAATGATTATCCAGCACTAGCAAAAGCATATGAAAATTTTAAAACTATGTATGCTATGGTGCATCAAGACTGGAAAGGTCGACAAGAGGATGACCCACTTCCATTTTAACATAGAACCTGTATGGAATATGGAACGCTATCGTGCGTTAGACTATAAACTAGACCATCATAAAGATACAAATTTAATACAAAAATATTTAGATGCAGGGCATAGTGCAGAGGCTATGACCCTGTATAACTATTTTGAACCAAATCCTATGCCACCAAGTATAGAATATATTTGCAGTTATTTTCCTACACTTAAAAACATTTCAATTGCAGTCAACCTATTTAAGCCAGGACAATATTTGCCTGTACATACAGATCTATATGGTGCATATAAAAAATATCATGGTTTGACAAACGAAACAATTTATAGATATATTGTTATGCTAGAAGATGGTGTAGAAGGACAAATGTCTGTAATTGGAAACAGAGTTTACACCATGTGGAAAGCAGGACAAATATACGGCTGGCAAGATGATGAAAAACACACATTTTATAACTTGAGTACAAAGGATAGATATGCAGTCCAAATTACAGGCACATAACCGATACGACCAAGTTTTAGAAAAACTTTTCATTATATCAATTAACAACAATACCAAGTTTGTAGATAAAGAATACAACTTATTACAAAGTATTGACCATGCTGTAGGTATACATCAAGTTTATACTCACGGATATTTAAAAACTTTTAAAAAAAATTATATTGTAATACACGATATGGGAACTATAGACTATATTGAAAATTATTTTTTGAATAGTTATGAACGCAAATCATGTAACAATAAAGGTTTGTACATTTTTTTAACGGAACAAATATTACACACACATATTCCAGAACAAAAAATAATGTTAGATGGTGATAGCAATTTACCTAATATTTCTATAGATTGGCAACAATCACAACACGATAAAATTTGGTCTCCTGAATTATCAAGTATTAATGAATTTGTAAAAAATAATCAATTAACAAATGTTTTTGTTTGTATTAGTGCAGAAGATAAACATGGAATTTATGCGGGCAAATATAATTTTAACATACTTCGTAATGACGCTTATGTAAACGCAATAGCAACTTTTTTAGACAAAAATAAATCTCCAACCCAATTTTTTTCTAGTGATAAAATAGATACACATTTTTGGTGTGGTAATTGGGGATATAGACCGCACAGACACATTGTTACTGCTTTTGCTAGTAGCTTAGACACCTTGTATAGTTGGGGATATACAGATAGTAAACTTAATTTAGCAAATCATCTATGGTTTGATCCTAAAAAATTTAAGTACAAAAAAGAATTACTACAATCGCTAAAACAATTACAACCAAACTCAATTGACATAGATACAGGGCAAACTGAAATCACAGGCACATTATTTGATGTAATGCTTAGACCCGAGTCTGAATACGAAGGTCCTGATTTAAAAAATTATTCAAGTAAAGAATTATTTTCAAATACATTTTGCAGTATTATTAACAGCAGTACATTTGGTGAACCATTTGCAGTATATGACGAAAAACCTTTAAATGCTATTATAAATTTTAGACCATTTATACTAGTTGGTCCAGCAGGCAGTTTAGAATTAATGAAAAAGGACGGTTTTAAAACATTTAGTGATTTTTGGAACGAAAGTTACGACAACGAATATAACCATCAAACAAGATTAGAAAAAATATTTGATTTGCTATTAGAAATTGACTCTTGGAGTATTGAAAAATGTAAGCAAATGCACAAAGATATGTATAATATATTAATTCATAATTACAACAGAATAGGTAAAGATTTACATGAAATGCGCAGCACTTTATAATCATACAAATATACGTGGTGGTAATCGTGTGTATCCTTGTTGTCGTTACAAGGAAAGTGTAATGCACTTTGATGGCAATGTTGGTAAAATTATGCATAGTTATATGTATAATAAATTACGTGCAGATATGGAAGATGATTGGTTGCCGGGCTGTGGTAAATGCAAACACGAAGAAGAACTAGGGGTAGAAAGTTTAAGACAACGGTTTAATTCTCGTTATCAAATGAGCAAACCTACACTGGATTATTTGGAAGTAGGGTTTGATAACATATGTGATTTAACTTGTGATGGTTGCTGGGAGGAATGGAGCAGCAGCTGGTGGGCTAAAAAGAATCCCGACCTGCCACACAAACAGGGAATTACCAGCACAGAAGAATTTACACATATACCCAACACTATAAATCGTGTGGTGTTTTTAGGTGGCGAACCACTTATGACAAATAGACACAGACGTTTTTTACAAACATTTGACAATTTAGAAAATCTATCTGTGGAATATTTTACAAATGGTATGCACAAATTACAAGAAGAAGATTACCAAGTTTTAAGCAAATGCAAACATGTACACTTTACAATCAGCATAGACGGTATAGGTGTTTTGAATGAACAGGTGCGTAGCGGTAGTGTTTGGAGCAGAGTGGTCAAAACATTAGATGAAATAGCAGATGTATTTGATTATACAATACACAGCGTAGTGCATAAAAATAATTGGCACGGTTTACCAGAACTTGCAGAGTTTGCAAAAAAATATAAAAAATGGACAACAAATGTCTTGACATTTCCTAAAGAACTGGATATAATAACACTAGAGCAGTGTGACAAAGCAAAACTAGAAAAAATATTGGATACATATGATATACCAAACAGGCAATATATTAAGGCACACTTACAAGGAGAAGCATGATGGACATGCGCAGTTATGAAAATTGGAGAGAACACGGTGCTGATGAAAGTAGTGTAGAAGAAGTAACTTGGAATAATAACGATTTGCTTACACTACCTTGGGAAGCAACATATATGACAGACGAGATTCCAGAAGATAGTTCATGGGATACGTTTGCTACAAAAAATAAAAAAGCACTAGAAGCCATGTACAAACAATGGGGAGTACCTAAAGAAGGTAGTCTACATTATATGAGTATACGTCCAGAACTAACAAAAGGACTTGCTACATTTATTGCTCCGTATGCACATATGAAGTTCAATTACAACTTCCTAAAACTAACACCAGGGTGTAGTTTAATGTGGCACTTTGATACATATGCTACATTTGTAAAGTTCAATAATATCGATGAAGCAGATGCACATCATGTTTGTAGGACCGTTGTGATGATGGATGACTGGGATAGAGGTCAAGTACTACAAGTAGGTGACGAAGTTTACACAGGCTGGAGTGCAGGAGATACATATACTTGGAAGGGTGATACTTGGCACGGTATGGCTAATTTTGGTCCTACTAATATTGTTATTGCTCAAATAACATTCCTGGATGAAGATGACAAATATTCCCAATGATAAGCGTGATATGGATTTTGGCAGTGCTTTTGCTATACAAGATCCAGAAACAATGCGTTTATTAAGAAAACATTATAACTTTATTGATCTCAATAATGACAGCATTATTGATGAATTTCTGCATGAATACGATACTTGGATTAAATCAGGTACACTAAATGTGTTTACTGGATTAGAAGATTTTGGTTACAAATGTTATAGTAATGGTACTACAGAAGCATTTGATAAATTTTATATGCGCAATGCTAAACGTAGATTCCGATGCTATAAAGGCGAATATATGTATCATAGATTAGCGTGGAGAGACAAGTTTGTTTGGGCATATATTGAAGACGAACCGCTTCACAATGCAGATGCAGTAGTTATTAGTTTACCATTTGCGGATACAGGTGACAAACACGACAAGTATCACGATCTAATGCGTGAATGTAGTGAACTAGGAATACCAGTATTAGTAGATTGTGCATATTACGGTGCTTGTAGGCATATACACATAGACTTAGCGTATCCTTGTATTACAGACGTTACGTTTAGTTTGAGCAAAACATTTCCAGTTGCTTACGCCCGTATAGGTATGCGATATACTAAAGTAGATGACGACGATACAATGTTTGTGTATCACAAAATAAACTACAATAACAAAATAGGTGCATTACTTGGTTTAGAATATTTTGACAACTTTTCACCCGATTACATACCAAACAAATATATTGACAAACAAGCAGATTTCTGTAATACTATAGGAGTTAGTATTAGTAAAACCGTGCTATTTGGTATTGATTACAATAATAAGTTTCCGCAATACAACAGAGGCGGACGTACAAATAGACTGAGTTTTCATAAACAATATATTAAAGGATTAGATATTGCCGGTACAAAGTAATAACGATTGGGATCCATTAGAAGAGATTATTATCGGCACAGCAGACAATTGTGTGCATCCTACTATGAATATTAGTACACATAGTTTTATCTATGGTGGTGAACAATATGAAGATATCAAACACTTTAACGGGCAACCTATTGAACAATGGATTGTCGATGAAGCAAACGAAGATTTAGATGGGTTAGAAAAGTGCTTAAAAGATTTAGGTGTTAAAACTAGACGTCCAAAAAGCATCGATCATAACCAAAAGTTTAGCACACCAGAATGGACTACTACAGGATGGTATACTTTCTGTCCAAGAGATTTGTTGTTGCCTTTAGACAATATGATTGTAGAATGTCCTAGCCCAATGCGAGCAAGATATTTTGAAACTAGAGCATACTATGACCATTTATATGAATGGATGAAAGAAGGTACACAATGGATTTGTGCGCCTAAACCTATTTTAACTGATGATAACTATCAATTGGAGGACCGTAGTGAAGCAACCCTTGTTAACAAAGAAATTATTTTTGATGCTCCTAATATCGTTCGTCTTGGTAGGGATCTTCTCTGCCAAGTTAGCAATAGTGGCAACCAACTTGGTTTTGAATGGTTACGTACTATTTTAGAGCCAAAAGGCTATCGTATCCACGTAGCAGAAAAATATTATAGTTTTGCACACTTTGATAGCACCGTATTGCCACTGCGGCCTGGACTAGTGTTGTTTAATGCAGGACGCCTAAGCGAGGATTGGTATCCACCTATTTTTAAAGACTGGGACAAGATTTGGGTAGGTGAAGAAGATCTACACGTTCCGCCAGCAAACACAGGTGTTGCTCCTTGCTCACCTTATATTGGATTAAACTTTTTGAGTGTTAATCCAGAACTTGTTATTGTTGATGAAAAGCAAGAAGCACTTAGACGTATACTAGGCAAACATGGTATTGATACAATAGGCCTTCCAATGCGTCAAGCACGTAGCATGAGCGGAGGGTTTCATTGTGCTACACTAGACACTAAGCGCAAAGGCAGTTTGGAGGATTATTTTGCAACATAGTATAGAACAATGGATTGAACGTATAAATGCAATGAAAGATATGTGTATTCAAGCACATAGATTGCGTAATCAATACAGCGAACAAGTTGAAGAAACATACAACTATGCACAAGTAAAAGATATACTAGAGCAAGTGCAATCAATGGCCGCCGGTATTGCAAATGAAAAAATAACCGAAATTAAAACAGAAATGGATGAATGGAAAAAATGAAACGCAAACATTATACTTGGGACGATGTACATAAATGTGCTCACAAACTAGCACTGGAAATGTACAAAACTGGATTCAAACCAGATTATATTGTAGGACTCAACAGAGGCGGTCTGCCTATCAGTGTTGTGTTAAGCCATTTATTAGACTGCGACCATTATGCGCTAGATGTACGGTTACGTGATAACAAAGGAGAAACTGGACCTGAATCTAACTGCTGGATGGCAGAAGATGCGTTTGGGTATGTATCTCAAATTGATAGAGATGATGTTTGGAGTAAATCTACTAGCGATACTGCTAAGAAAAAGAAAATTTTAATTGTAGATGATATCAACGATACTGGTGCTACATTTAAATGGATTAAAGAAGATTGGCAAGCAGGTTGTTTACCAGATAGTCCAAACTGGGATACCATTTGGAATCAAAATGTTCGCTTTGCTGTAATGTGTGAAAAAACACATACCGAGTTTGATGGGGTTGACTATGTATGGCAAACCATAGATACAGGTGAAGAAGATACATGGATTGTGTTTCCATGGGAATATGATTAAGGAGATAACATGAGTTGTACATGTGGAAGATCGCCAACAGGACGTTGTGTAGGTTGGCATAGTTTAACAGAGGAGCAATACCTTGAGAAAAAAGCCGAATATGAAAAAAGACAAGCACTAAAGGAGAAAAAGGAATGAAAGAACAACTAGTAAAAGCAGCACGTATGCACGCCGAAGGTGAGCTCGAAAGAGCAAAAACAAATATTATGGTTTACATGAACCAAAGTGTAGGTATTGGCGAACACAGCGATATCGTCGAAGCAATTCAAGAAGAACTTGATAAAATGGCAGCGGCAGAAGATCGTATCGAAATGCTGAGAAAATATTTTGAGGGTTAAAAACCATAGTTAACCTATTGACAAATAATCTAAATAATGTTACTATAAACAATAGACATCCTCGTCTATAACTCGGAGAATAAAATGACAGAAGAAGTAAAAGGACTTAATACTGACAATGTTGAGCCTGTAAAGATTAGTCAAGTAGTACGTGAAAGACTACAAAAAAACGGTGTTCGTTTTTATGCAAATGACAATATTAGTGAACATATTAGTGAATTTGAATTACAAGAGATTCAAAACGAATTAAAATACAAGTTCCAAGATGTACTAGATACACTTATTATTGATACAGAAAACGATCCAAACAGCATGGATACTGCAAATCGTTTGGCGAAGATGTATATTCATGAATTGATGCGTGGAAGGTATTATCCGCAGCCTAATGCAACTGCATTTCCTAATCATACAGATGATGCGTATGATGGTATGCTTGTTGTGCGTAGCGAACTTAAAAGTGTTTGTTCGCATCACCATCAACCAGTTACAGGTGTAGCATATATTGGTATTCTTGCTGCTGATAAACTTATTGGATTAAGCAAGTATACACGTATTGCACAATGGTGTGCTAGACGTGGCACACTACAAGAAGAACTTGCAATGGATATCTGTAAAGAAATAATGAAAGTTACAGGTGCTAAAGATTGTGGTGTTTATATTCAAGCAACACACGGTTGCTGTGAAAATAGAGGCATTATGGCACATAGTAGTTTAACACAAACAAGTGTACTAAAAGGTGCGTTTAAAACTGATCCTGGTACAAAGAAAGAATTTTTTGATAACATTAAATTACAACAGGAGTTTGCACCGCGATGAAACTAAGATATAGTGAAGCATTTTATAGTGTGCAAGGCGAAGGCAAATTTGTAGGAGTACCTAGTGTATTCCTACGCACCTTTGGTTGTAACTTTCGTTGTATGAATTTTGGTGTGGATAAAAGTGTTGGCAGTCGTTGGGAGCAACACGCAAAAGGTCAACGCTACAACGCAGAAGTAAAACAACTGCTAGATGACGGTGTTCATGAAACTACAAAAGAGTTTAATGATTTGCCTATTGTGCATACAGGCTGCGATACATATGCAAGTATCTATCCAGAATTTAAACACTTCAATATGCTTAAAAGCGTAGATGAAGTTGTAGAACACTTGTTGAGTTTGTTGCCGGAAGGCAAATGGACTATGGATAATGGACAAGATGTTCATCTTATCCTTACAGGCGGCGAGCCATTACTTGCTTGGCAACGGTTGTATGTCGAGCTGTTTGAACACCCAGGTATGCAGGATCTAAAAAATGTCACAATCGAAACCAACACTACACAGCATCTACACGATGACTTCTACAACTATCTCAATGGTCACGAAAGAATTCAGCTCACTTTTAGCTGTTCTCCCAAACTATCCGTATCGGGCGAGTCTTGGGATGATGCTATTAAGCCTGATGTTGCTCGTGAGTATTCCCTTGTTGATGGCAGCAATATGTATTTTAAGTTTGTTGTTGCTGATCAGAGTGATGTTGACGAAGTTGGTAGAGCAGTTGATACCTATCGTAAAGCGGGCGTGGATGTTCCTGTATATCTCATGCCGCTTGGGGGTAGGTCGGAAGAATACACTCTCAACGTACAAGAGGTGGCGAACCTCTGTATGGAACGAGGGTGGAGGTTCTCGCCAAGACTCCACATTAGCCTATTCGGAAATGCCTGGGGCACTTAAAGAAAACCTAGATAGTATTCCAAAAGGCATAAAAAGCGAAGAAGAATACGAACGCATAAGGAAACAACTTTGAGATTAATTACATTTGGTTGCAGTCTTACTTTAGGAAGCGGTTTAGAGGATGTAGGCATTCGACCTGAGCATCCTAGTAAATTTGCGTGGCCAAATGTACTTTCTACTTTATTAGGATGCACTTTAGAAAATAAAGCTGCTGCTGGTGCTAGTAACAAACAAATACAAAAGTTAGTTCAAGAATACAATTTTGTAAGTAACGATGTAGTGGTAATTTTATGGAGTCATAAAGACAGATGGTGTGTTTTTGACGGTGATTTTACAAATCAAATTAATGCATGGGATAGTGACATAAAAAGTAAAATGTTTTTTAAATTTTTGCACAATGACACAGATATGTCTATGGATCTACATAACAGAATACATTATGTAAATATGTATCTAAACAATAAAAAAATTAAAAACTTTCATTTATATGCAGATATTATGTATAAAAATACATATAAATGGTTTGATGTTGATATGCTCCATACAAACATGGCAGAACTAAGACATGCAAATCCACCAGCAAAATATGACCATCATCCGGGTATTGAAGCACATAGTATATTTGCTAATCAAGTGTATAAAGAAATAAAGGAAAAAATATGAAACAATGGTTAAAACGTGTAACTGGCATTGAAGCACGAGAAAAAGAACTAGAAGCCAAAGAACTAGCAGTACTAGATAAAACTGATCCTAAGGCTGCTGCTACAAAACGCAAAGAGCCTTGGGTAAATGTGCTAGACATGCAAGTAAATGAAGAAAATATTCGCAACGGTTTTTTTGAGTTAGATTGGAACAAATACTTTATCCAAGAACTACTAGCAGCAGGATATGGTAGTGAAGGTGACGAAGAAGAACAAATTGTCGACCGTTGGTTCAAAGATATTATTTTTAACATGTTGCAAGAAGAAGGACTTGACACAAGTCGCGGAGCCGGTTATATTAATGTAGTACCAATAGACAAAGGCAAAAGCGAGGTATCATGAAAGTTGCAAAAAATATGATTCTGATAAAGGGCAATCATAGTATGGCGTTTAGTGTAAGACGCCGCAAGGAGTTGGTTGAAATTGACTTTTACAAAGACACTTACAAATATCTTACACAAAAATTATCTCTTGACGAAGGCTCTGTTGTATACTATAATGCTATTGAACTAGGCTACAAAGAGGCATTCTAATGACATACATTCTTATTGACACTGCTAACACATTTTTCCGTGCTCGACACGTTGTACGTGGAGACATTGATACTAAAGTTGGCATGGCAATGCACATCACCCTTAACAGCATTAAGAAAGCATGGCAGGACTTCAACGGTTCGCACGTTGTTTTCTGCTTAGAAGGACGCAGTTGGCGTAAGGACTTTTATGAGCCTTACAAGCGCAATCGCAAAGAAGCACGTGATGCACTTACTCCACGTGAAGCAGAAGAAGATAAAGTGTTTTGGGAAATCTTTGATGAGTTTAAAGAGTTTGTTACAGACAAGACTAACTGCACCGTTTTGCATAATCCTGTACTAGAAGCAGATGATTTGATTGCAGGTTGGATACAAAATCATCCTAACGATGACCATGTTATTATTAGTACAGATGGCGACTTTGCACAATTAATTGCACCCAATGTACGTCAATACAACGGTGTTAGTAATACTACTATTACACATGAAGGTTACTTTGATGACAAAGGTTCACCTGTATTAGATAAGAAAACTAAAGAACCTAAAGAAGCACCTAATCCAGCATTTATGTTGTTTGAGAAGTGTATGCGTGGTGACACTAGTGACAATGTGTTTAGTGCATATCCTGGTGTTCGTAAAAAAGGCACAAAGAACAAAGTAGGATTGCAAGAAGCATTTGCAGATAAACAAACAAAAGGTTATAACTGGAACAATATGATGCTACAGCGTTGGGTAGATCACAAAGGTGTAGAACATCGTGTGCTGGATGATTATACACGCAATGTTACCTTGTGTGACTTGACTGCACAGCCCGAACACATTAGACAAGAAATAAATAACACTATCCAATCAGCAGATAGCAAGAATGTATCACAAGTTGGTATGAGACTAATGAAGTTTTGTGCCCGTTGGGATCTTCAGCGTATTGCAGATAATGCTGCACAATATGCAGAACCATTACAAGCGAGGTATGAATGACAATAAAAGCAAAACCAGTTTTAGCAAATAAATTTTGGATTGTTGAAGAAGAAGGTGTGCGAATTGGTACACTTAGTAAAGAGGACGACGGCTTTGTTATTTCTAGCAAAGGTAAAGTAGATGTTTACAAATCAGAACACCAATTAAAAAAACAATTTGGTAAAAATTTCCTAATTGCTAACATTACAAATACCAACTCAAAACAAGAAAAAGAAGTTCACGGGTATCCTACTAGAAGTATTCCATATAATAGTATGTTTGACATTCAAAGAAAACTACCTCTTTTTACTAAAAGTGAAAAATCTAAGTCGGTATATTGTGCCGGTTATTATCTAGTAAAGTTTAATGTAAACTGGCTGAAAAGTTTTTGTCCTAAATTAATTACTATCGAACGTAATGACTTTATGGGTCCTTTTAAAACTGAATTAGAAATGAAAGTAGCATTAGCTAATGCCAACCGATCCAATTAATACTAGCAGTATTCAGCAATTTTTTCAGCAGGTCAAGCAAGCAGAAGCAAGCAGAGCTAGAGAAGTTAAGTTAGATATTGTACAAGCTAAAAATCTTGCCTTTACTTTAGGAGAGGTAATGGCAAGATTAAATGGTGATTTAGAAAAAATTATATCAGAACAAATAGAAAAACTTAATCAAGATCAAATAATAGAAATTAGTATGGACTCTGGGGAGTGGAAATAAACTCCCTGTTAACTAAAAAGAGATAAATATATGCGTAGTTTATATTAAAGGATACGCATATGAGCAGACCAAAGCCTACTATTAAATTAGAATATACTAACCCTGCAACTTACAAATGTGAGCAAGTTTTAGATGCTGAAGCAATTTGGGCAGTTTTCTACCAAGATAAACCTTTTAATCTAAAAAGCTCAAATTCTTTAACAAACTATCCTGGTCCTAAGTATAAGAAAACAAGTTTTTCTAATCCTGGACATGCACATAATCTTGCAAAAAAACTTAATAGCATGTTTAAAACAGAAGATTTTAGTGTTTATAAACTAACTTCTGGTGAAAAAATCTAATGTCAAACAAACTAGTTTTTACAAAGTTGTTTTTACGTGAATTAGGACAAAGCACTAACGAACAAAATGTAAAAGCAATGATGCCTTTATGGTGGTATAATACTAGAGACAAAAAAGTGGGTGGACTTAGACTTACACAAGAAGGCTTTGATGTAGTGCAAAAAATAGGATTAGCAACTTATGATATACCATATCCTAGAGAAATGCCATTAACTACACAAGTAATTATTTTTTTAGATCAATTTATTGATTGTCCATATTACCTAACAAATAGAAGTATTACGGTTACAAACGAACGTAAAGCAGTTGAACTTGGTTTGTTTAGTGGAGATTTGCGCAAATATGGATTAACAAAAGCAATGTCAAGATCAAAGGTTGACAAATAAATTATTTCACGTTAATATAATTTTATAGGGTAACAAAAAGGGCATCACTATGCAAATCGATTATATAACTACAATGACTAAAGTAGGTCAACTTGTACGTAGAGAAGGGCATGATAAAAAACTTGCTTTAATTCCTGATGCAAACATTTCAAAAGAACTTCTTAAAGACAATCGAGGCAGAGTATACGCTATTGTAGTTGATGGGGAAATACACAAGCTAGGTGGATCACAAGCAAAAGGTGGTATTAAATCAACGTTTGATGCCTATTGTGGTGGTTATGCATTTGGTATGAGTGCAAGAACATATGCTGTATGGAATTATCTCACACAAAAAATAAATCAAGGTAAGTGTGTTGAAATTTATTGTGTATGGGCAGACGTTGTTACGGTTCCAGTACCCACAATGACAGGTACAGAAATGCAAACTATTCCTGTTGATTTTCATGCAATTGAGAAAAACTTTGTTGATGAGTATGTCGCAAAAGAAGGAAAGTACCCTGAATTAAATATGCAAGAATCTGGTCGTAAATGGGAAGATACAGGCTTATTAGAAGGCTGGCCCGGTATGGGAAAAAAGTTTTAAAAAAAGGTTGACAATCGATAAAACATATATTATATTATATATATAGGGCAACAAGACAAAGAGGGTTACAAAATGTCTTACACTTATGAAGATAACATTATTTCAGATCTACACAAAGATGCATATGGGTTCCGTCCTACACAGCGTTTCTTTGACGACTGGGCAGAGTACACACCTGCTGAGAAGCAAGAGTGCTGGGACATGCTTTGCGAGGAGATGGATCGCTCTATGAAAGAGCAAGCGGCTGCTGAAGCTGCTGCACTGGTAGAGTTCCGCAAGCAAGTTGCAGCAACTATGAAGTTCTGCGATTGTAACTGGAAAAAGGCAGTAGAGTTTCTTGCAGACGCAGAAGACGACGATATTGATTGTGATCAGTATTTTGACTACTTTCTTTGGAAACAAGGCATCGGTTACAGCGACCGTGCTAAAATCCGTAAACTTTATAAAGAGGTTGACTAACTTACAAATTGTTGCTAATATAAGATATAGCACTGATTAGAAAAGGAATACAAAAATGGAAGTAACACGTACTCTAAGTCCAAACAAAGCGAAAATTGCAATTAAACATGCAATGAGTAAAAAACGTCCAATCTTTTTATGGGGTCCTCCTGGTATTGGTAAGTCTGATATTATTGCTCAAATTACAGATAGTTTGCCTAACTCACATTTGATCGATATTCGACTATCTCTTTGGGAGCCAACTGATATTAAAGGCATTCCATATTTTGATGCTAACCTGGGTAAAATGGTTTGGGGGTCTCCTAGTGAACTGCCAGACGAAGAATTTGCTGCACAATACGACAATATTGTTGTTTTCTTTGACGAAATGAACTCAGCTGCTCCTGCTGTACAAGCGGCAGCATATCAGTTAATTTTGAATCGTCGTGTAGGACAATATAAACTGCCAGACAATGTTATCATTGTTGCTGCGGGTAACCGCGAATCAGACAAAGGCGTTACATATCGTATGCCTGCTCCGTTAGCAAACCGTTTTGTACACATTGAAATGGAAGTTAGCTTCGATGATTGGTTCCAATGGGCTGTTGATAACAATCAGCATAAAGACGTTGTTGGCTACATTACTTTTGCTAAAAAAGACTTGTATGATTTTGATCCTCGTTCTCCAAGCCGTTCATTTGCAACTCCACGTAGTTGGGCATTTGTAAGTGAATTGCTAGATGATGAATTAGACGAATCAACTACAACAGATCTTGTTTCAGGTTCAGTTGGCGAAGGTACAGGTGTCAAGTTTATGGCTCACCGTAAAATTGCATCTAGCATGCCTAACCCAACAGATATTCTATCTGGTAAAGTAAAAGAGTTGAAAACTAAAGAAATCAGTGCTATGTATTCCTTAACCGTTTCACTCTGCTACGAACTTAAAGAATCATCAGATAGAAATGATTCCAAATTTGACAAAAAAGTAAATAATTTCCTTCGTTTTGCGATGGATAATTTTGACACTGAACTTGTTGTAATGGGAATCAAACTTGCACTAACACAATATGCATTACCTATTGATCCAGACGAAGTAGAATGCTTCGACGAATTCCATGATAGATATGGAAAGTATATCAAGGCTGCACAGGCTGCATAAGGTGCATAATGGGCAGTTTCGACTGCCCATTTTTTTTTGAAAAGGTTGACATATTGTTTAAATATGTTATATTAATACTGAAACAACAAATGAGGATAACATGTCTGTAAAACAAACGTCTAGTAAGCCAAAGAAAAATTGGCAACCTAATCCAGATATTACAGAAAATGAACTTGCTACAATGCGTGAAGAAGTACTTGATCGTATTATCATTGCACGAGTAGGTTTGTTACTTCGTCATCCGTTTTTTGGTAATATGGCAACTCGTTTGCGTATTATTGCAGCAGATGAATGGTGTCCTACTGCCGCAGTAGACGGACGCAATCTTTATTTTAACACTCAGTTCTTTAATGCAATGGACAATAAAGAAATTGAGTTTGTTATTGCACATGAAATTCTGCATTGTGTTTACGGACACTTAGACCGTCGTGAAGACAGAGATCCGCATTTGTATAATATTTCAGCTGATTATAAAGTCAACAATCTGCTAGTACGTGATCGCATTGGAACAAAACCCAAACTTGTTGATTGTTTTCAAGACTTTCAATATGATGCAGATACATCAGAAGAAATTTATGATAAATTGTACGAGAAATATGACGAACAACAGCTAGAAGCACTAGGCGAATTGTTGGATGAACATATTGATTGGGAAGATAAAGGAGAGGACGACGGAAAAGGTCCTTCTAAATATAGTAAAGACGAACTTCGTAAAATTAGAGACGAAATAAAAGATAGTATGCTTCAAGCAGCTCAATCTGCAGGTGCTGGCAATGTTCCAGGCGAAATTCAGCGCATGATTAAAGAGCTAACAGAACCTAAAATGAATTGGCGTGAGCTTATACGTTCACAAATTCAAAGCACTATCCGTAACGATTTTACATTCCAACGTCCTAACCGCAAAAGCTGGCATACTGGTGCTATTCTGCCAGGTATGAACTTTCAAGAAACTATTGATATTTGTATTAGTTTAGATATGAGTGGTTCAATTGGCGATCCACAAGCACAAGACTTTTTAGGAGAAGTCAAAGGTATTATGGACGAGTTCAAAGACTACAAAATTAAAATCTGGTGTTTTGATACTAAAGTTTACAATGAACAAGACTTTAGTGCAGATGGTGGTGATGAACTAACAGATTATGAAATTTTAGGCGGCGGTGGTACCGACTTTATGGTTAATTGGGAATATATGAAAGAAAATGACATCCAGCCTAAAAAGTTCATTATGTTTACAGACGGCTATGCTTGGGATAGTTGGGGTGACCCAGATTATTGCGATACTATTTTTATTATTCATAGTAACCACAATAAAAATTTAGAAGGACCTTTTGGTATCACTGCACATTATGAGGAAGCTGCGTGAAACTAAATGTTCTAGACATACTTGAAAAAAGGCGGGTAGATTTTTGTCCGCCTCATTTTTCAACTCATAGTATTAAAAGAGTTTACAACTTAGAAAAAGTTATTTGTCAGTGGATTAATGACCATTTAAGTGGTAGATACTACTTAGGCAAAAATATAAAACTAGATGGTAACAATGGAATTGAAGGCATCTACACAATAGGATTTGAGAATCCTAAAGAATTAAGTTTCTTTATGTTGGCTTGTCCACATTTGAAATATAATTAAAAAAATCAGTATATATATAATATAGGAGTTAATTAAAATATGGCTGAACAAACACAATCTAATCCAAACGAACTAAACATTCAAGATTTGGTTTTGGCAAGAGCAGTAATTGAGCTTGCTACTGAACGCGGCACATTTAAAGCAAATGAACTTGCAAGTGTTGGAGCATTATATAATAAACTTGATGCTTTCTTAAAAGAAGTTGAAGCACAAGCAAAAGCAGCACAAGAAGGTGCAGCAGCAGCGGCGGCACAACCGCCAGAAACCCCAGAGCCAGCTACAGAGGCTGCAGAAGGAGCATAAAATGGCATTAAAACATGTAGGTAGGGTAAAAAATAACCGCCGAAAAGTTGTAGTAGCATATAGAGTAGTTCCAGGTGATCCTGATCACTGCCTAGTTGTACAAACTGAAAATTTATCTGCAGACGAGCACGATGCTCTTATTCGTGTAGTGGAATCAGCAGCAGGACAAGAGGCATATGAATTTGGCGAAGCAATGTCAAGATCATACTTGCCTGATGGCCGCAATATGTTAGCAGGATTTCATACAACTGGTAAATTAAACAAATTACCAACAAACGTTATCGAAATGGTACCTAATAATAATACTATTATTAGTCTTGACGAACTTAACAAGACTATTGCAGAACAAAAAGGTGTAACCGTTGCCGATTTAGCACTTAAAGGACCAACAGGAGAAACTACTCAACCTCCTGAAAATGTTACCGAAGCACCTGTTAATCCGCAAGAACTTTATACTGAACCAACTTCCACAACAGATGGAGTTTTGACAAATGAAGAACTAGCAGCACAATACAGATCGCAAGCAGATGCTTTATTTAAAGAAGCAAAAGCGTTGAGAGAACAAGCTGAATCTCTTGTTCCCACAAAAAAGAAGGTAACAAAAAAGAGTGTCGAATCAGCTGAAACCTGAACAAACCGACGAATATTGGGAGGAAATATTTAACTCCGTAACTATGGATTACCTCCCTTTAGAATATATTAAATGTATTATTGTTAAATTTGAAGATGGCAAGATTTGGGAAATTGATATTAAGCAATCTAAAAAAGAGTCGGTAGATATTGAAAAGACATTGGACGATTTTTTTCAAGAATTTGAACAAAAAATAACCGATGTAGATTTTAGACTTAACACTGAAGCACTAAAAAAAGACATTGGTCGTCGAACAAAACGTTTTTTAAAATTAAATAAATGATGTTAAAAACTTTAGATATAGATATTGATTACGGCTTAATTACCCAAGAATACAAAAAGCTAGAAGTTGATAGACTTCTAAATGAAGCTAATCATTTAAAACAAATAGCAATACAATGTAGAAAAGAAACTTCCGCAACAGATCAATTGTATGAAAGTTGCGGAAGTTTATTTTTTGATTGGACCAAATACGATGGCAACGGTGAAGTACCGTTAAGAGAAGACAGAATCGACGAAACGGATATTACTGAAACTTGTGACTATTTTGTTGGTTCATACTTTGAAGATATAATTGAAAAAATAAAATTAAAATACGGTTATCAATTATATAGAGGACGTTTTTTAAAAAGTTTACATAAAACTTGTCTAACATATCACACAGATCCAAGTCCAAGATTACATATTCCAATATACACCAATGAAAATTGCATGATGATTGTTAATGACAATGTAATAAGACTACCTTTTGGAAATACTTATGTAGTAGATACAACACTTCCACATACAGCATTAAACGCTAGTAAATATACTCGTGTACACTTGGTATTCTGTCTCGACAAGTTTTAATGTTTTATCATAAAGTGATAAATATATAAAACATTACCTAGGAGAGAATAAATGGCATTGCGATTAAGACGCGGAACCAATTTACAAAGACTTGATTTCACCCCAGAGCAAGGTGAACTTATTTACGTTACAGATTATGATACAGCAAGCGTTTCACCCTTATGGATTGGTGACGGTACTACCGTAGGTGGTGTTGAAGTATCATCAAGCGGGGGCGGTGGAATAACAGATGTTTCAAGCGACACAACTCCAGAACTAGGTGGTAATTTATCTTTAGCAGGCTTTGAAATTAATGGTACAGGTGATATTGATATTACAGGTGATATCACAGCAGTAGGTAATGTTTATGCTAATAACATAGTCGGCGACTTAACAGGCGCTGTAACAGGCAATGTGTCAGGTAATGTAACAGGTAACTTAACAGGTAATGCAGCAGGTAACCATACTGGTTTTTTCACAGGTGAAATAAATGCCACAGGTGCTTTTGATGGAGATATAACAGGTAGTGTTTTTGCAGACGATTCAACTCTATTGATTGACGGCGTAGGACAATTAGTAAAAGGTGCATTTTTAAATAACGCCATTGATTTACAAGAAGGCGCATTTAAAATTAATTATCCAACAACAGGTAGTGATCCTTATGTAGACATACAAGTTATAGGTAATAATAACAAACGTGTCGATACAACATTTGTAAGAAAATTAGTTGGCGGAAATATAGGCGACAGCGATTTACTTTATCAAGAAGTTATAGTACGTGATGATGATATTGGTTTCCAAAGAGAATGGACCACTTTTGTTAATTCAAATGCATACATCATAAACAAAGGTAATACTTATTCACCAGCAAATTCAGTAGCAATTTTAGATGGACAAGTAGGTATCGGTACTTTTGCTCCTAATGCTGAACTAGAAGTAAATGGTTCAATTATTGCAACATCAGGTATATTAGGTGATTTAAAAGGTAGTGTTGCAGCAGACGATAGCACAATACTTGTAGATTCTGTAAGTGGTTCAATAAACATTGCAAATACAAACATAGGTGCTTTTAATGTAACTTCTCCACAAGCAGGTCAAGTTTTAAAATGGAACGGTAGTGAATGGACTAACGCTGCTGATAATTCAGGCGGCGGCGGTGCTGGCGGTAGTGCATTTACAAATATTGGAATTGGTGCAGATGATAGTGTACTTAGACTAATTGAAGAAGGTGAAAGTTTCTTAATTTTAGGTGGTGCAGGTATTTCAACTGCTAGTGACACAGAAGGCAACATTACTATCACAGGATTTGATGGTGCATTTAGTTCATTAACTGGCAAACCAACAACTATAGCAGGTTATGGAATTACAGATGCATTTGATGGTGCGTTTGGTAGTTTAACAGGAACACCTACTACTCTTGCAGGTTATGGAATAACAGATGCAGCAACCTCAGCTCAAGGTGCTTTAGCAGATACTGCTATACAACCTGCAGATTTAGGGTCACTTACATTTACAGCAAGCGTACTTGATACTTCAGATTCTAGTGAAATTACATTTACACCAGCAGTAAGATTTAGTAGCGACATTAACGTAGAAAACGATTTAGTAGTAACTAATAAAATTATTGCAAATACAATAGAAGTAGAAAATATTATTACCAATGCAAGCGGTACACCTGAGATAGCATCTGACACGGATATCATTCTTGCAGCAGGAACAAGAGTTGAAGTATCGTCAAGTCCTTTGAAAATGGCTAGTTACACAACAAGCGACAGAGGAAACATTTCAGCAGAAAATGGCGATGTAATTTACAACACAACAGCAGGTAAATTTCAAGGATATGCAAACGGCGTTTGGGTAGACTTACACTAAGGGGGCATAAATGACCGAATCACATTACTCGTTAGGTACTTATACAGCAGAGCAGTATACCGCACTACACAACGAGCTTACAAGCTCTACGGACATAGCAAATGTACCAGATAGGGTTTGCAGTTGCTCAGACGAAAAAGAACATAGTCCAACAAGAGGATGTTTTCTTTTAACAGAAGATGAAGCAACAGCACTTAAAAACGATCCTAGGGTATTGTTTATAAACATAGATTACTTATCATATCCTGAAACATACGCACCGCCGCCAGACGAACTACATGCATCAGTAAGTCCATCACTATTAAACAGATGGGGCGGAAATGTAAAAGTTTACAAAGAATTTGAAGATAGTAACACTCTACCATCAACTCCAACTTCGGCAGATTGGAACAGAACTGGTTATCAAATACTAAGAGGAATGTATGAAGTAGATCCTTGGATAAATGATGGCGTTGCAGATGATACCGTAAAGTTTGAAAATATTACACAATTAGGCGACGGTATAGATGTCGATGTTATTGTTGCAGATGACGGAGCAGGATGGATAGGTCATCCAGAGTTTCAAAACAATTGTGAGGCACCTAAACCAGATGGATACACAGGTGGCAATCTCTTGCCTGGTGAAGGTACATGCGATGTTTTAGATTTAGTTCTTGATGCGCCTTATTATTTAGATCCGGATTACTTTAATGCAGATCCTGATAATAGACTCACTACACGCTGGGACGGAACAATAGTACCTGTAGAAACTCATTCACGTAACTGGTGGTCTAGTTCACTTTATAGGAGCAGTGCCTTTAAAGCAAAACATCCAGGTGCTGGTTATACAAGTAGTATAACAACTAGTTACACAAGAAGTAATTGTAATGGTAGTAACACAGCACAGAGCGCTGTAGGACAGCACTGCACGCCCTGTATGGCGCTTACATACGGTAGAACACAAGGTTGGGCATACAATGCTAACAAATGGGTTTTAAACTTGTATGGTACATATGGCTCAGATATCGAGCGTGGATTTGACATTCAAAAAATATTTCATAATACAAAACCTGTGAATAGAAAATATGGTACGCAGGATCCAACGGTGAGCTCAAATAGTTGGGGTTATCGTGCAAGCAAAGGTGATAACCCAGGATGGTATCATTTTAGAGAAGATTCACCTGTAACATATGCAGGAACAGGTGCAGAACCTACATTTATCTCG